AGTTCAGGTTCTAATGGTACAGATGGTTCATCAGGTTCTAATGGAACAGATGGTTCATCAGGTTCATCAGGTTCTAATGGTACAGACGGATCTTCAGGTTCATCAGGTTCTAATGGAACAGATGGTTCATCAGGTTCATCAGGTTCATCAGGTTCATCAGGTTCTAATGGTACAGATGGTTCTTCAGGTTCATCAGGAAGTAATGGCACCGACGGTTCTTCAGGAACAAGTGGTTCAAATGGTACTGACGGAAGTTCTGGTTCTAACGGAACAGATGGTAGTTCAGGATCAAATGGTACAGATGGTAGTTCAGGAACTAGTGGTTCTAATGGTACGGACGGTAGCTCAGGTTCTAACGGAACAGATGGTAGTTCAGGAACTAGTGGTTCAAACGGAACAGATGGTAGTTCAGGAACTAGTGGTTCAAACGGAACAGATGGCACTTCAGGTAGTAATGGTACTGATGGTTCTTCAGGAACAAGTGGTTCAAATGGTACAGATGGTACGTCAGGTACATCAGTATCAGTAACAGGTACAAACAACTACATTGGTAAATTTGATTCAACAGGAGCAACAATCACATTAGTAGATTCAAGTATAGTTGATAATGGAACAAATGTAACAGTTAATTCAGATTTAGTTGTAACAGGAAAAACAAATATACAAGGTAATACAAGTGTTACAGGAGCGTTCACAGTTGGTTCAGGTTCATTAACAAGTTTAGGTGGTGATTTATTTGTATCAGGAAACTTACAAGTATTAGGTTCATCAACAAATGTAAGTTTACAATCAAATACAGTAGCAATCGGTGATAATATCATATTAGTAAACGCTTACTCACCATTCCAAAGATACGCAGGTATCAGTGGATATGATTCAGGTTCAGCGGATCAATCAGGTTCATTATTATGGGATTCTCTTAATAACAAATGGTTAACTGTAAACGGTTCAAATAGTTCAAGTAAAATAGTTGGAACAACTGCAGCAACATTAGGAAGTGAAACAAGTTTAACAAGTGGAACATTCCCAATCGCATCGGCTGATAATACAATTACTGATAGTTTATTAACTTACTCAGGTACAACATTACAATTCAACACAGATAAATTCACAGTTGAATCAGCATCAGGAAACACAGTAATAGCGGGTACATTGAAAGTAAGTGGAAATGGTGCAGATGCGGGTACAAACACCTCAACTGTAACATTCAAAAACTCAACTGATGTATTTGGTGAGATTTCAGCAACATCTTCAAGTGTGGCGGTTACATCAATGTTAGGTTATAAAACATCTGACGGAACGTTAACCTTCACCGATACAATAGACGGAGGAACGTTCTAAAAGTAGAATAAAAATTAACAAGGAGGACTCAAAAAGTCCTCCTTTTTTTATCCATAAAGACAATATAATATATTTATAGTTTATATGGGTATATTATTTAATAAAATTAAGATAGTTCCAAACTCAAATGTAACACCAACTCCTACACCAAGTGTAACTCCTACAGTTACACCAACAAATACTATTACACCAACTCCTAGTGTTACACCAACGAATACCACAACATCGACACCAACAGTTACACCAACACCTACGGTTACACCAACGAGTTCCGTTACGCCAACCAATACAGTTACACCGACACCATCATCAACTCCAAATATAATAACAAATGGATTGGTTATTCAATTAGACGCATATAATAATTCAAGTTATCCTGGTACAGGAACAACAGTTTACGATGTAACAAGTGGATATAATCATACATTAATTGGTGCGACTTACACAGTTCTTAATGGTATAAAATGTTTTGATTGTACGACAGGGAATAATAGAGTTGATTACAACGCAACAGGACCTACGTTACCAACAACAGGGTACACATATATTACTTGGACAAGATTGATGACAAGTAATCCTTCATCGTTTAGAACATTACTTTACACAAAAGGATCTACTAAAATCACACCAATTACTATACCTAATGCATCAAACACATTAGGATATTGGGCAACAGGATTCGTAAGTTCAGGGTATGATGTTTCAGCTTCAAATGGTGTTTGGGTTCAATTTGCGGTAGTTGGAACTAACTCATCTCAAAAATTCTACATAAATGGTTCACAGGTGGGAAGCACAATCAATGAGGGTTCGGGTGGAAATACACATTGGGGATTGGGTAATAATGATGTTGTTGCTCAACCTTGGGGACATGTTGCCAACATGTATTTTTACAACAGACAATTAAATCTTGCTGAAATAACGGAACAATACAATTATTTGGCACCAAGATTTGTGGAACCAACTCCAACACCTACCGTTACACCTACGCCGACGGTTACGAATACTCCTACACCTACCGTTACACCAACGAACACATCAACTGTTACTCCAACACCTACTGTAACAACATCGTCAGCAATACAACCTGTGTCAAATTCTTATTTTTATTATGATCCAGGTAATGTTTCAAGTTACGTAAGTGGAACTACATTATATGACTTATCGGGTAATAATAGAAATGCAACGATAAGTAATAGCCCAACATATACTTCAGGTGTTGGTGGTTATTTCACATTTGATGGTGTAAATGATTATATCACAAGTCCAAACTCATATAACGCGGGTAATACTGCACATACACTTGAAATATGGATAAGACCAACTGCGGTTGATGATTGTTTATGGTCAGATACGGGAGATCAAACTCCAAATTCGGGTTATCATTATGCGGGTGGTCAAATATTTCAAACCGGGCCAGTTCAATCAATAATTTCTAATATATATAATCAAACTAATGGTGTTCAAAGAGTGGTTAATGGTGCTGCAACATATCTTAATAATTGGATTCAAGTTGTTAAAACATATAGTGGTACCACATTAACAGGTTATATAAACGGCACTGCTGGTACCCCATCTACAATAAATTGGTATCCACCTTGGGTTCAAATTGCAAATTCATGGTATATGCATTTTGGGGCAATAGATACTACAACATATAATGCGTCAACTGCCGGTTATTTTGCTGGTCGTTATGGAATAATAAGATTTTATAATAGAGCATTAACATCAACTGAAGTTTTACAAAACTTTAATTCGGATAAAACAAAATACGGATTATAAAAAATAAAAGTATTTATATAACATAATGGCAACAACAAGACCCTTCGCATACAACACAGGATCCACCATAGATGGAACAACACAAATTGGAAACATCGCAATAGGTGTTTCAGAACAAGATTATTCACAAAATCCAGGTGGGGTTAAATGGTGGATGGGACCTGATGAAGAGTTAGGTTATGTTATTGCCAACCAAGTACCAACGGGAAATCATCCAACACCGACAGATGAGGATTCATATATTAATTTCTGGAGATCAACAGATTTAACAGAACAATCTTTATTAGAGTTATTAAACGTTTTACCAATAACAGATGGTTTAGAACCATTTACAAATGCAACTGATGCTAAAACTTGGTTAAATGATAATGGTCATTTCACATCATATGGTGAAGGTGCACCACCTCCAACCCCAACACCAACTATTACACCAACTGCAACAGTCACACCAACTCCAACATCTAGTGAAATAATTCCTGATACACCTACACCAACACCTACCAATACTACAACACCAACACCAACTAATACTCCAACAGAAACACCTACGAATACACCAACTCCAACTCCAACTGATTCGAGTTCAATAACTACATACACAATTTCAGGATGTACTAATCTAAATGTTTTAGTTGTCGATTTAGGACCAGGATTTATAGTTCTTGGAGATGTAAACTATTACACATTCACAGGAGCAACACCAAGTGGGTGTTATTCAGTCATTGGTAAGATAAATGCTCCGATAGACGACGCGTTTACCACATCATTTGGAACTGGTGGATGTAATGATTGTGAGAGTACTTATATAACTCCAACCCCAACTCCTACGAATACCGAAACTCCTACTCCTACTCCTACAGAAACTGAAGTATTAACACCAACTCCTACGAATACCGAAACTCCTACTCCTACTCCAACAAATACACCAACAAATACGGTAACACCAAGTATCACACCAACTAACACACCTACCAATACACCAACACCAACAATAACACCGACAGCAACATCAATGACGACTAATGTAATTGTTGCTGCGGGTGCTGTAAACGTATTAAGTTATTCATATGATGGTGGTGATAATTGGACAAATTCATCTAATGGTGCCACATTTATAACCCAACCGGCACTTGCCGTTGCAACTGATGGAAATATATTTGTTGCAGGAGGAACTGCAGGTGGAGGTAATTCAAATGCTTTACTTTGGTCTTCTGATGGAAATACATGGTCGGGATCAACAAATGGTTCATCCATGTTTACAACAAATGTTAGAGGTATAGGATATGGAGGAGATAAATGGGTTGCGGTCGGTATTTCATCAGGCGCCGCCAAATTTGCATATTCAACAGATGGTATAACTTGGACAGCGGCATCAAATTCGAATGTAATTGGTAGTGTACCAAATACTGTGGCATATAATGGAAGTAGATGGGTTGCGGTAGGTTCATCACCTGCTGGTGGTACTGGAAATAGAACAACAATAGCATATTCAGATGATGGTATATCTTGGACGGCATCCGCAAACAGTGGTACAATATTTACAGGATCATGTAATAATGTAGTTTGGGGTGGTGATAAATGGGTTGCAGTTGGTACAGGTGCAAATAGAATCGCATATTCATCAGACGGCATAACATGGACAGGTTCAACAAGTGGAAATAGCAGAATCTCAGGTACTGGTTATGGTATATCATATAATGGTTCACAATGGGTTGCCGCAGGACAAGGTACAAACGCATTGGCATATTCATCTGATGGTATAACATGGTCGGGATCTACAAACGGAAACACAATATTCTCATTCTCGGCGTTAAGTGTAACTTGGGCCGGTACTAAATGGGTTGCGGGCGGTGTAGGAGGACCAAATCAATTGGCAACATCAACCGACGGTTTAACTTGGTCAGCAACAACAAATGGTAATACCATAATGAACAATAGAGTTAACTCAATAGCCGCAAAATATTAACAATAAATAAAAACATTCAAGGAGACCGTAAAAAAGTCTCCTTTTTTATTTATTAAATGTATTTATAATAAGACCTACATAGGTCGTTAACCGTGATATATATCACAAGGATTTAGAACACATATATATGAGTCAAATAGTAAAACTACGTAGAAGTTCCACTGGTGGGAATAGGCCTACCAATTCCCAATTACAATTAGGAGAATTAGCAATAAACACAACCGATGGTAAATTATATTTTGCCAAATCAGGATCATTATCAGCCTCAATAGAGGAAGTTTTAACTACAAATACTCAAAACACAGGTTCATTAAATCTAAGTGGAAGTTTCAATTTACTTGGAACAGAAAATATTACGGGTTCATTAAATGTTACAGGTTCTTTAAAAGTTTTAGGTAACACATCATTAACATCATTAGTCGTTTCGGGTTCTGACCCTGTTGCAAATGTTCAAGCATTCGTACCTGATAGTTCAGTTTACAATCCTGCAAGTTTCAACACTCCAGATAGAGTTGCTGCAGGTATTCGTTTTAATTGGAGCGGTGAGAATTGGACGATAGGTGCTGCAAGAGGTGCAACAACCGATGTTGATGGTTTAGTTTTCAGTAGAAATGGTAACAGACAAATGTTACTTGATGAGAATAATAATTTAGTTCTATCAGGTTCAATTAATTTAACAGGTTCATTTAATATAAACGGAACTGAATATACCTCAACTACAAGTGGTACATCAGGAAGTAACGGAACCAACGGTTCTTCAGGAACTAGTGGTAGTAATGGTACAAATGGTTCATCAGGATCTTCTGGAACATCAGGGTCAAATGGAACCAACGGTTCATCAGGAACTTCAGGCTCTAACGGAACGAATGGTTCTTCAGGTTCTAACGGAACTAACGGTTCATCAGGTTCTAATGGAACAGACGGGTCTTCAGGAACTAGTGGTAGTAATGGAACAAACGGTAGTTCTGGAACTAGTGGGTCTAACGGAACCAACGGTTCATCAGGAACATCAGGAGATAGTTTATTTGCTTTAACAGGTTCAGTTTGGGAAACCACAAATAACGCAAAAGTAAATGGTGATTTAACAATTACAGGAACACTTACAGCAAAAGAAATTCACACAGCATTAGTTACATCTTCGGTATTGTATGAATCAGGTTCTACCGCATTTGGTAATACATTTGACGATAATCACAATTTTACTGGATCAGTAAAGATTACTGGATCATTATATGTTAATGGTGCAGTTGTGGGTACAGGTAAGTTAGACGAAACGGCATTTAACACATATACAGGTTCAAATACATCTACATTTGCAGGAACATCATCATTTGCAACATACGCCTTAACCGCCTCATATGTTGAAAATCCATTTATTGTTTCAGGTTCAACAATGAAGACAACAGTTACAGTTGCGGCAACCACATGGTCATTAAATCATGGTATGAATGAAAGATACCCATCAATTACAGTATTTGATAGTGATGGTTATGTTGTTATACCAACAGGAATTAGAGCGATAGATTCTAATAATATTGAAGTATATTTTTCAATTGCACAAACAGGTACAGTGATTGCCACATTAGGTGGTGTCGGTGCAACAGGTGCTAGTGGTATTGGTGGTTATACAGAAACATACACATCGGCAACAACATGGTCTGTTGCTCACAATTTAGACATTGATTATCCAGGTGTAACAGTTTGGGATAGTAATAGAAAAGTTATAATCCCAAGTGAGATAACATCAATAGATTCAAACAATTTACAAATAACATTCCCAATTGCACAAGCGGGTGAAGTTCATATAGTTAGAGGTGGACATCAAGTAGAAGGTGCTCAAGATTTATCTGCTGTTGGGACAATAACACCATCAGCAAATGGTCTATATAATTTAGGTAGTTCATTAAAACAATTTAATAACGTTTATATTTCAGGTAGTCTATTAGTTAATGGAACACCACTCACAGGTGGATCAAGTACATCAGGTTTAGCAACTACAGGATCAAACACATTTAAAGGAGACCAAACATTTAGTGGATCATTAATACCTTTTGGTAGTGGGTCATATGATTTAGGTACGGTAACGAATCCGTTTAGACACTTATACTTATCAAGTGCATCTTTATACATTGACGGACAAAAAGTATTAGGTTCGACAAATCAAGAATTACAGATTACAACCGACAACGGTCAATCAATTAAAATTTTAGAACAAGGTACAGATACAATTACATTTCAAACAGCGGATGGAGATATCCAATTGAAATCATCTGGCGGAGGTAATATATTAATTGACCCAACGACAGGTTCGGTTGACATTAGAGGAAATGTTATAGTTCAAGACGGATTTAAAATATTAAGTTCAGGTGGTAATAGTGTTGTTTTTGCTGATGATATTATAGTATCAGGTTCAGCAAATTTCACAAACGGAATTACTGTTAATGGTACAACATTTAGTTCAATGACATCAGGAACATCAGGTTCTAATGGAACCAACGGTTCTTCGGGGACAAGTGGAAGTAACGGATCATCAGGGTCTAACGGCACAAACGGAACTAGTGGAACAAATGGTACATCAGGTAGTAATGGAACAAATGGTACATCAGGTAGTAATGGAACAAATGGTACATCAGGTAGTAATGGAACAAACGGTAGTTCAGGTTCAAGTGGTTCTAACGGAACAAATGGTAGTTCAGGTTCTAACGGAACAAATGGTTCTTCAGGAACTTCAGTTACAGTTTCTGGTACTGACAATGTTTTGGGTAAGTTCTCGTCTAACAGTATGGTTAATTCAAACATAACCGATAATGCTTCATTAGTTAATATTAATTCAAACACAACAATTACTGGTTCATTAACAATTACACAAAACTTAAATGTTTTAGGGTCATCATCAATAATTTATGTGACAGCGTCTCAACTAAGAGTAAATGACAATGTCATTACGGTTAACGCTTCATCTCCTGGTGTAAGATTTGCTGGTTTGTCAGTGTTAGATAGTGGTTCATCACCATTAGTTTCAGGTTCATTCTTATTTGACTCATTAAACAATCAGTTTGTTTATGTTCACACAAATCAATCAACCGTAACGTCTTCGGTAGTTATGGTAGGTGCTCAAACTTACAATAGTTTAGGAAATGAGATTTTACCAACAACTAATAGAGTATTAAAATCATTAGGTCAAGAACATCTTGGTGATAGTAATATTTCAGATGACGGTACAACTGTTAAAATTAGTACAAATACAGAAGTTACAGGTTCATTAAGTGTAACAAGTTTAAATATTAACGGAACATCATATACTGCGGCAACATCAGGAACTTCAGGTTCTAACGGTACAAATGGTTCTTCAGGAACTAGTGGTAGTAACGGTACAAATGGTAGTTCAGGTTCTAATGGAACTAATGGTAGTTCAGGTTCATCAGGTTCTAATGGAACGAATGGTACTTCGGGTTCTAACGGAACGAACGGTAGTTCAGGAACAAGTGGTAGTAATGGAACCAACGGTTCATCAGGTTCTAGTGGTACAACAACAATCACAAATGCGGTAGATAATAGAGTAATGACAAGTGTCGGTGGTGTTACGTTAAATGCGGAAGCGAATTTAACATTTGATGGTTCAACATTAACGGTAACAGGTGCAGTATCAACAACCGGTAACTTAACAGTAGGTGGAACATTAACAGAAAACTCATCAGTAAGATATAAGGATAACATTGAAACTTTAAAATATGGTTTAGATAATGTTCTTAAAATGAGAGGTGTTTCATACATTAAAAAAGATACAGGTGTTAAAGAGATTGGTTTAATAGCGGAAGAGTTAAATGAAATTGCACCTGAATTGGTAAATAAAAATGAAGAAGGATTACCTGATTCCGTTTCTTACGGTAGAGTAGTTTCATATTTGATTGAAGCAATAAAAGATTTAAAGAAAGAAATTGAAGAACTTAAATCAAATAAATAATGGCGACATTAATAGGTACAACTGCAACAACATACAATGCAACATCTACGTCAAATGCAAGTAGTACAATTTGTTCTAATCCAATGGCTTTACAACAATGGGGTGGAAATGTTTCTGTAATATCACCATATTATACCGCCACACCATATACAGATGTTCTTTGTAATAATAGTAATTGGCAATGGGTAACAGGTTATATTAGTTTTTTATCATATCAAAGTTATAACGGTACTCAAAATGTTTGGTTTGCATTATCACAATATGGTTTACAAATTACATCAGGACCAACTAACGACCAACTAATAACATTCTCATATTACCAAGACCCAAGTGATGGTAGTAAAAGTTGGTTAAGATTTACAAATCAATATAACGTATCGTGGGGAAATGCCACATGTTTAGTTAATATAACATTATTTGCTCCAAATGCTAACGCAATAACGTCACCAATTTTAACAAGATACGTATAATGGCAACTTTACAAAATACAACAGTAAATGGTATTTTAACCACATCTACGAGTTTCACATCACCACGTATATTAAATAATACAAGTTATAATCATATGATGAGGGAGTATAGTGGAACAGTCTTTATCCCAACAACGGTTAATAGTGCAACAAATTATGTTGACCTATTTGGTAATACGGGAGTTCATAATCGTATGTATGGGTTTTGTAGTTGGGTTTGCTATCAATCTCAAATACATTGTGGTAGTTTTTATTGGCAATTATCTGAATATGGTTTTAATATACAAACATTAACAAGTACAGGTACGTGGTCTGCCGCTAGACATAATCCATCATATGGGACAAATTATTGTAGATTCTACAATACGATAGGTTCTGAATGGGGTAATGGTACATATCTCTTTGTATTAAATGTACAAGGACCCGGTGATTTCACATCATCATATTTAACACAACGAGTAAGATAATGGCAAATTTAATAGCAACAACATCTTCTGAATTAACTGCAACTTCAATAACATCACCAAAAATGTTAATGAGTAATACATATGGGGCAATGAATGAATGGACAGGAACGGCGGCGATTAATAATGGTTCTTCCGTTGATTTAATATGTAATGTTAGTGGATACGCAAGAACAATTGGACTTTGTAATTTTTTTAATTTTACAACGGGAACATGGAGATATGGAATATTTGAGTTTGATGTATCAAGATATGGATTACAACACACACCAATTTTATCGTGGGGAGATTATTCAGTTTCTCATTATCAAGAAGGTAATGTTGATAGAAATTGGTTAAGATTTACCAATACATCAGGACAAAATGGATTAACTGTTTATTTTAATATAAGAATATTAAATTCATCGGGATATGAATCGTCAATATTAACAAGAGTAAAATAATTATATAATATGATACACGAATTAGATAAAGGAGAACCATTATTAAGTCCAGTTGATGGAACACCACTTACAGAAGACCAAAGATATGGTTTCTATGTTGGTTTAGCAGAACATTACTCAACACAATATCAAAGAGATAGACAACAAATATACCCATCATTAGGTAATCAATTAGATATGTTGTGGCATGAATTAAATGTGAGTGGAAGTTTAACAAGTAATGGTGAATGGTTTAATAAAATAAAAGAGGTTAAAGAAAACAATCCAAAACCTTAATAATGTCAAATCTTACAAATCTTACCATAAACGACACTGGTTATATACAATTACCATCGGGAACAACAGCACAAAGACCTGTGTCACCATTGACTGGATATGTTAGATTTAATACAACTATGGGTTTAGTTGAATATTACAACGGTAGTTATTGGATAGATCAAACAACCGGTAGAATTGCGGAAGGTGGTATTGTAACATCAAACTTATTACTTCATTTAGATAGTGGTAAACCAACGAGTTATCGCGGTGGTAATGTGTGGTATGATGTTAGTTCACAATGTGCACATGGGATATTTGTAAACAGTCCAACATATACACCAGCTGATGGTTCGGGAGGTACCGTTTCATTTGACGGAACTAATGATTATATTAGAATTTCTACATTAAATACATTACCAACAACACAAATAACTATGGAAGGTTGGATTAAACCAACAAGAACAGTAAGTACGGGAACTGTGAGAGGTGGTGTGGTTTCTGCAACAAATACGACATATTTAGGTATATTTAATTCCGCAGATGGTGGTAGTACACACTCTTTACATTGGGCAAATACTACCGATAGTAGTAGACCATATAGTGCAGTTGGTAATATCCCCAATAATGTTTGGTCACACATTGTAGGTACATGGGATGGTTCAACGAGTAAAGCATATGTGAATGGTACCGAAGTATGGTCTGCGGCACAGACAGGGACAATTGCCGCCGCCACATATGTAGTTGGAACATATGGAAGTGGATTGACAGATGGGTTGCATAATTTTCAAGGACAAATTGCAATTGCAAGAATATATAGTATAGGATTAAGTGGAGCTCAAGTTTTACAAAATTATAACGCGCAAAGAAATAGATTTAATATTTAAATATAATGGCAAGTTTAAAAAATTTAACAATTAACGACACTGGATTTATTGGATTACCAACAGGTAGTACAGCTGAAAGACCATCTCCGTCTAATGGATATGTTAGATATAATACTACTTTAGGTAGACCTGAAGTTTATATTAATAATTGGTTAAATCCTTATGCTAGAACGGAAAGTTATTTACATTATTACGAAGGTAGAGATGCGAATTTATATACAGGAAATTGGAATAATAGTACAACATTCTCAATGTTAAACTTTGGCGAATTAGGACATGTCACCGCACATGGTTGGTCGACAGGTCCTGCAACATATACATTAACATTGAGTTCAATTCCAACACATACACAAGTTCGTTATATGGTATTTTGGCATTTAGTGGACTCATTGGATACCGAAACAAGTAATTTATATTTAATGAATTCATCAGGAACAGAAACTGAATTTTGGAGATTTACAAAAATTTATAATGCCGCACCATCAACATCAGTTTTACAATCAGGGGCGTCCGCAACTTGGAGTAATCCAAAAACATACACTTATAGACCTTGGGGAAATGGTACTTATGGAAATGATGGATATGTGATATTTGATAGTGGATATTATGACCACACATCAACATCATTTACAGCAAGACATGTATGTGGAGCAGATCAGGCACAAGCAGATGAAGCACATTATCTTTCACATGTTCAATTATGGATAAAATAAAAAATTATGGCAACACTTAAAAATACAACAATAACAAGTTCTACCGGATATTTAGGACTACCATCGGGAACTGGAACACAAAGACCATCACCAACAACTGGTATGATACGATATAATTCAAGTCGTACCGAAGTTGAAGTGTATGATGGTACTAAGTGGATGAGCGCACAAAAAAGAAAAGAAAATTATAGCACATCTGGTTTAGTTTGTTATATAGATGCTGGTGATCCACAATGTTATAGTGGTAATGGTAGTACATTAACAGATTTATCAGGAAATTCAAATAATTTAACTCTACCTGGTTCAGGTGTTTCATTTAATACGACCGGAGGAGGTTCTTTATATTTTGATGGAACCGCAAGAGCAAACGTTGCACATCATAGTTCATTGGATTTTACGAGTACCCAACAATATACTGCGTTAATTTGGGTAAATCCATCATTAGGTGGTGGAACTTGGCACGGATTAATTAGTAAAGGAGATTCACAACAATACGCCGCAACATTGAGAAGTGCATTCGGATATATTCATTATGAAACAAATTACTCATTGGCAGCGATAGATACACCCAATAATTCAATAATAGGAAGTAAGTGGCAACAAGTTGTCATTAGAAGTGACGGGTCATCAAAAGCAACATTTATTGATACAATACGATGTGCATATGTAACAGGTGCCGTTAGTTCAACTACAAATACTGAAACATTGAGATTTGGTGAAGGTAATACGGGAGAATTACTTATTGGTTATTTAGGAGCAGTTATGATTTATAACCGAGCATTAAGTGATGAAGAAATTGGAAATATATTTAATGAACAAAGAGGTAGATACGGAGTAGATACACCATTAGGTTCAGCATTTAATCCGGCCGATTCGGCACAAACAATAAAAACCTTAAATTCAAATGCACCAAATGGGGTATATTATATAAATTTACCTAACATTGGCCCAAGAAAAACATTTTGTATTATGGATAGTGCATATGATGGAGGAGGTTGGATGATGGTAATGAAAGCCACAAGAGGAACTACTTTTAATTATGGGGCAAGTTATTGGACAACACAAAATGTATTAAATCAAAATAACTTAAATCAAGATGATGGTGATGCTAAATATGACGCATTCAATTATTTTGAAGGTACAGATTTAATGGCTAGATGGCCCGATATTCCAACTACTGGTGGTAGTATTGCGGGAACAGGAAATTGGATATGGATGGAAAAAGGGTTTAATGGTGGTAGAGCTAGTACGCGAACAAATTTAGTAGATTTTTTTACTAATGCAGGAACATACGAAAGTGGTGATGGTGGTACTTATGGTGGATATTTTTTAAGAGATGCAAAAACTTTTACTGGTTGGGCAAGTGGAGTATTTTCAAGTCAGGTGGATATTAGATTTTATGGATTTAATTTTAGAAATAACCCATTATATTTTGGTACAACGGATGCAAAAGTTAGATGGGGGTTTGGTTGGAATGAAAATGGTGAAGGATTATACACATCTCCAGCTACTTTGGCAGTAGGACCATATAGAGGTTCGGATGATGTAAGTGGTGGTATTGGTATGGATAGTAGATATGGAAACTATTCTGGTGGAGATATGATTGGGTGTTGTCAAGATACTACCGGTATCAATAGAAGTGCAAGAGTGGAAGTCTATATTAGATAATAATATTTTAATTATTGAAATATTTTTCTTATATTATAGGTATGAATAATATCGGTATAGGAGTAATGTGTTTCGGTGACGTTTCCTATTTTAATAGTACAAAAGAAAAAGTTACCAATTTAAAAGATATTGGAATTGATTGTTATGTCTTAACCGATGACACAGAACAATTTACAACTAAAACTATATACTATGGTAGACACCTTAAGTCATATCATGATAAGATAATATTAGTTAAAGAAATATTAAAATATCATAACATAGCAATATTAATTGATGCCGACACCATCATCAATGACTATTCAATTATTAACGATTTAAAAAACCACAAATTCAAAGACGGAATCACATACATTGATAATCTATTATCAAATAAAGTTAATAAAGAGTTTATCGGTGAAATCAATTTAACTGCACCAGATTGGGATGAATATAAGAAGTACGTTGATAAATTATTACCAACATTTACAGAGTTAGAAACAATTAACGAATATTTCATTGTCTTTAATAATCAAGGACTTAAAGATGATTTCTTTTTACAATATGAAAAGTTGCAAGTGGTGAGAGAAAGTTGTGATATCAGAAGAATTAAAGAAATATACGCAGGTGGAGAAGGATTCTCAATACATATTGCATCAAAACTATCAAATGTGTATATACAAAAAGATAATGAATTGTTTAATATGTTAAAAGATAATGTTATAAATGTAATAAAACAATAAGTTATGATTACCAATCAAGATTTTATTAAAGAAAAAATTACAACCAATTATGGTGAACCTGTACCTTATAGATGGACACATGGTGCCACCGAAGAACATTTAGGTGATGGTATTATAGTTTATTCGTTAATACAACATATGAGAGCCAAGAACTGCGCATGTATCGGTTCTGGTGGTGGATATATACCTCGTATTATAACACAAGCAAGATTAGATTTACATAAACAAGGAATATTTGAAGGTAACGACACTTTAAATTGGGGTGATATTGGTGTAACCTATCTGGTTGACGCTTGTAATGGGGTAGGAGGACCTAACGACCTTGAGGATGAGTATTCATACTACCGACATACGTTTCAACCCAGATTGATTAAATCAACATCAGAAGATGCATATTATAATTTCTTTGTTTTACAAGATATTAAATTAGATTTTATCTTTATAGATGGTGACCATTCATATGAAGGAGTTAAGAAAGATTTTGAATTATATTCAACACTATTAACCGATAAAGGTATTATTGTTATTCACGATACAGATTCAGATTACGAGGAATCATTAATAGTTTCAGAGGACGCAAAAAAAGACCACCATAGATTTGACGGTCCATCAAAATTTATTAAAGAATTAGAAAAAAATCCACTTTATAATTTGATTAATTTATTTAATTTTCGTATATTACCTAACAAACCAGCATCAAGCGGTATAACGGTAATTAATAAAAAATAATGGTTAGGTTATTAACAGTTATAGGTCACGGAGTTAATTTACTTCCACATTTCATCAAACATTATAAAAGATATGTTGATGAGATTAACATTGCAATTTATAAAACAGATTTATACCCAACATTAGAAGAAGATATAAATGAAATTATTAAAGACCATGACAATGTGAAGATTGTTAAGGTCATTGAAGATAGAGTTTTTGATTGGGAGAAAGTAACCGCATTATATAACTTCATTAAGGATCAAATACCATTTGATTGGTGGGTGATTGCCGACATTGATGAATTTCATTTATATCCTGATGATGATATTGTTTCATTAATTAACGATTGTGAAGAATTTGGATGGGATATTGTTCGAGGTGGTTTTATTGATAGAATTGGAGAAGATGGTGAGTTTGTTGAATTAAAAGATGATGTATCAATATGGGAACAATTTCCAAATGCCGGTTTTTTTAGATATCATATGAGTAAAGCGTGTCCAAATAAAATATGTTTAATTAGAGGTGGAATACAAATTACTTCAGGTCAACACTATGCAAATATTGATGGACACACCACATGGAAATGGCAAGGTTGGGGTCATCCATCAATTGCACCAATACCATCCTATTCAGTTCAAGTACATCATTTTAAATGGGATAAAACTTCCATAGATAGAGTGAAAGCGGTTGCAGAATTAAAAGAAGATTATTCTTATTCAGATGAGTATTTTAAAATGTTCACTGAATTGTTAAAAACAAAATATAAAATAAATCTAAATAAAAGAGAATATATGTTTGAATTGGGATTAATATATCCCGAATATAACAGATATAAAAGTTGGAATAAATTAATAAATAAAATAACATCAATATGAGTGTAAAACCATCAAATGACGAGTTAATGGCTCTCGAAACAAGAAAAGTAAAAGCCTTAGAAAAAATTGCAAATTCATTAGATTCTTTAACCGTTTGGTTTGAAGAAATCGATAAAGATGAGTGGGGTAACAGAGCCCAATATTATCTAGCGGAATTTCATAACAAATTTGTAAAAGAAGGTTTCGTTGAGGACAGTAAAGTAACAACTAAGAGTGGAAAAAAGTAAAAAATTAGGAGTCGTTGTTCCATATAGAAATAGAAGAAGTCATTTAAAAGAATTTAGTAGACGATTTGTTAGATATATGGAAAAATTTGATATCAATTATGAATTAATTGTTATTAACCAAGACGATGCTAAATTATTTAATAGGGGAACATTATTAAATATCGGATTTAAGTATGCTGAAGAATTAAATTGTGATTATGTCGTATTTCATGATATTGACATGATGCCAATACATGTTGATTATTCATATTCAGAGGTCCCGTTACATTTATCAACACATTTTTTAAATAATGAAGAGTATGATAAAAAATTAACCTTCGAAGAATATTTTGGAGGAGTTGTAATGTTCCCAATGGAACATTTTCGTCAAATAGATGGGTATTCCAATAAGTATTGGGGTTGGGGTTATGAGGACACTGACTTACTTTATAGATGTGAAAAAAAAGGTATACCATTAAATGATTTAGATATTCAGAATGTGGGGACATCACCATCAAAAGTATTAAAACTTAATGGTATAAATGCATATGTTAAGGCAAGAAATGAATTTAAACTTAATCAAAATATGACATTTTTCGTTTCGTTTTATCCTACTGATTTAATATTAGACCATACAAAAGACTCTGACGATTTTACTATATTTTCAATTCCAGGATACGATTTTTCAATTACGTATAATTCATTTCGTAGATATAATTTCTGCACTTTTGATAAAGACAATAATGCGGTTTATGTTAATTCAAATATAATAACAAATTATAAAACGAATATATGTGTTGTGTTAGACAACATTAACGACGTTATTAAAGTATATCAAGACGGAAAACTGATTGGGAAAGAAGTATTTTATAAAAAAATACGTTCATACGATAATGAAAAATATTTTTATTTAGGTGTAGGTAACCCAAAAAGAAATGACACACCTAATTCTCAATATCCTAATTATTTTAATGGTTATATTTCAACATTCGCAGTATACAATTGTAATTTAAATGACAATGAAATTTTAGAAATATCTAAAAATGAAAATAATAATTTAAAGGAAAATTTTGGTGATTATATATCATCACAAGACCTACAACTATATTATGACCCTAATTTTACTGAAGGTTATAAATTAAAAGATTTATCGGATAATTTAAATAACGGTAAAATTTTTAATTGTGAAATTGTTGATTTAGAATTTGAAAAATATAAAAGAATAAAAATACCACATAGAAGAGAATCGACATTTGCATTATTACCACACAAAGAAAATGGGTTTTATAAAAACAAATGGAAATTCAAAGCAACCAGATGGAATCAATTAAGATTTTATAATGAAGTTAGATTAAATGACGAGTTATTGGAAAATGACGGATTATCAACATTGGAATTTGCTGAACATTCAAAAATTCAGATAAGTGAAAACATAACACACGTTAACGTAGCAATATGAGTCATAAATTAGGTATTTGTATACCATATAGAGATAGAAAAGAACACATTGATAAATTAATACCACATCTATCAAAACATTTAACAGATAATGGAATTGACCATACGTTTTATGTTGGTCACCAAGTAGACGAAAAGTTATTCAATAGAGGTGCAATGAAAAATATTGCAGCACATTACGCGTTTGAAGACGGATGTGACTATGTTGCATGGCACGATGTTGATATGTTACCACAAGTAGATGCTGATTATTCGTATCCTGAAGAACATCCAACACACATTGCAACAAAGTTATCAAAATATAATTACGGGTTAGGTTATGATCAATACTTTGGAGGTGTCGTTTTATTCACAAAAGAACAAGCATATAAAACCAATGGATATTCAAATGAATATTGGGATTGGGGTCAGGAAGATGATGACTTATTTTGGAGATGTTATTTAGAAGGATATACAACGAATAATGTTTTTAAAACTTATAAAAATAAAACAACGGCAACTTTTAATGGAATAAATAACTTTATAATTATACCGTCTAATAAAGAATTAGATAGTTGTTTGGATAATGACCATACAATATCAATATTATTTAATGCTGAACAACAACCAGAAAAGGTACCGATTTGGCTTGTTGGGGACGAAGAAAAGAAATTCATTGAGTACCCATTAATAAGAAAATTAGATTCTTGGACTTGGGGATTATCGTTTAATAATTCACGTTCAGTTAATATGGTTATGTATGATAAAGATAGTAATCACTATTACAACTATGCAAAAAGATATGAAAATCAATGGACATGGGTGACAATGTCATATAATAGTAAAAGAAAGGAGATGTCATTATATATAAACGATGAATTAATTAATAATCAAAACGGAACTAAACAAAACACACCATTTAAAATTGAGAAAAAATTAAAACCATATAATAATCTACAACCATTTATAATTGGATTTTGTTCACACGTTAATACATTTTTTAAAGGTAAAATTGCGGAAATTAGAATTTTTAATAAATCAATAAATGATATCAATGAAGCGTTACATGATTCAGATGGATTGTTATTACAAATGGATTTTAAAAAGGGAGTTGTAGAAAATATTAATAAAGAAGAATGTGAATTTAATGTTAACATTTCAAAAGAAAATATTAATGTGGTTGAAAATGTGATTCCATTCAGAAAGGAAGGTAATTTTGACTGTATACCCCATATAGATGAGGGTTATGTTAAAGGAAAATGGGCTAAGGGGGAAACTACCGCTAGAAACGAAAAAAGATTTGTTATGGAGATGCAACAGGGTTTAATTAAACATAATGAAGATGGATTAAACAATATATTAAATGTTTTGAATGTTGAAAATATTGATGTATCTTTATATGAAAATACTAAATTTATAAATGTTACAATGAAATGAAAGTAGAAAATCAAAAACCTTGGTTATTTGAAATTAATAATCTTGATAGTAATAAGATAAATCCGTTTTTATCTGATAGTTCCTATTTAACAATTGAATTTAAAGTTGAAAATTTTTACGATAATGAAAAATTAGGATTTTTAGGTATGCCAGGTAAAAACTTTGGAATTAGTTATGATTTTGAAGTTGAGACTTTTGTATTTGAATTTTGGACAAAAGGGTTGAACGGTAGAGATAATTTTCACTGCCATAAAGATTTCCATATTAATAGAATTGATGTTGAAAATGGTCTTGTTTTAACTATACATTACGATAAAGAAAAAAATATATTAGAATTATATCATGACTTTAATATATTTTTCGATGTAGAATTAGACGACCCTTTAATTGAAGATTACTATACCCAACCACTTTATTTTGGTTGTCATAACCCCGATGCTGATAATCACAAACACAAATGTTTTACAGAATTAGATTTAAAACATTTTAGTATTTTTAATGGAGAGGCGAATATAGAAGATGTTGAAAAATTTTATAATAGTAAAAATCTTAATGATAATTTGTTATGTTACTTTGATTTAAAGGAAAAATATTTAGTTCATAAAGAAGACTATAATTATTTTCTAATACAAAATCAAAAAGATAAACTAATAAACATTTCATTTAGTGAATTAAATGTCAGTGTTGCGGATAGAATAAAATTAAAAAGAAAAAGGGTACCTGGATTAAAAATTGAACATAAAAAACCATTTAAATTAAAAACCAATTTAGAATCTAATTTATTAACAAATAGAGATTTTTCATTAAATATTATTTTTAAAATAGAACGTCATTTTACTCAAGATGAGAAAATTGGATTTTTTGGAATACCAGGTAAAAACTTTGGTATTAGCTTTGATTATGAAGTCGAGAAGTTTGTTTTTGAATATTGGACACAAAAAGATGAAGAAAATAAAGAATTTCATTGCCACAAAAACTATAAAATAAATCGTAACGATTTACATAATGGAATTACTATTAGTTTAATTTATAAAAAGAATGAATATTTCGAATTGTATCATAATTTTAAATTAATTGACACAATTGAAGTTAAAGATAATTTAATATCTGAATACAATACGGAATCAATTTATTTCGGTTGCCATAATCCAAGTTCTTTATTAGAAAATCATAAATGTTTTACTGAAATGGAATTAAATCATTTTAGTATTTATGATGGAATTATGAATATTGTTGATTTAGAAAAACTAACAAAAACAGATAATTCTTTAACTTATTTTAATTTTAAAAAAACTGATAATATTGATGAAATTTTTGACAATTTAAATAAAGAAACATCAATCGAACTTGTTGATTTATTAACATTTAAGACAATGGTAGATTTTAATCTTGTTAAAGAAAAATTAAATAAAGTTGGTTGTGGTTTTTGTTTGGCTAAATGGACACAAGTGACTATGCATTTACATAATGGAACAACACATAGTTGTCACCATCCTGAACCACATAAAATAGGGTTAGATGAAATTAAAAGAAACCCAACCGCATTACACAATAGTAATGTAAAGAAGAGAGCTAGGAAAGAAATGTTGGAAAACAAAAGACCAAGTGAATGTAATTATTGTTGGAATGTAGAAGATCATTCCGATTCATTTTCTGATAGATTTTTTAAATCTGCGGAACCATGGTCTGAACCTCACTTTGACGAAATTGCCAACTTACATTGGAGAGATAACTACAACCCAAAATATGTTGAAGTTAATTTTTCTAACACATGTAATTTTAAATGTGCGTATTGTGGACCTGAATATTCGACCAAATGGATGGAAGAGATTAACGAACACGGAGGATATATGTTAGATACACATGAATTTAATGGTCTCAGAAGGATGGAGGAAAGAAATACTAAACCATATAAACAAACAGATGAAAATCCATATGTGGAAGCGTTTTGGGAATGGTTCCCTGAATTATATTCAACTTTAGATACTTTTAGAATTACCGGTGGAGAACCTCTATTATCAAAAGACACATGGAAAGTATTAGATTTCATATTGGAAACTGACACACCTAACGAAAATTTAAAATTATCAATCAATAGCAATTTAGGTGTATCAGATGAGTTGATTGATAAATTAATTTTAAAATTAGAAAAAATAATTGCTGAAGGTAGAGTTAAGGAGGTAATATTGTTTACATCATGTGAAGGATACGGTAAACAAGCCGAATACACAAGATTTGGATTGGAGTTTGATAGACTATTCTCAAACATAGATAAAATTTTAACGGTATTGGACAAAGTAACCATTGTAGTAATGTCAACTTTTAATATGTTTAGTATATTTTCATACGAAAAACTAATTAAAAAAATACATAGTTTTAAACTTAAACATTTCAATACATCAAGATATTGGAACTCGGCAGTTATTTTAGATACATCATATTTGAGACATCCTTCATTTATGAGTTTTAGAGTATTGAAAGATTATATTGATGTTGAGTACTTTAATAGGTGGTTAAAGTACATGAAATTTAATTCAACATATAGAAGTATTAATTTCTATGAACAACAAACTATTGAAGACGTCGGATTTTCAACCCAAGAGATTGAAAAAATTTCAAGAATAAAAGACATCTTCATTACAGATTACGATACTGACATTAAAGAATTTGATAGTAGTAAAAGAGATTTTATTAAATTCATTGATGAATATGAAAAAAGAAGAGGAGTAAATTGTGAGGAGTATTATCCCGAATTAATTAATTTTATAAAGCAAATAAGAAATGATAATAAATTATAAACAACCTTATTGGGTTAAGTTTCAATGGGATATGTCAACCCATCATGATAATCAATATGTAACCGAATATAACAAAACAAATAATAAAATATTAGATGAATTCTTATTAAATGATAATTACATTATTACATGTGATTTTAAAATAACAGAAGAATTTATTACCGATGAAATTTGTATGATATATGGTAAACCTGGTAAAAATATTGGGTTATCATATAATAAAACTACAAATACTATGGCATTTGAGTTTTGGAATAAAACCGAAATAGAGGAATCTTTTAATTTTATTCCATTTAAAGACATAAAAAAAGAGGACATCCATAAAGGGGTAATTATAACTGTCATAAAAAAAGAAAATGAAATTATAGTTTATAAAAATTTTGAAGAAAATAATAGAATTAGTTTTGAGGGTAACTTAATTGATGATTATAAAAATCCAGGTTTATTTTTAGGATGTTCCAGCCCTGAATGCGATTTTGAAAATGCTAGATATTATTGTCAAGTGGATGTTAATCATTTTTCAACTATAGTTAACCATAGTGATATTAATTTTTCTAAATTAATTTATCAAAGTGAAACTGATGTTATATTAGAGGAAGAATTTTATAACGACATTCTTTTTCTTCATAATTTTAACAATATCAATAATTTAGGTATAATTTATGATGAGTCTAAAAATACAAATTTTTTAGAAAGAGTACCTAAGGAATATATTAAATAACGTTTCAGATTATCAATAAAAAATATTATATTATAAAAAATAGAAAACATGTCAGAAGAATTGTCAAATTGGAGAGATGAACATTTAAATAAGATAAGTTGTAGTTTTTGTGCGGCAAAATGGTTAAATGTTAGTTTACATTTAGGTCATGGGTTTACAAATTCATGTCACCTACCATTACCACATCCAATAGATGTTGAAGCAATTAAAACCAACCCTGCGGCATTACATAATACTGATTTCAAAAAAGAAATTCGTAAAATGATGTTAGAGGGTGTTAAACCGGCTGAATGTTCTTATTGTTGGAAAATTGAGGATATCGGTAGAAATAATATTTCAGATAGAGTATATAAGAGTCAAATATATAGTTCAGAAGATATTGCGGCATTAAAAGAACTACCTTGGGATGCGGACATTGTACCACAAACTATTGAGGTATCATTTGATAGAACTTGTAATTTTGCTTGTTCATATTGTAATTCGGGATACTCAACAACATGGGGTAAAGACATAAAAGATAACGGTCCATATCAGAAATTCAAAACAACAAGTGCGGGGGCATATTATGCTGACGGATCTTGGTCAGAGATTTATGGTAAGTACAATGAGAATAATCCATATGTGGATGCCTTTTTAAAATGGTGGCCTGAGTTATCACAAAAATTAATGGAAATACGTGTAACTGGTGGGGAACCATCACAATCTCGTAATTTCTGGCAGTTTATGGATACAATGAAACAATACCCATCCCCTAATTTACGACTTGCAGTCAATTCTAACCTAGGTCTTAATGAAATGACTGTGAATAGGTTAATTAGTATATCTCACGAATTAGACATCAAAGAGTTTGATTTATACACAAGTTGTGAGGCTTATGGTGCACAAGCAGAATATATTAGAGATGGTTTAAATTATGAACTATGGAGAAGTAATTTAGTTAAAGTAATTGAGAGTGCTAAAATTAGACAAGTTGTTATTATGATGACAATTAATAGTTTGTGTTTATTTAGTATTACCGAATTTTTAGATGATATGTTGAAATTAAAAGAAAAATACGGAACACATAAACCAATTGTAGATTTTAACATATTAAGATGGCCAGCATTTATGTCACCACTTACATTACCAGATGACGTCAAACATGATTTACATGGTAAGTTATCAATGTGGTGGAGAAAACATAAAAAAAATCCATTAATTAATATGAATGAAGGGGCTCAAATTCAAAGATTAATTGATTACATTGAAGTTGTTAATAGAGGTCATAACACAAGTGAAATGGACATGTCAATGCAATATCACGATTTTAAGAGTTTTTATGTTCAATATGATATTCGTAGAAATAAGAATTTTGTCGCAACATTTCCTGAGTTGGAAGATTGGTATAATTCATTGGTGGTTGACAATACAATTGGTGATGTTAAAGTTACTGACGGTAGAATAACACATTTTGAACCTGGTGTTTATATTTCGGATAAAGAAAATTATAATAAGTAGCCTATAATGAAAAAAATATTGGGTATTTGTGGTGATAGTTTTATGGCGTCAATTTCTAAAGACGATAATAATTTAGAAAATGGACATGGAAAACATTTTACAGATATTCTTAAAGAAATGTTAGGTTGTGAAATTATGACATACGCGAAGGGAGGTGTCAGTAATCAATGTATAAGATTACAGATTGATGAAGTTATAAAACATAACCCCCATCATATTATTATTGGTACAACTAGTCCTGATAGAATTGAAATACCCTTAAATGATTTAAAAGTAAATAATTACTTTGAAAAATGGAAAAATCATTATTTTAAATCTAATAACGGATTATCGAATATTTCATATAAAAATAGTTTAGAAGAGAGCGGTAAAAATATAATATTTAACAACAGTACCCCAACCATGTTAAGTAACTCAATTAATAATATATTATATGAGAATATTGTAAACGAAGAGATGAAAAAAATTGTAAATAATTATTTTCAATTTCTTTACGACATGGAATGGAAAAAACAACAAGATACGTGGATAATTTCAGAAGGTGCGTATAAATTATTATCAAATAATATTGATTTTCATTTAATAACACCTATATTAGATGATAAATATTTTTATTTTTGTAAAGATAATGTTATTAAAAATTTAGATGAACTAAATCCATGGACATATTATAATGAGAATAAAGAAACCAAAAATCCATTTCACGTATCAAATGAGGATAGTGAAATTTTAGCTAATAAATGGTTTGATTTATTAAAAGATAAATTTTAAAATATGATATACAAAAGAACATTAAGATGGTCAGAACCATACGGTGGTTGGGAAAATAATGATACTGGTTTATGTAATAGAATATTTCATTGGGAAGTGGCCTATGATATAAATAGACGTAATGATTGTGAATTCAGAATTATGTTAGATAAAACTGATTGGCCTGAACTCACCTTAATAAGTTTACCAGAAACCTCAACATTTATTTCATATGAGTATGATAAAAGGGTTAAAGATTTAAATTTTTTAACGGTTTTAGATGTTGAAAATTTTAATGTAAGATTATCGTCAAAAATAGATAAAGATAAGTTAAGGTTAATATATGATGATGGGAAATCATTGTCAGATGATGACCATTGGTACTGTGATTTTGGTTATCAACATATTCATTCATTATATAAAAGAACATTAAAGGAAAGGCCGTTGAAATATGTTAGGTTGAAAGATCAATTTATTGAAGATTTACTTAGAAGAAATACTTATGATGTTGTAGGTATTCATATTAGAAGAAATAGTGGAGTGAATTGTTCCGAGGAAGATATTTTTAATTTACCTGTTGAAATAAGAAAAGATTTTTCAAAAATGAAAAATATAAAACCAAAGGTAAATAAATATTATGACTTTGTCGAAGATGAAAAATACTTCAATATTATTGATAATATTCTTAAAATTAATCCAGACCAAAAATTTTATTTAAGTACAGATTTACCATATGAATTTTTCTCATATTATAAAGATAAATATGGTGACTCTATTATAACCAGATTCGATATTGTCCCAATAATAAAAGAGTATTTATTAAATTCGGAAATGAATATTAATGATTTAATTAGAGGAAATGTTATTGAAAATATCGTTGATTTATTTTCATTAAGTTATTGTAAATTTTTAATTAAATCAGACCAATCAACATGGAGCGAATTTGCAGAGTATTATAGAAATCAACCGGCAGTCTCTGTAAATGATGACTGGGAAACAAAAATAAAAGATAAATTTCTCAATCCAAATTGGCTACAACCAGACGGTTATTATTTTGGGCATGAAAATTTAGATTACAGAACTTTATCAAAATTAATTCCTGATAATCTTAAAGATGGATTTTAACACTGTAATAGAATTTGAAAAAAAAATTGCGGAGTTCTTCGGATCTCCGTTTGCCGTTGCGGTCGATAGTTGTACACATGGAATTGAATTATGTTTACGTTATAATAATGTAAAATCAATTAATGTTCCTAAACAAACTTACATCTCAATTCCGTTTTTAGCTAAAAAATTAAATTTAGGATTAGAATGGAGAACTCAAAATTGGAAAGATTTTTATTATCTTTCATATAGTGTTATCGATGCCGCAGTTTTATGGAAACCAAATAGTTATATTCCTAAAACTTTCATGTCAATTAGTTTTCAATATCAAAAACATTTATCATTGGGAAGAGGTGGCATGATATTAACCGACAATCAAGAAGCTGCTATTAAATTAAAAAAAATGTCATATGACGGTAGATTACCAAATATACCGTGGAAAGAACAAAATATAGATATGGTTGGATATCATTATTATATGACACCTGAAATTGCGGAAGAAGGTTTAACTAAATTACCAACAGCAATATTAAATAAACCAAAAGAATGGACAATTAATGATTGGCCAGATTTGACAAAATTAGAAATTTTTAGAAAAAATGATATCAGTTAATAATGAATGGGGTAAATTAAAGGAGGTGTTTGTAGGTACAATCGACAACGCTAATATGCCAAAACATGGTATAGATTTACATGCAATTAATTATGCCGATAAAGACAGAATCCCATATATAGAACAAGGTAATTTTGACGATAAGGTGTATGAAGAAACATATGAGGATTTAGAAAATTTAGTAAAAGTATTAAAAGACCTTGATATTAAAGTTAGAAGACCCGAAGTTATTAATACTGAAAATGTAATAAGTAATGGTTTTTGGAAAACAGACCAATATTACACTTTCTGTCCAAGAGATACTGTTACAGTTATTGGAAATACAATATTGGAAGCCCCTATGACATTAAGGTCAAGACAATATGAAACATATTGTTTTAGAAATCAATTTATTGAATACATGAACGAAGGGGCAAAGTGGATATCCGCACCAAAACCAATCTTGAATGATGACAGTTACCAAAGAGATGATTTATCTAAATTAACATTAACCGAGAGAGAACCTGTGTTTGATGCTGCTAATATTTTGAGGTCAAATAAAGATATTTTATATCTTGTTAGTAATACTGGTAACAAGTTAGGTGGAAAATGGTTACAAAACCTATTAGGAGACCAATACAAGGTACATATCCTTGAAAACATGTATTCATATAGCCACTTGGATTCAACCATCGCATTACTCCGTGAGGGTCTTTGTTTGTTAAATCCAGAAAGAGTAAATGAAAATAATATGCCTGAGATGTTAAAATCTTGGGATAAAATATGGTCACCACCAATGGTGGACATCGGTTACCATAAAGTTGAACGAGCTTCAGTATGGGTTGGTATTAATTTGTTATCAATAGATGAAAATACAGTTATTGTGGACAATAGACAAACTGAACTGATTAAAGAATTAAAAAAATACAATATTGAGGCATTGGATTGTAAATTAAGACATTCAAGAACGCTTGGAGGGTCTTTTCATTGTGTCACGGCCGATATGATAAGAGAATAATATGAATATTTTACTAATAGGAGGAGGAGGTTATTTAGGTATACCATTATCTAAGAAACTAACAAAAAAAGGGCACAATGTAGTCGTATTTGATAAGTTCAAATATAATACACAAGATTTAATAGAATGTAAAAAAATACACGGAGACGTAGGTGGAATAACACTTAGATCTGATTTTCATTACCCATCTTTTGATATGATATTTTATTTATCACAACCTAGATTAAATGAATTAGATACAGAAAAACAAGTTGAAACTGAAGTTAGTTATTTTAATACATTCATAAACTCATTTAATTGGTCTGGGATATATAGAACACCCAAGGTATATTTTATTAGTAGTTGTAGTGTCTACGGTAAGACGGAAGACATTGTAAATGAAAATTCAGAGGTTATACCAACGTCACTCTATTCAAAAATGAAAATAGAGTGTGAGAAAATTATTACCGAAAATAAAAATTCAAATTTTAAAATATTAAGATTATCAACACTTTACGGTAATTTTGATTATAATACATCTGCCACTAAAATATGGAGAAATGACGTTTTTATTAATAATATAATAAATGATGTAATTGACAAAAAACCAATTGAAATATACGACCCTTTAGCTAAAAGACCACATTTACATGTTATTGATTGTGTTAAAATTATAACCACTTTAGTAAACATACAATTTAACGAACCAATTTTAAATATTGGAGTCAATGAATTGAATATAAATAAATTAGAACTGATTAATATTATAAAAAAAATAAAATCATTTGAATACTTTGAAAATTTTACAAATGACAGTAGAGATTATGGAGTTGATTTTAGTTTATTAAAAAAATATGTAGATTTTGAACACATTAACTATGAAGAAGGTATTCGTAATTATTTCAATATTATGTCTTTTAAATCCCAAAAATAATACTTATATTGAAGAATAACTTGTAATATGAAATTTATATTTGAAGACGGAAAAAATTTTTTAAATTTTACCAATTGTGAAGATGTAAACCCATCTGGGATTCGTAGATTTGGTGTGTCCCCATTATTAAATGCAAGTCATTTATTTTACGTATCGAATGAAATAAACACAACACATACTTTTCACGATAGTAATGAAGATATAAAAAAATATATAATTTCATGTGGGGTAAACCATAGTCCAGAGGATTGGACTGGTTATTACGAAAATGTTAAAAGTCTATTCTCACATCTTAATGAAAAATATTTAAGGGATTTACAAAATGAAGACGCTATCCTATTAATTGACCAAAGTTTTGAAGGATATCAAACAGAATGGTTATGGGATTGGTTTCATAAAGAATGTAGAGAATGGAAAATATCACCAAAACAGGTTGTTTATGTGACTGGTAATATGGTGGTTGAAGAATTTTACACAAAATGGGCGAATGATAATGAAATCATTGAAAGGATTAAAGTAATTGGATATCCACATTTTGAGTTGGATTTAGGTATAACAGTTTTACATATGCCACATAGAAATGAAAGTTTACCAACGTGGGAGAATCATATAAAATATAAAACAGATAATATTGATAACATAAAATCATTTGCTTGTCTTAATAAAAGACTAAGACCACATAGAATATGGTTTTATAAGTATATGTTTGAAGCCGGTATTTTAGATAAAGGTCTCGTTAGTATGAATAAATTTGAAAAAAGTAATTGGTACTTTGAAGGTAAAACTATAGAACCCGACTATGTTGAAAATTTAACTGAAAACTTACCATTATTAGTTTATGGAAAAAGAAATGATGAAATGGACGATAATCATTACATAAGAAGGTTTAATGATCAAATTTGTTTGGATACGTTTGTAACAGTTATTAGTGAAGCACATTGTGGTGATAGTAATAATACAATGTTTATTAGTGAAAAAACATATAAAGTAATAGCGTGTAGACAACCGTTTATTATAATGGGTAATAAAGATACCCTAAAAAAATTAAGAGAAACTGGTTATCGAACGTTTGATGGATTTATTGACGAAAGTTATGACTCATTACCGACTTTTGAAAGAATGGAAGCAATTGTAGAATCCATAAAAAAAATAATAAACATAGAAGATAAATTAAGTTGGTTTAAGTCTATGGAAGAAATTGTAGAACACAATTATAGAACTTTTATGGATAAACTAATAAATAGACCAATTGAATTTCTTGAGTTAGAAAGATACTCAAATGAAGTTTTTAAAATACCTAAAATAAAATTAATATAATGTATTATTGGCAAGAAAAAAATTTAAAAATTGATAAAAACTCAAAAATATTAATTGGGTTAGGGGATAGTTTCACCCAAGGGCAGGGAGCTTGCTCAATAGATTTGTGGGAAAAATATGATTGGGACATTAATAAAATGAATTTAAATGAGAACGTAGATGTTTTAGAATCCAATTATAAAAATTCATGGGTTAATAAGATTTGTGAAAATTATTTAACTGATTTTACCCCCATAAATTTTGGCATGTTAGGGAGAGGTAACAGGGCGGCGGCAAATGAATTGTATTTACATCCAGAGTTAAATTTAGAAATGGCAAAAGAAAAAATTGTTGTTTTTATGTTAAGTGGAAGAGAAAGGTTTGATTTTGTACATAAAGAATATGCTGAACATGTTCATTTTAAAACAATATGGCCTTCAATTAATGATGACAATCCAGAAAAAGATTTTTTTGGTGGATATTTAAATTATGCACATAGTGATAAATCTTCAGTAATAGAATTATTGTTAAATATATCATTAGTAAAAAATTGGTGTATTGTTAATAATGCTAAATTAGTATTAACAAGTGGTTTTGAAAATGATATAAATAGAAAATCATTAATTGATAATATAAAAGGTGTTTCACATGATGATAACACAATGTACAGGGAACCAAAAAGAGTTAATGGTTTAGTTGATATAATAGATTGGAATACGTTTTTATACCCAAATGGGAGTTTATGTGTAACTGATTTATTGTTATCTTTAGAAAAGAGAGACGATTTATTAGATTTAATATTGAGCATGGATAATTTTAGGAAATTATCTGTTTCAATTGATAAAATAAGTGATTATGGTTATATTACAAAATGTTCACACCCATCATATAAAGGTCATGAAGTAATATCGGAAATCATATATAAACACATAATAACAATGGGAGATTCCTTAATACCAAAAAATAAATAATATAAAATGAAAAACAACGAAAGAAAGTATTTGCCGACTTTGGCAGAATTAGTAGATAGGTTAAGTATATCACAATTAAAGGAAGTTTTTATAACTGAACATAAAGAGGAATACTCACAAGAAATAAGAGACATTCAACATGACGTTCAATTATTTTTAAATGAACATCCTAACACTATAAATGCAGAAACCATCAGAGCAATAGTTGTTTTAGCACAAACCAATTTACATATTTGGCATAACGAATCTAATTATCGTAAAGGTATAAAAGATGGAAATAATTTAGAATTAACACATGGGTTAAATGGTGTTAGAAATACCGCAAAGAATAAAATACAAGAAGTTGTGGGAGGTAGAAAAGATTATAAACTTGATTGTTTGGCGGCTGAATTTCAAAATTGGGGAATAAGTTGGAGTAAAACCGACATAACAGAAGAAGAAGGTTAAATGTAATTTTATGTACACTAAAAACAAAAGCGATTTATTGGAAATTGGTTACACAGTAATTGACAATTTTTTACCGACCGATGTTGCAAAAAAAATACATGATTTATTCGTAAATGAACAAACATGGGAACTTAAACATCAAGTAAGAGAAAATCACTTTGAGCACGTTTTTAAAACCGAATCACCTTACTTACCTAAAGGAGACGAAATATACTCAACAAGATATAGTAGGTCCGTTACATTAGAACAAAACGAAGATATTAAAAATACGTACAATGAATTTTTTGTACCGATGTTAAAGGAAGTATCACCATTTGAATTGAATGAATTTGACATTAGATGTCACAAATCAGATAAAGGAGATTACTTCAGAACACACATTGATGATTATGGTGGACACATTAATTTAATATACTATGTAAATGAAAAATGGATGTGGGATTGGGGAGGAATACTAAACGTTGTTGATGATAAAGATTTTGAATTTAATAAACAAGTTCTACCTAAATTCAATAGGGTTACATTACTAAATAATAAAGTTTTTAGATCACCTCACTTTGTTAGTTCAGTTGAGGAGTATGCACAATTTCCAAGATACTCAATTGTATCATTTAATAAGTAATATGAGGTTACATGGATATGGAGATAGTTGGACTGAGGGACAAGGAACCACTAATAATAGAAATGAATGGAAAAAACATTCTTGGCTAAAAATAGTGTCAGATAAACTTAATGTAAAATCCATTAATAACGGCATTTCAGGAAATTCAAATTTAAATATTTTTAATAAAATTGTTGACGATTTAATTGAAGGTAAGATTGAAAAAAATGATATTGTGGTTATTATGTGGTCATCATCTTTAAGGGATTTGGTACCATTTTTACCTAAAAACGAATGGGTTAGCTGGTCAATAAAACACTTAATAGAATATCCCCACAAATTCGTTGAGTCATATCAAAGTGAAAATGAAAAATATAATAATTTTTTGTGTTCATTTAAAGAATTATACGTATCCAATTTATTTAATCAAAATTATTATAATATAGTTAACCAAAACTATATTATTTTTTTACAGAAGATGTTTGATTTTTATGAAGTTAAATATGTAATGTGTGATGCTTTTGAAAGTATGATAATTGAATTAAATAAACATGATGATAGGTTAGATATAATTGATAAAAAATATTATTGGAGGTTCGGTAAAAAAACCATAAGAGATTTCTTGAACGATACAAACAGAGAAGATATTTGGGAACATAGTGAAAATTATAAAGATAGACCAACCCAACATCCTAATATCCATGGGTATAAATTAATTTCTGATATGTTATATGATTTTATAATAAAAGCACATTATTAATTTAATAAATTTTTAATAAAAAGATAATCACTTTTATTTTTGCCTATTTGAATTACTTTGTTTTTATTATCTTCAAATCTTTGTGAATTTTTTGAATAAAATTCAATTAAAGTCTCTTTATTTTCATGTAATCTTTTTAATTCTTCTGTAATCATTTTAAATCTTTTCTTTTGATCCGGCTCATTATCATAACTATGATTAATTACATCATCAAAAAAATCAAAATTATATTTTTCTTTTAATGATTTAATGTGGTGGTGTGTTGCCAAAATAATCGGAAACTGATAGTAAAAAAATGGTTTAAATGATTTTTCGGTTATATGAATAACATTTCCTAAATCAATAAATTGTGATTCCGTAACAATATTAATATATGCGTTTTTATAATTGTGCGGTATGTCTGGTGGATAAAGCCTGTTTACATAAATTGGGTTTATAATTGTTATTTCATTATTATCATCAAATTCTAAATCATTTACCTCGGTGTCACTAATTTTTATTTTTAAATTATCAATATATTCAATTTCATCATGTAGTGTCTCTAATTCACTATCATCAAATAAAGACAAATAATTTGAATTTTGACATTTTTTAGAATATAAAGGTATAAAAGACCAATTTGTGTCATCTAATAATTTATTTTTTAACATATAAATCAATAAGCTACATCTATGTATTTTAGGACCTCTATTAAAACACATAAAAAATTTATTTTTTTCATATACATCAAATGGTATGTCATTTTTTTCAAGGGATAATGCAACTACGATTGGTAAGTACATTATACTATATACGTTAATTTCTGACTTATAATTAATGACGTAATGATTTAATTTATAATTGTTATTAACAATGTATATTTGTTTAGGTGAAACACCAATGTTATTTAAAACGGCAAATCCATTTTCATTATCTGACTCATGATGAGAAAAAAATATAAGATTAAAATTTTTACATATTTTTAAACATTCAATAATTTCTTCAGAAAGGATTAGTTTATCGTTAATAATTTCATCAATACTTATTGAAGCATGACAAATTACGTAATAAAATTTTTCATTTGAATTGTCATAAACATCTTTAATTTTATGATTTTTAATTACAATTTTACCTGACTCATCACAATTTGAAAATGAATTAATATACGACTTTATAAAATCTTCAAAATCCCAAAAAATTTTATTCGGATAATGACTCTTTCCGTTAAAAATTGGAGCATCACCATCCCAAATATCGTACACTAAATTTAAAATGTTATTCATTTATAAATTATAAAGTTCAGGATACTCAACTATAACATGAATTCCACCCTTTTCATACGCATTTTTATAGTGAAATTCAATTGATTCCCAATCTTTTAAATCGATAAAATTAATATTGGGACACATCGATTTAAATTCATTAAAATAATTACCTTTATGTTGATGACCTGGATCCAATGGATTATCTGAACCTTTACCCACACGAATAATCATGTTAGGTTTCCATTCACCACCACTCATTAAACCAATTTTATCAACATGGTTAACTAATTGATTTGTTGCACATATTAAAAAGTCCCAACGAGGGTAGAATGTAATAACAAACTTACCGACCATCGCCATCCCTAATGACATTCCCATTTGTGAATCTTCCATTACAGGAACCTCAATCATTTTTTCTTTAGAAACATTATTTAAAGTAGAACTCATTGGGTTTCCAGGCCAAATAATTTGTTGACCAATAAAAACTGTATCATTTTGTTGACCTAAATAAGTCATTGAGTTAGTCAATGCATCTTTATAAGGTGTTTGTTGTTGTGTATTCATCTAATTTTTAATGTTTAAAATATAACCCATTTACCTGTACCATAGTGAGGCCATTGCTTTTCGTAGTCATACCAAATAATGTCATTTGGAACTCCACTTTTAACCCCCCACGTTTCAATTGTTGGGGTATTTGTCGATACTCCATTATCTTCGATGACAAATTTAATAGGTAAATCAAAATTTTTGGCATACTTGTGGTTTTCCATGAAAATACCTGTTTCATATGTCATGTCACCTAAAAAACACCATACTATGTCATTACTACCATTTCTTTTATTTGCAATTGCCGCACCAACCGCTATCGGTATAATACCGGCAACAATTCCTGAACTATAAAAATTCTCTTCTTTGTTTATAATCGTTATTGAACGACCTTCCAATATCTCTTGTTCTAACCATTCCGAAGGAACACCTTTTAATAATGCATGATAATGGGATCTCCAAGTCGAAAAAACCCAATCGGTTTTTTTAATTCGTTTAAAAATTTCAATTAATTCGTCCTCATTACCACCATTTAAATGTATGGGACCTCTTACTTTACCAGATTCCCAATAGTCGGCCATTTTCCTTTCGAATTGAATAAGTCCATGTTTATCCCAAAGTGAATTCCTAACAATTGGTAGATTATCGTTTAAATTTTTTACCATAATACTAATATAATAAAAAATAATTAAATACCGAATAGTTTTAGTTAATTTATTGTTTTTTTAAATAAATTTTCTTATATTTCATATATCAATATGGAAAAAATTATTTGTAGTTTAGAAGATTGGGACAGTATTTTTGATTATTACAGACCTAACGGATCTTCTAAAACTTGGTATATAAAGGAATCAAAAAAATTGGCAATTCCACATACATTGGGGGAATGGAATGTATTAACGGAAGATGGTGAAATGTTTGACTTAGAACATTTAAGACATCAAACTACACCTAAAATTTGTAATTTAATTCAATATACACCAAAAAACGAATTAAATGGTTCGTCACATATATACATTATTAATATATATACGAATACGTTTTTTGAAAATAATTTAGATATTGGGTTTTCATGCATTTCAAAGAATTATATAGATGATATAAGAAATGGTAAATCTAAAATATTAATGTTTTTTATATATGAAGGTTATTCCGGAATGGAAAATAATGAAGATTTTGAGATAATAGAAAAATGGAGATTAGAATCAAATTTACCAAAAAATTCTATCTTTTATGTGTGTGGAAATTTATTGTCAGAAAAAATAGTAATTGAAAGAAATTTAGGGTTTGGAGCAAAAGGGGTTTCACATTTTGAGCCGTGGAATAAATATAAGGGGAGAATCGTATCTTTTGAACCGACAAATGAAAAATATCTTTTTTTATCCTATAATAGACAATATAGACATCAAAGAATAAGATTTATAATTGATTTATTGGAAAAAAATCTTATATATAAAGGATTAATTAGTATAGATAAAATTTCAGAAATACCTTATGAAGTTTCAGATAATATAAAATCATTTTTTGATAATGAAACACCAATGACGATTGATACGATGCCTGAATTAAAATATAATTTGGCGGTTAACATAACTGTTGAAGATTTTAAAAAAACATTTATTTCAGTAGTTACGGAAACATTAGTTGATGACGGGACACTATTTTTTTCTGAAAAAATTTGGAAACCAATTATGGTAGGTCATCCATTTATGGTTTACGGTAATCAGTATTCGTTAAAGTATTTAAAATCAATCGGTTTCAAAACGTTTGATAGATGGATAGATGAGAGTTATGATGATGAACCTGATAGGGATAAAAGATCTAAAATGATTGTTAATGAGTTAGAAAAATTTAGTTTAAAATCTTTAGATGAATTAAAAAAATTGAGAGAAGAAATGTTTGAGATATGTGAATTTAATTACAACCATTTCAAAACTTATTATTTTGAAAATTACGGTGAAACCGACGAATCTAAAACAATTAAAGAAGTTTTAATAGGTATTTGGGAAGATATAAATAAAAATGGTAACAAAAAGAAATTAATATGAGAATTGGATTTATTGGAATTGGTAAATTAGGAAAAGAGGCCGCTGAAGTTATGCAGAGTGCTAATCACGATGTTCTTGGTTACGATGTGATGGAAATTAAGGATAGTACAATATCTATGACAACATCATTAGAAGATGTTTGTAGAGATAGGGAATTGATATTCATTGCGGTACCGACCCCACATCACAAAGATTACGATGGGAGTCAACCAACATCACATTTGGAACCAAAAGATTTTGACTATTCAATTGTTAAGGGTATTTTGAATGAGATAAATCAACATACAACAAAAGAACAGTTAGTTGTTTTAATATCAACAGTTTTACCCGGCACCACAAGACGTGAATTTATACCATTGGTTAAAAATTATCGTTTTATATATAATCCATACCTAATTGCAATGGGTACAGTTAAAGAAGATATGGTCAAACCAGAAATGTTAATAATAGGTACGGAGGACGGGTCAAGAACGGGAGACGCGGAAAAACTAACAGAGTTCTACGGAACATTCATACACCCCGAAACAAGATGTGAAATAGGTACATGGGACGATGCGGAGGCTATTAAAATATTTTATAACACATTTATTTCTACTAAGTTATCATTAGTGAATATGATAATGGATGTAGCGGAAAAAAATGGTAATATGAATACCGATATTGTTACTGGTGCATTAGAGAGAAGTTCGTATAGAATTATGGGACCGGCTTATATGAAAGCTGGAATGGGAGATGGTGGAGGATGTCATCCGAGAGATAATATTGCGTTGAGGTTTATGGCACAAGAATATGGTTTAACATATGATTTATTTGATGCAGTAATGAAATCAAGAGAGGAACAGGCACATAATATTGCTAATAAAATGATGGAACTAAAGGATAAATATAATTTACCACTTGTAATTATGGGAGAAAGTTTTAAACCTGGTGTTCCGTATGTGGATGGTTCTTATACGAGATTAATCGCTCATTATTTAAATTACCCAATGAATTTTGATTTAATAGACGGACCCGCAATATACTTATTAGGGCATAGAGGAACACATAATGATACTGTTTTCCCTGAAGGTAGTATTGTATTAGACCCATGGAGAGAAAGAAAATACAAAGACACAGTTTATTATGGAGGAAAATAAAAAAATTTTAATTGCTAGTGGTTGTAGTTTTACACACCAACCTTGGAGTTGGGCATACAAACTTAAAGAGTTAAATGAATATGACTTATTGAACGTATCAATGCCATGTCAAGGAAATAACATTATTGCTCAAAAGGTTTTATATAATGTTAATGAACAATTAAAAACAAAAAAAAGTGAAGAAATAATTGTCGGTATCATGTGGAGTGGTATTGATAGACACAATTTCTTTATAGATAATAATTTAAGATTAGAGAATGTAGACGGATGGGAAGAAAACCCAACAAGTATAGTTGAAAACCGTAAAAATTGGGTTATAATAAATTCACATTGGAACACACCATTAGCTAAAATGTGGTATCAAAATTTCCATACATATGTAGGTGCAATGATAGAAACGTTACGAAATATTTTATTAGTACAATTATATTTAGAAAAAAATAATATAAAATATTTTATGACCACATATATGGATATTTTAAATAAAGAAAACGAAACAACATTAAAACATCCTGAAGTTGAATATTTATTTAATATGGTAAATTTTGAGAAATTCTTACCGATAAATGGGTGTCATGAATGGGTTAAAATTAATTGTAAAGATAAAGGTTTTAATAAACCTGATTTTAATGGATATATAGGAATTCACCCAAATGATTATGGGCATGAAATGTTTACAAAAGAAATAATATTACCATTTTTAAAAAATATAAATGTTAGATAAAAGAGTTGGAATCTATAATATATCACATGTTGATGGAAGAGTAGGACAAGGTTTATCTTACATTATTGATGAAATTAAAAGATATAATTTTAACAAAATATTTTTTTTTAATATCACTGAGGCATCTTTTCGTGCGTTAGATAACGAAGAAAACTTTAAAATTTTTAAAAATTTATTGATTGATAGGAATATTAAATTATATATTATTTGTGGTGCCGAATACCAACATCACATACATAAATCGGAATCAATATTTGGTAATAAACGTATAGTTGATTATATAAATATATTACCCTGGGGAACTTCATTGTTACACTATACAATGTACCATTTAAAATCACAAATATCTAATTTTGAAAATATAATAGATAGAAATAATTTTAATTATCTTTATCTATGCTACAATAATAAGTCAAGATATCATAGATGTGAATTAATTGATAACCTATCAAAACATGAACTATTAAACGATGGTTTAGTATCTTGGAGAATGATTAAATACGATGATTACCAAATTAATTACGAATTTAAATATTGGAACGAAACATTGTTAAATATTGATTTAGAAGACGACGGAAAACAAATATTAAATGAATGGACAAAACAAATATTGATACCCAATACATTTTTAACAATTGTAACAGAATCTAGTGATGATTTTCTTTTTGTAACAGAAAAAACCTTTAAGGCGATTTTATTAGAACAACCATTTATATGTTTAGGTTATATGAACCAAAATTATATATTAGAAGAATATGGATTTGAATTATATCACGAAATAATTGATTATACATTTGATAAAAAACCAAATTTAAAGGAAAGAACTGATGGTGTAGTTAATAATTTATTAAATCTTAAAAATAAAAATTTAAATGATTTAAACAATATTATTAAAGATAAGATTAAAAGAAATAAAAAAAGAGCGTTAGAAATCATAGAAAAAGATCCTTTTTTACCAAAAGAATTAATTGAATTATTTAAAGAATATACATATGAGGTACATGATGCAATTAATCAGGATGTAATCCCAAGTTACTTTTTAAATACGATTAAAAATATGATTAAAAAAAATACAATAAATTTAGTGTATGATGATTGGTTAGACATTGACAATACAAATTATAACGGTAAAAAACATTTTCCTAATTTACATTTTGGAGATATGCATCATTTAATGTGGTCATATTTAGATAAAGGACTTTTTTTTGGATATCTACAAAATACATTATCGAGTAATGATAAATTTGAATTAAAAAAATGTAGATTTAATGAAGTATATGAGAGACCCGATGAAAATTTTTATTATTTCATAACATTACATGGATTTAATTATGAACAAATTTTTAAACAAGCAAAATTTGAACAATTTTTTAATGAAAATTTAAAAAATGTTTTGTTAAAATGTGAAAATTTTTACGTGGGATTTGTTACAGAACACGAATCAGATGACGAAAACGGGTTTTTAGAACTTAATAATTTTGTAATTAAAAATAATTTAAATCCAAAACAATTTTATTTTATTAATAATAACTCATTAATTGATGATATTAAAAAAGAACATAATAGTGATATTAACGTATATAAAATTAATTTTTTACCATTCTCATCAACTAGAGTATTAGAAATGGAGGGAGAGTGTTCTTTAATAACAGAAAAAAAAGGTAAATTTTTTATGTGTTTTAATAAAGGACCTAAAAGACATAGGTATGCGTTGTTATGTTTATTGAAAAAAAATAATTTATTAGAGGATATAAATTGGTCGTTAATACCTGACTATAATCCAAATGCTGAAAATGAATTTTATAGTCACATATTTAATTCACAAGAAATTGAATCGATAAAAGAAGAAATAAAATATTTTTTAAATATTGGAATTAAAAAAAATGATTATGAAATAGATGCAAATTGGATAGATGGTGAGGGTAATTTTGTTAAAAATATTTTACCTGAATGGATGTTAGTCCCGACATTATGTGTGAATCATGAAAATTCTTATATTAACATAACTACGGAATCACAATATTTAGACGAAAATAAAGTTATCCACATAACCGAAAAATCATTTAAACCATTTTATTATTTTCAGTTTCCTTTAATATTAGCAACTCATAATCACATAAAAAAGATGAAAGAATTATATGATTATGATTTTTTTGATGATATAATTAATCATGAATATGATAGTGAACCAAATTTCAAAAAAAGATTATACATGTTTGTAGAAGAAATAAAAAGATTGAATCAAAATAAAGAACAAATAAAAGAATTTTATAGAAATAACCAACAACGTTTTATTGATAATAAAAACAAAGTTTTAAAGATGTTGTCGGATACTTCAGATTTTACATTTTTTAAAAATTTAATATAATATGGGAACATTATGGACATTTGGATGTAGCTTTACAGCGGAATATAATCCGGTCGGTGATAAATTTGTTAGAAGTAATTATGATGATTATAAACATTGGAGAGGTGGAACTTTACCGGATGTTTGGCCAACATTATTGGGAAAAAAGTTAAATTTAGAAGTTAAAAATATGGCATTTGGTGGAGATTCAAACTATGCAATTTTGAATCAATTTTTAGAAGTGGTTGATTTAATTAAACAAGGAGATATTGTAATATTTGGGTGGACACATGTTGTAAGATTCCAAGCTGCTAATCCAGGTTCACGAAATGGTTTTAATCAAATTTTACCGAGTATAACTAATTATCCCGAAACCGGATTATCAAGTAGGGCCATAGAAGAAATTTTAGTTAATAGATCAAACCCAATTTGGTTAAAAGAAGTTCAATTATGGATAAATTTTATAAATTTATTTTGTGAAAAATCAAATATAAACGTATTTCATTGGACAAGTGATATAGATATATTTAATTGTAATAGTGAATTTATAAATGATAAAAAATTTATAACACCACCTTGTGAAAATCCATGGGAACACCATCATATGATGCTTGGTTATTTATCTTTACCATTGCAATATAGTGGAAAAATGATTGGTAAAATAATAGATGAGACTGACGGGTTAATATCTGATTGTCATTTTGGTGAACATGGCCATAGGGTACAATCTGAATACTTTTATAAACACATTATTAAAAATATAATTTAATATGAAAATAGGATTTGCTGGATGTTCACATTCCACTAATTCATATGGTTTGTGTTGGTCAACACATATGAAAAAAGATTTATTGTGTGAAACCATTGATGGATCTAGTCCTGGTGCCAGTAATGAAATGTTTATTGAGAAAGTAAAAAAAATATTGGAGAGTGAAAATAACATTGATTTTTTTATAATTCAATTAACAGATCCAAGTAGAATGATGATGGGTTTATATGGTAACGACCCACAAGAAGAATATAAAAAATACAATAACGTGGTGTACAGACCGTCAAACATTAATTGTCATAGACAAACAAATGGGATTAGTTATTACAATTTATTAATAAATGGAGGAGGAGATCTAAATAAAATATTAGATACTAACTTTTCAACAGATATTTTAGATTTTCTTCAAGAACATGTGTTAATATCGGATTATAATATGAAAATTAAAATTTTCCATACTTTAATGACATATAAAAGTTTATTTGATTATTTTGGTAAAAAAGTTTTATTTTTTAGTTGGAATGTAGATATTAAACAATTGGCAAAAGAAAATGGGTATGGTGATATAATAAAAGAATTTGATATTATTGACGGCTGTGTGGTAAATTTTACCAAAGAAAAAAAATTAACCCCTTGCGACTCAACTCATTATGACACTGAATCACATAAAATAATCTATAATGAATTTATAAAATCAAATATAAATGATTTTATAAAAAAATATAACATAATATGAGATTGATAACATTTGGAGATAGTTGGACGGCAGGACATGGAATTGAAACTGATGTAAAATATAAAGAAGAACCATTTCCCCACATGTTCATTCAAAAATTAAGAGATATGAACTCATGGCCAAGATGGGTTTCAGATAAATTAAAATGTGAATATGTTAATTTAGGTGTTTGTGGTTATGGTAATGAATACATTTTAAAAGATTTAAAAGAAACAGTTGAGAACGGATTCATTAATAAAGATGATATCGTTTTAGTAATGTTATCCTACCCATATCGTTATAAATCAAAAGACATTCACAATGTGGTTGAAATATACCTATTGATGGAAGAATTATTAGAGGGATATAAACATTTTTATTTTAATTCATTTTATCCATCATTTAGAGAAGAAGATGTTGACACTAAAAAATTACCAAAATATTTTATAAACCCCGACGGATGTGTATCCGATACATTAAGAAAGTACGAAATAAAAAATGATATTGGCGTTTGGGAGTATGGGAGTAGAAGTGTTTGGAATGATGAAAATAATTTTTGGGAGGGAGACTATCATCCAAATTCATTAGGTTATAAACTAATAGGTAAATACATTTATCAAGAAATTAAAAAATTTTTATGACCTATTTAGAAATTTGGAATAAGCATCTTGAGAACATGAAGAAAAAATTGGTAGATTATGTACCATCATTACCAGTTGATTCTGATTACTTTGCCGTTATTGTTGAACCAAGAATAGATGAAAATATTGAGACAATAATAAAGACCGTTATGTATTATTTAGAAGACTCAAGTAAAAAGTGGGGATTACAGATTTTTCATGGAACTAAAAATATTGAACAAATATTAAACATTACAAAAAATTGGGATAACGTTTCTTTAATGAATTTAGGTACGGACAATTTAACAAAAAGAGAATATAACGATATGATGATGACTACCGATTTTTGGAAAAAAGTTAAAGGTAAAAAAATATTATCATTTCAAAACGATTCGATATTAATAAGAGGAGGTATCGATAAGTTTTTAAAATACGATTACATTGGTGCTCCATGGATAAAACCAAAGGAGGGATATTTTGTGGGTAATGGTGGACTCTCATTAAGAAATAAGGATAAGATGATTGAAATATGTACATTAAATGATGACAAATCAAATATACCACTAGAAGACATATTTTTTGTTAAAAATTTAAAAGGAGAAGGGGTTGCCGATATTGAAACCGCATATAATTTTAGTATGGAGGACATTTTTTCAGAACATGCAATGGGATTACATAACCCAATTAAAATTGACCCCAATTTATTAGAAAAGGTGTTGTTATTTTAATATTTTTTAGTTATATTATGTTATATATAAAACATAATTATGAATTACAAATGGCCTCTTATTAATGACAACGTAAGTCAAAAAGATAGAGAAGTTTTATCTGATTTTATACTATCAAATCAAAGACTCACAAATGGATTAAAAGTCCGTGAGTTCGAGGATATATGGTCTAAGTGGTTGGGTACCAAACACTCTGTAATGGTTAACTCAGGGGCATCAGGTAATTTCCTATCAATTGCATTAGTTAAAGAACTTTACGGTATCGGTGAAGTTATTGTACCACCATTAGGTTGGGTTTCCGATATATCATCTGTTGTTCAATTAGGAATGACACCCGTGTTTGTTGACATCTCAATGGATAATTTATCAATCACCGCCGAAAATATTGAAAAAGCAATTACACCACAAACAAAGGCGATAGTTCTTGTACATTGTTTAGGTTTCAACGCCATTAATGAAAAGATTTTAGAAATTTCCAAGAAATATAATTTAGTATTAATTGAAGATTGTTGTGAAGCACACGGAGCAACATTTAAGGGTCAGAAAGTGGGTTCATTTGGTGATATATCAATATTCTCTTTTTATTTTGGACATCACATCACAACCATTGAAGGTGGTATGGTATGTGTTAATGATGATAATGCGAATGACATAGTTCGTTTATTTAGGTCACACGGAATGACAAGAGAAGGGTCACAAGAACTCCAAGATAACTTTGTTCGTAATTATCCTGAATTAAATCCTCTTTTTACTTTTGCCGTTGCCGGATTCAATGTGAGAAGTACTGAAATAAATGCCGTATTAGGTATTGAACAAATGAATAGAATTGATTCAAATGTGGATAAACGTAGACATAATTTTAAGGTATGGTTAGATAATTTAGATAATCATAAATTTTATACCGAATTTGATGTGGAAGGTAATAGCAATTTTGCGTTACCTCTCATAATGAAAAAGGGATATGAGGATAGGTTTAATATTAATGATGATTTTAGTGGCGTTAGAGATATTTTAGATTTATCAGGTGTGGAATATAGATTGGGCACTGCGGGTGGTGGTAATCAAGCATTACAACCATATCTAAAAAAATACGAACATCGTATTGAAGGTGAATTAACCAATGTAAATTATGTACATAGTAATTCACTTTATATTGGTAATCATACTGATTTAAATGACGACCAAATAATAAATTTATGTAAAATGTTAAACAATGTTTAAAGATAAAAAAGTTTTAATTACTGGAGGTGGAGGAATGATTGGTAGATCATTGATAAACCAATTAATTGATAAGGAATGTAAAATATATATTGCAGATTTAACAACCCCAACAGATTTACCCGAAGGTGTTGAACATTTACAAGTTGATTTAAGATTCTTTGACAATTGTTTGGATATTTGTAAAGGAATGAACTATGTTTTTCATTTAGCGGGAGTTAAAGGGTCACCTAAAATGTGTATGGAACAACCCGTGGATTTCATGGTTCCAATGTTACAGTTTAATACAAATATGATTCAAGCGGCATACGAGGCAAATGTAGATTGGTTTTTATATACCAGTTCAGTCGGTGTTTATTCACCCGCGGAAGTATTTCAAGAAGATAGTGTTTGGTCAACATTTCCATCACCAAATGATAGATTTGCGGGATGGACTAAAAGAATGGGTGAATTACAAACCGAATCGTATAAAATACAATATGGCTTTGATAGATTCTCAATTGTGAGACCGGCCAATGTATACGGACCTTACGATAACTTCAACCCAACAAATGCCATGGTTGTACCATCATTAATTAGAAAGGCAAATGAAAATGATATATTAGATGTATTTGGAGACGGAACAGCGGTTAGAGATTTTATCTTTGCAGATGATGTCGCAAGAGGTATGGTATTTGCGGTAGAAAATAAAATAACACAACCTTTAAATTTAGGTTCAGGTAAAAAACATACAATAGGGGATGTCGTTGATTTAGTTACAAAACATTCAAGTAGAGATAATACGGTAAAATATAACCCAAGTGGAATTAAAGGCGATGATATTAGATTGTTTGATATGACAAGAGCAAATTCATATGGATTTGAACCACAAACAAGTTTAGAGGAAGGTATTAAGTTAACAACGGAATGGTATTTAAATAATAAAGATATTTTAGATAAAAGGTATAACCCATTTGTAAATCATTAATATGAGTAATTTTTTAGAAGGAAAAACAGTAGTAGTAACCGGTGGTTCAGGTTTTATTGGATCACATTTTTTATTGGAGTTAATAGAAAGGGGTGCCGATGTAAGAACACACACACATAATAAACCACTTCAAGTTAGTGATGATAAAATTAAAGTGATTAAAAACATTGATTTAACAAACTTGAATGATTGTTTAATATTAACACAAGGGGCGGACTATGTAATTCATTGTGGGGGAAGTATCGCTCACCCATCAACCGTACCAACGGATGTTCAAATATCATTAAATCAATTAACAATTATTGGTAATGTATTGGAAGCATGTGCGAAAAATAAAGTTAAAAGATTTTTAGATTTAAATAGTTCCACTGGTTATCCTGATATTCGTAGACCATTAACCGAAGATGAGTTTTGGGTAGATGAACCATATAAATCATATTATGGTTATGGTTGGATGAGAAGGTATAGAGAGAAGTTAATGGAACACGTATCAAGATTTTCAGGATTAGAAATTGCTTTGGCGAGATGTACCGCAATATTTGGACCATATGATAATTTTGATTTAAAAACTTGTCATGTTGTTCCCGCTTTAATTAAAAGACATTTAAGTGGAGAAGACCCGTTTGTGATATGGGGAACACCTGATGTTGTAAGAGATTTCTTATATGTTAAAGACGTCGTAAACGGAGCACTATTAATATTGGAGAAAGGTGAATCAATGAGACCATATAATTTAGGATATGGTGGTGGAATCACAATAGGTGAGATTGTAGACACTATTTTGAAAGTTACAGGTGAAAGACCAAAAGTTGAATACGATGTCACAAAACCCACCACAATCCCATTTAGAGCGGTGAGTATAGATAGAATAAAAAATGAATTAGGATTTGAACCTAATTATACTTTTGAACAAGGAATAAAAGAAACCATTGATTGGTACATAAAAAAATGAATAATAATTTAAGTATTATATTTCCAAATGATTTAAATCAAAAAAATTTATTATCACTAGTAAATAAAATAATAGAAAAAAAGTCTAAACATTACATTCTATGGTCGTTAGATGAGGGAATTGAACCGAGTTTTGATGAATATTTACAATGGAACTATTTCATTAATGACAATCATTGTGAAAATGTTAAAACATTAGAAAAAACACTATTAGAACATAATATAATATTATACGTCCTTACATGTGCGGACGATAGAAGTGAAATCAACAGAAATGTTTTTTATAGACCAATTGAAAATGTTAAATTTATATTTTGGCCAACATATTATTTACACTACACATATTATGGTTTAAAAGATATTAGAAACAAAAAAAGACAAGAAGATAAAATTGATAAATTATTTTTGTGTCTAAATGGTAAATATAGGTATCATAGAGCAGTATTAATGGATAAGTTAAGTGAAAACAATTTAATTGATGAGGGATTAATTTCTTGGAATGCGATTTATGAAAATGAATGTTTAAATAAACATGAATTTAAACATTGGGATGGTAAAATACTTAAAATTGATGACTTTGATTTTGAATATAAACAAACGGAATACTCTGAATTAGTTCTCAACAATACGACATATTTCAATTTAGTTACCGAAACTACTGAATGGAATGATTGTCTCATGATTACAGAAAAAACGTATAAACCAATATTATATGAACAACCTTTTCTATGTGTAGGTTCCATGTATCAAAATAAAATATTGGAAAAATATAATTTTAAATTATATGATGAAATTTTTGAATATGATTTTGATGTTCAAAATAATTTTGATAGTAGAATAGACGGTATTGTTTACAACGTGTCCAAATTGAGACATAAAAATTTAAAAGATTTGTATGAAATAACCAAAGAAAAGGTATTTTTTAATAAAAATAATGCATTAAGTATCATTAAAAATGACCCATATATACCAAAAGAAATCGTAGATATGTTTAAAACATATAATGAAGAATTTAAAGACGGATTAAAAACATTCAATCTAGTGTATAATAATCAATATGTTTTTGAAAATAACGTTAAATTAGATATAATTGATGAAATTTTTAAACATAAAATCTAAATTTGATTGTTTAAAATGTGAGGAATAATGATTATAATATGAAATAAATTAGAATTAAAATATGAAGAACGTATTAATAACTGGGATTTGTGGAATGGTTGGATCACACTTAGCCGATTTTCTATTAGAAAAAACAGATTGGAAAATTTATGGATTTGCAAGATGGATTGATTCAATGGATAATTTGGAACATTTAACGGAAAGAATTAATAAGAAAGATAGAGTTGAGTTGATTTATGGTGATTTAAATGATTTATCATCTTTAATTAATGCGGTTAACATATCTAAACCTGACTATGTGTTCCATTTAGGTGGACAATCTTACCCACAGACAAGTTTTATCGCACCAGTTGAAACTCTACAAACAAATATTATAGGTACAACAAACCTATTGGAGGCATTGAAAAACTCAGATTATAAAAATGCTAAAATACATGTTTGTGCGTCAAGTGAAGTATTTGGTAGGGTACCCAAAGAAAAACTACCAATTGATGAAGAATGTAGTTTTCATCCAGCATCCCCATATGCAATATCTAAAATAGGTACTGATTTGATTGGTAGGTATTATGGTGAGGCGTTTGGGATGACAGTGATGACAACACGTATGTTTACACATACAGGACCAAGAAGAGGTGATGTATTTTCAGAATCCACATTTGCTAAACAAGTGGCAATGATTGAAGTTGGTTTACAAGAACCTAAGATTTACGTGGGTAATTTAGAATCACTTAGAACTTATGCGGACGTTAGAGATGCGGTAAATGCTTATTACACTTTACTTACAGTAAACCCAATAGGAGGTGAATATTATAATATTGGAGGAACTTATACGTGTAAAATTTCGGACGTACTTAATTTTTTCTTAGAAAGGTCCACAGTTAAAAATATTGAAGTAATTGTTGATCCGGAAAGATTAAGACCAATTGATGCAGATTTACAGGTACCAAACACTGATAAATTTAAAAACCATACCGGATGGGAACCATCAATTTCATTTGAACAAACAATGGGTGATTTATTGGAATATTGGAGAAATAAAGTAAAAAACGGTCGTACCTTTTTAAATAGATAATAATGGAGAAACGTTTTAATGTTGTATGTGATGGTGTGTATTTTACTGAATTTGAAATCAGAAATGAATTAGAATCTTCCCCATCAAGAAATGTACATAATTTAAAAATATGTAACATTGATGACGTTTCTGAAACACCAAACGAAAATTTTTATTATATCATAACAAAAATTGGTGAGTATTTAAATTTCACAAATGAAATTGACATCGTAAAAACTATACCAAATGAAATTAAAAATTGTTTTATTAATAATGAAAATTTTAAAATAATTTTTTTAGAATTAAACGAATCAGATTTTGATGAGACAATTGAAATGGTTGATTATAGATTAAAAAAAGAAAACTTAAACCCAAAAAGAGTTTATTACATAAATGCCAATCATAAAATTGGAAATTTAAAAAATAAAAACAATAGTGATATTAATGTTTACACAATAAATCACGGACAATATGTTAATTGTTTCAGATTATCTTTAACAAATCCTGAATTTATATTAGAAAAAGAATTTTTATTTATGACACATAATAGATCAATGAAATCCCATAGGTTGGGTTTATTGTGTTTATTAAAAAAATATGATATTTTAGATAATGTTGATTGGAGTTTACTTAGAGGGAGTGTGTTAAAAAATATGTTTAATGATGATGACATATTTGCTGAATGGTTTTTTAGTAATGTTTTTAGTGATGAAATTACAATCAGTTTAAAAAACGAAATAAAATATTTTGCGGATTTGGGGAATAGAAAAAGTAAATATGAACATGATTATGATTTTGATGGTGGAGGACATAGATATGATCATGATGATTCATATAAAGTAAAAACATATTCAAATTCATATATTAACATTACCACTGAAACTAATTTTGAGTCTAATAATATAATACATATAACTGAAAAAACGTTTACACCATTTAATTTTTACCAAATACCTGTTTTTGTGGTCACATACCAACATGTTAAATATTTAAGAGATATGTATGGTTTTGATATGTTTGATGATTTGGTAAACCATAGTTATGATAATGAAATTGATAATGGTAAAAGGTTATTTATGGTTGCAGATGAAATAAAAAGATTAAATGAAAATCCACAATTAATAAAAGATTTTTATAAAAATAATGAAGAAAGATTCATAAAAAATAGAAATATAATTTTTGAAATTCTTAATGATAAAAGAGACTATAATTTTTTCCAAAGTTTAATTTAATATGTATATAATAGGAATATCCGCATTTTACCACGACTCCTCTGTATGTTTATTCAGAGATAATCAACTAATATTCGCATGTGAAGAAGAAAAGTTCACAGGTATTAAACATGATGATTCGTTTCCGGTCAGGGCGTTGGAATATATCTATAAACAATATAAGATTACACCCAAGAATTTACAAGTGATTTGTTATTATGAAGACCCACAATTAAAATACCAAAGAGTAATAGAAAACATCAAACCTCAATGGTTTAAGAATCCATTATATTCGTTGAAGTCCTATTTAAAAATACGTAGTAACATAAAAGAAATTGATAAGAGATTGAAAGAAATTTGTCCAACTGTGTTCTATTCAACTCACCACGAAGCGCATCAATATTATGCACATTATACATCTCACTTTGAGGAATCCACATGTTTATCGGTAGACGGTGTAGGTGAGGTTGATACGGTATCTTTAGGAGTTGCAGATTACAACGGTATCAAATACAGTTCACTTGCAAAGTATCCACATTCTATGGGTCTTTATTACTCTGCATTGACCTCTTATTTAGGGTTTAGACCGAATGAAGGTGAGTATAAGGTAATGGGATTGGCATCTTATGGTGACCCTCAAAAGTACATTAAAGAGGTACGTGATTTGATTTCATTTAAAAGTGGTAAGTTGGTGTGTAATATGGATGTATTTTGTTGGAATAAGACCGATAAATCTATGTTCAATGAGAAACTTGCGGAACTATTAAGTGTTCCACAAAGATTACCTGAAGAAACATTAGAACAAACACACAAAGATTTGGCGGCGGCTGTTCAATTAAGATACGAAGAGGTATTGTTTGAGATTATCAAATCAATTAGACACGTAAGTAAAAGTCCAAACTTAACATTAAGTGGTGGTTGTGCATATAACGGAACGGCAAATGGTAAAATTATCGATAAGACGCACTTCACCCATCTTTGGATTCCACCGGCACCATCTGACGCAGGATCAGCAATCGGGGCGGTCGTTCATTATTTGGTTAAAGAACGTAAAATAAGAAGTAAAATCACAAGAAATCCATTTTTAGGTCCCGAATATTATATGGATGATATTAGACGAGCAATTGGTACCAACAACTTTAAAAAGTTTGAATCTGAAAATAAATTAAGAACACATATAGCACAAAAATTATTTGAAGGTAAAGTTGTGGGATGGTTTAATGGTCATATAGAATTCGGATCAAGAGCATTGGGTAATAGATCAATATTGGCAAATCCAACATTACCTAATATGAAAGACAGAATTAATAAGGTCATTAAGAAAAGAGAAGGTTTTAGACCGTTTGCTCCAATGGTAACCAAAGAGAAACAGGATCAATTCTTTGAGATGACAGACGATGTTCCATATATGAATCAAGTTGTTAAGGTAAAGGAAGAATATCGAGATAAGTTACTTGCAGTTACTCATGTGGACGGAAGTGCTAGAGTCCAAACAGTCTACAAACACACCGTAATTCATGATTTATTAAGGGAATTTGAAAAATTAAGTGGTTATCCAATTTTACTGAATACCTCATTCAATGTTAAAGATAAGACAATGGTGTTGACACCGAAAGATGCGGTTGACACTTTCTTTGATACTGATATGGATATATTAGTAATGGGTAATTATGTTATGTATAAAAATTAAAATATGAAAAAACTAATCAATTGGGTAAAGAAATACTTTGCTGACAAGAAAAGAAAAAAAGAATTTAAAAAGAAATTAGAAGAATTACGTAAAAGAGACCCATTTATTTATAACCATTAATTTGGTTTTTTAAAAAAGTTTCTTTATATTATAGTATTATGTCAATATATTGGTTCACCGGACAACCCGCATCAGGTAAAACTACGTTAGTAAACAATCTCCTAACTCATTTTGGTAAGGAGAATACTATCATTATAGATGGTGACGATTTGAGGGACATTTTCCAAAATAAGGACTATTCTGAGGTGGGAAGGAGAAAAAATATTGAAAGAGCACAAGACATTGCTCAATTTTTGAATAAAAAGGGGTTTACGGTCTTGGTATCCTTAGTTTCACCATATAAAGACCAAAGAGAGGACTTTAAGAATAGAGAAGACGTTGTTGAGGTTTATGTTCACACGACGGAAGATAGGGGTAGAAATCAGTTTCACGTAGAGAACTATGAACCACCTACCGAAAACTTTATAGATTTGGATACAACGGATAAAACCGAAGTAGATTCTTATTATGAAATATTAAAAAAATTAACACTATGAGTAAGAAATATGCAATGTATGTGGGCAGATGGCAAAATTGGCACAAGGGTCACGAATGGTTACTTAACCAACAATTAGAAAAGGGAAAGAATGTGTGGGTGGCAATTAGAAATGTGGAGACAGATGAAAACAACCCAAAAACGGCACAACAAGTTATGATGGATTTAGCTGAAGAATCCTTCTTTAAGGAAAATTCACATAGAATTAACATATCCATCATCCCTGATATTGAGAGTATCAATTATGGTAGAGGAGTTGGGTATGATGTCATTTACCATGAACCACCTGAAGACGTGGCAAAAATTAGTGGTACAAGTATAAGAAACGGGTATATTGACTCAAACGGAGATATTATAGAATATCCAGATATGAATGACAAATGATAGTAGAACGTAAACGACATATAGCTAAAACCATCTCATATCGTATTGTAAGTACCCTTATTGGGTTTCTAATAATATGGTGGGTAAGTGGATCAATTAAGGTCGGTACGGCTTTCGGAGTGGTAGAACTGATATATAAACCCATCCAATATTATCTTCATGAAAGAATTTGGTATAAATGGATAAAATTTGGATTAAAAGATAAAAAATAAGTATTTATATACAAATAACAAAACAATATGAGGACAGTATTAATAGGTTCGGACTTTATGTACGACAAAGATGGTAATTTAAAACCAATTGAAATCAATACCGCAGTTGGTTGGCATAATAATACAATTGAAGAAACCGACTCACTGTTGGATTTAACAACATTGACTACATTTATAACCGATAATTCTTTTACCAAAGTCGTATATATCGGAAATATTTCTAATTTAGATGTAGAATTATCAGGTTCATGTACCACATTAGGAATTGAATATGAAAAACATTTGGTATATACAAACTCAATCACCATCCCATTTGTTGAGGATAACAATCAAACTCTAATTATTAGAAGTGCTTACGACACCACTGCATTGGTAGATGACACATATTGTAGAGATAAAGTTAATTTTTTAAATTTAATAAAAGATTCTTCTTTTGGGTCTCAATTTGCTTATTTAGATGAAAACAATTCAATCGTTAGTAATATAACAACAATTAACGATAATGGGGAACATCCAAATTTTATTTTAAAAGCAAGATTACCTGATTATGATAAAGAAGTTTATCCTAAATTTTATAAAGTATCTACACAAGAAGAATTAGATAGTCTTATTTCAAATGTAGTTACTTCTGATTATTTTTTAATGGAGTTTCATTTAAATCAATCTGAATTAATACAAGACCATATAAAAGTTTTTAGAGGATTAAATTTATTATTCCCACCAAATTTAGAATCTATATCATTAGGTGGTTATACAAGAGCATGCGATGATAAGATTACAATAAACTCATCATTTAATCCTACTACATTTGAATTAACAAATGGTCGTGAAAAATATATTGCAGGTAATTATCAATTATTACTACCAAAATTATCAGATACAGACTTGGTATTGATGAGTGATGGTACATACAAGGTTGCAACCGAATTGGTGGTAGGGGATGTATTAAAAACAATCGATATTCCTAATCCATTTGATGTTGTAGATATGAGCGCAGTTGCAAATTATAGAATATCACAATCCGAATTAGAGAGTGGTACAACATACTCAACAAATGCTATTACTAACATAAGACGAGTGAATACATATTCTAAAATTGTTAAAATAACATTTACCGATGGTAGTGATTGGTTTGATAACCGACATTCAAATTACCTTTCAATTAGAAATAATGAAGTAAGATTTTTAAAACTAAATGGTGGGGATAACGATGATTCAATGGTTATTGGTGACAATATATTATTATTAGATACATTAAATTTTGAAACACCTTTATTTATAATAAAAGAAGTATCAAATATTGAAATGGTTTCTGAATTTTTTGGTGGGTATGAAATAACCGTAGAAAACGCTCATATATTCTTAACAAAATCAGATGTGGACTCAGATAAATCATATGTTTCAATTGAACATAATGGAGTGGATTGTACATATGAAAGTTTAAATAATTGTGAGTTCGGTGGTATATGTGGAAAAAACCAGCAGTGTTGTCCACTATCATGGAACGATAGACAATGTCTAAAAACGATTCAATGTCTCGCATGTAACCAAAAATAATAAAATAAAATAATATAAAATGACAATAACAGAAAAACAAACAATTAATAATGTAATGGGTCAAATTGGTTCACTAATTATTACCGCAAATTCTTAATAAAGAAATAAAATAAGTTATATGGATTTTGATTTCAAAAAAATCACTAAGGCTTGGTTTGATTCGTATTTTGGTTCGGATAAACAAAAAGAGATGGCGGTAAAACGTTCATCAATATGTGAAGTGTGCCCATCCCGTGACGTAAAAGTTAAAGGGATTGATTTATTAACAGTATGTGGTGAATGCGGGTGCCCAATCAAGAAAAAAATATTTTCAGACGTTTTCAACGATTGTCCATTAAAAAAATGGGAATCAGTTGATTTAGAATATTTTCCATCAAGAAAAACTAATAAAACTTTATATTAAATTGTATGATAACAGAAATCCATACATCAAATAAAATTTATATAAAATTTATTGATACTAAAAAAGGTTGGGGTGTCTTTTGTAAAGAAAAAATATTAAAAGATGAAATTGTAGAACAATGTTACGGAATAATTGATAATTATAAAACTACACCGTTAAAAGATTATTGTTTTGTATTAAACACAAAAAATCATCAGAACCACGACGCAATAATGCCAGTGGGGTATGGTGCAATATATAATCATAGTGATACACCAAACATAACTTGGCAAAATATAGGTAAAATAGTAGAATTTATAGCCACTCAAGATATTGAAATTGGTGAAGAAATTTGTCATAATTATGGAGAAGGATATTTAGAAAAATGGGCCCACCGATTTATATAATGAAAATCGCATTAATATATATCGCTAGAACAGGATCAACTTCCTTATTGAAGTATTTTGCAAAATTAAAACCTAATTATGTTTGTTATAATGAACCATGGTTTCCATGGGCAAAGAAAAATATACATACCGAAAATACGGAGTACAATGAATTAATTAAAAACGATAATTTATTTATAAAATCTACATTAACCCATCTACCATGTTCATTAGAAACATTAATTTCTGATTTTGATACTGTTATTTTTTTAATAAGAAAAGACCTTAAATCCCAAATAGAAAGTCATATTTTAGTGAATAAAGAAATGTCATATTTAAACACCACAAAAAGAAAATATAACATACACAATATAACTGAAAGTGAAATTGAACATTATAGTGAGATTACAAATAATCACATACAAAAAATAAAAACCACATCTAATACATATAATGTACCTCTATTTTATTATGAAGATTTATATTATGGTGATTTTCAACCGATATTTGATGAATTGGGAATTGTATATAATAAAGAATATTATGATGAATATTTAAATATTTCTAACAAATATAGAATTGGTAATATGGACATTAAAAACCATAAAACTTTAATTTAAATGAATATATGTAAAAATTTATTATCAGACAAAGAGTTATTTTTTTTAAATTCAATATGTTCAAATTTTGTTGAGACACAATTACCACACAATCGTAATAACTACGTTAGAAAAAACTTAAATATAAAAGAAGAGTTGTTAGAATATCAAAAAAGATGCTCAAAATATTTACCAGATGGGTATCAATTATATGATTTATGGATTAACAAGGTAACCAATAAAACAAATATTGATGACAATTATCATATTGATGTTGCGGATTTAAGTATCATCACCTACATTAATGAAAATTTTGAGGGTGGAGAATTTCAGTATATTTTTAAAAATGAAGAAATAAAAGTAAAACCAATTATAAACCATAGCTTAATTATAAATAAAGAAATAGAACATAGAGTTCTTAATGTAACTAATGGAGAAAGATTTAGTTTAATTTCTTTTTATAAAAAAATACAAAAAAAACAAAAAACATTAATTTAAATGAATACATTTAAAAATATAGATTTAAAAAATTATGTTTGTAGTGTTCCATTTAATTCATTAGAAATACATAATAATGTTTGCTTTGTATGTTGTCCATCTTGGTTACCAAATAAAATAGAACTTAATGAGATTCCTTTAAAAGATGTATATAATAGTGAACCTGTTATTGATATTAGAAATTCTATTTTAGATGGTTCATTTAAATATTGTAATAAAGAACTTTGCCCATATTTAAGTAAATTGGTAAATTACGGGGTAACATCTGGACCCGTTACTTTAAAAACAAAATTAAACCCAAGTTTTTATAATCCTATTATAAAAAATAATACACCGGATTATCTTATAATGAATTTTGACAGGACATGCAATTATAAATGCCCTTCATGTAGAATTGATTTAATTGTTGAAAATGGAGAAGGTATACAACGTGTTGAAAAAACAATTGAAGATATAGATAATTATTATTCTGCAAATGTAAAAACACTATACATAACTGGTTCAGGTGACCCATTTGTATCGGTGGGGTTTAGAAATTATTTAAGAAATTTTAATCCTAAAAAATATCCAAAATTAATATCAATTCATTTACATACAAATGCAAGTATGTGGGATAAAAAAATGTGGGATAGTATGCCAAATATTCATAATTATGTAAACACTTGTGAAATCAGTATAGACGCTGGCACTAAAGATACTTACGAAAATAAAACAAGAATAGGTGGCAATTGGGAAAATTTAATGAATAATCTTAAATTTATCAATACATTACCAATACGTGTTAAAACATCGTTTGTTGTTCAAGATAGTAATTATATGGAAATGGAAACATTTTATAATTTAATGTATTCTATATTTAGAAAAAAAGTAGATGTGTTTTTTGGAAAGATAACAAATTGGGGAACATTTTCCGAAGGTGAATTTAAATTAAAACAAGTATGGGATGCCGAACATCCAGAACATGAATTATTTAAAAAAGAATTTAATAAAATATGGAAAAATCAAAATCTATTCCATAATTTATATGAGTTTATTGATAACACTAATAAAACTTTAATATAATTAAATATGAAACATAACATAATAAAAATTGACATAAATGACATAAATTTAATAAAACAAGTTTATAAAAATGGTGAAGAAAATGGTCATAATGTAGAAACAAATCCATACAATAAAAGAAGGGATAAAAATACTTATAGTACTGAATTAGTTAAAAGTGAAACGTTTTTTTGTGATACACGTAATAAAGAATTAGTCGATATTGTTAAAAAATATATTAACATAAATGAAACAACGGAATATATTGTTAATATGCATTATATTAATTATAAAATAGGTGAGGAAGCAAAAGAGCATATTGATACCGGTGCCTCAATAAGAACATATATAATATTATTAAATGATAATTTTAATGGTGGTGAATTTTATCTGGATAATATCCATATCCCTCTAAAATTGGGCGAAATAATTGAATTTGATGCCAATTTATTACATAAGGTTACTCCCATAATATCTGGCAATAGAGAAGTATTAGCGATATGGATTTTACCATCGCAAAAAAATAAAAAAACTTTAACATAGTGATAGTCCTGATTTTATCACGTACAAGATGTGGATCTACTACATTATGTAAATGGATATCAAAAGAATTAGATATTGAATTAGATGAAACCCCATATGATAAAAAATATAGAAAAGACACATATACTTTAACGTATGATTTTAAAAGAAAAAATATTATTTAGTAAAGAGGAGTGTCAGTCCATTTTGAAAAATATTGAAAAATGGGATGATACTATTATAAGCGTACGATTGGGTGGACAATTAACCAACAAAGGAGGTATTATGAAATCGTTTAAAATAAATTGGGACGATAATAATAGTTGGATTAAAAATAGAGTTATAAATTGGGTTAATTCTTTGGATGAGGTTTTGTATAAAATAAATCATAATAAAAACTTAAATGCGGGTTATAGAAAATATATCAAAGGTGATTATTTTATAAAACATGATGATCATATTTACAATGGGGATAGGAGATTGTATACTATTGGTGTGATGATTCATAAATCGGAAGATTTAATTGGTGGAGATTTAAAAATGTATATTAATAATGATGTAGTTAATATTGATTTTAATTTAGGTAATGTATATATATTTGATTCAAATACACCACATTCAGTTGATTTAATTGAATTGGGAGAAAGAATTACACTTATGTTTTTTATAGTTCAATCTGATACTATTAAAAATATAAAACATATTATATGATAAAACAAAATAAACTATTTAGTAAAGAGGAGTGTCAGTCCATTATTTTTTATGGAAGTAATAATATTACCGATTGGGATTATAACGATAGAAAATACCACTCACAACCAATTAATTATTCATTAGATACTAAATGGTTATTTGATAAGTTAAAGGATTTTGTTGAAAGAGAAACAACAATTAGGATTAGAACAATAAAAAAAACGATACATTTTCATAAATTTACAAAAGGTGATTGGTTTGGAAAACATAACGATGTTAGAGATAGAAGATTATACGCCGTGGGAGTTTTATTGAACGATGATTTTGAAGGTGGTGATTTTAAATTATACAACCCAAATGAAATTATATTAGATAAAGTTATTGGAAATACATATTTATTTGATGTAAGAATAGACCACGAAATAACACCAATTTTAGATGGAGAACGATATTCTTTATTGTGGTTTTTACAAAACGAACATGTAAAAATAGAAACAAATAAATTAATATAATATGGAAAAAATATACTTTGATGATGAGACATACATATGGAAAACTAAATTTGATATATCACATATGAAAGATAGTGTATTAGAAGAATGCCTTATTATTATTAAAGATATGGAAGATTTAAAGCCGACGGATGCTTTTGGATTCTTTAGTGAATGGAAAGAAAATATAGATTTTAATGGTAATTTTGAATCAACTGCAAAAATACATGAAATAGTTAAAGAAGGAATAAATGTGTGTATTGAATTGTTTAATGAAAATATAAAATTACCATACAATAAAATAAATACAGAGGCGTGGATAAATGTTGTGAGAGCTAAAAATCCAAAGCAAAAAGATATTTCTAAGGAAAACGAAATAGTAATGCACAATCATACTGATTTAAATCATATGAGTAAAGTTTTTAGACCTGATTACACATATGTTCACTATGTTCAGATGCCTGATAATTTAGAAGGTAACGATGGTGTGTTATACATAGAGGGTAAAGATGGAATTATTTATAATATTCTTCCAAAAGAAAATGATATAATAATAATGGAAGGAAGAGTTCCACACGTACCTGCCTCTGCTAGAAAATCTACCAAAGATAGAATAGTTATAGCGGGTAATGTTGGATTTGAAATGATTAAAAAAACAAATACCTTAATATGAGTCCATTAGAATATTGGAAACCTGAGACTTTTGAAATCTCATCATTTAAGTTTAAATTAGATGAACGAAAAAACAAAATATTTAAAACATCGGGATCAGATAATACAGGTTTATGTACCTACACCTATAATGAATTAGGATTTAGGGGGGATAGTATAAAAAAAGAAGGATTTAAAGTAATGTCTTTGGGTTGTTCAATTACGGAAGGAGTTGGTGTAAATGATAATGAAACTTGGCCTGCACAATTTTGTAGTCATATGGAAAATGCGGTAAATTTTAATTTCGGAACAGGTGGAAGAAGTAATGATTTTATATGTAGATGTTTAATGAGTTATTATGATTTGATTAAACCAGATTTGGTTTTAATAATGTATACATTCCCACATAGAAGAGAAATTTATACCGAAGATGGTGGAATTGAACCATTTATTCCAACAACTTCTTGGGGTTATTTAAAGGAGACGGATGACGGTATTAAAACACAAGAATATTTAACTTATTTACAAAATAATAATGAGGACATAATAAATTGGTATAAAAATCATTTATTAATAAAATATTTTTTAGAATCAAAAAAATGTAATTGGATTTGGAATGGTGGAGAATTAAAATCACTTGAATATGATGACCCCAATAGGTTTGATGGAGATTACGGGAAATATTTAGATTTAGGTGTGGATAATCATCATCCAGGTCCAAACCATAATAAAACATATGCTCATAATTTACATGATTTTATATCAAAAAATTTCCCACAGTACATAAATAATTTACCAAAAAATATAGAAAATTTGATTTGATTTTTCATTTATTTTCATTATATTATCATTAATGAAAATACTTGCACATACATGTTTTATCGGAGTAACAGGATATGCTAATCACGCAAAGTCCTTTTTTTGTGCTCTGAACAAATACCACACAGTTAAGGTTAGAAACTCTACCATAGGTGGGGGTTGGAAGGGAATGAACGATACACCTCATGATGATGAACCATATATCACCGATGAGATGAAGGATATGTTAATTCTACAAACCCTAATCAATGGTGATGGTAGTAGATCTCATTTACCTATGTATGGTTATAAGAATGATTATAAACCTGACGTTCATATTGTATTGGTGGATATGAACAACTATTATTTTCACGAGAATTACGATGGATATAAGATAGCATATAACGTTTGGGAATCAACACGTTACCCACAAGATTTCTTTAAAAGATTAATGTATTTTGATGAGGTATGGGTACCGACCCAATGGCAGTTTGATTGTTTGGTTGAACAAGGATATCCATCATCAAAAATATCAATTGTACCTGAAGGAGTTGATGTGGAGACATTTAAACCGTTAAATAAGACACCAAAGAAAGATAAATTTAGATTCTTACACTTTGGTAGATGGGATTATAGAAAAGGAACTACAGAGGTTTTAAGGACATTTGGTGAGGTTTTTAAAGGTAGAACCGATGTGGAGTTGATTGCGTCAGTTGAAAACCCATACGCATACGACGGAATGAAGACCACAGATGAAAGGGTTAAGTATCATAATATTAATGATGAGAATATTAACTTTATTAAGTTCACCCCAAGAGAGGATTATGTGAAGTATCTACAAGAAGGTGACGTGTTCGTTACTTGTGCTCGTAGTGAGGGATGGAACTTACCGTTGATTGAGGCTATGGCTTGTGGAACACCATCAATTTACTCTAATTGGGGAGGTCAATTAGAATTTGCGGAAGGTAATGGTGTTCCCGTTAAGATAGATGGTTTAAGACCTGCAAATGTGGAACATAAAGATTTCCCTGGTGAATATTGTGAACCAGATTGGAAAGATTTGGGAGAACAAATGTTAAATGTAATGAATGATTATAAAAAGTTTAAATCATTCGCAATAGAAGAATCAAAGGAAATTCATATAGATTTCAATTGGGATAAAATAGCAAAAACAGCATCAGAAATATTAATGGAAAAGAAAACAATTAGAGAAGATGATTTTTATAAATCAGGAAAATTCTACACAGATGTAGACGTATTAGAAAATTTAGGGGACATTAAAGATTACCAAGGAGGGACTCTTGAAGTTGCGGATAAGTTTGGTTGGCCGAGAGCAATTTATCATGAAATTTTTAATTTAAAAGATTATTATAAATTCCCCAATCAAGACAAACGAATATTTGATGGAGATGTGGTAGTTGATTTAGGAGGAAACTTAGGTATCTTTAATAGATGGGCTTATAGTCAAGGTGCGTCTAAAGTAATTTCATTTGAACCAGATAGAAGGTATTTCCAATTACTTTCAAAAAATGCCGACCCACGTTCAATATTATATAATGGTGCAATTGCGGATGAGATGGGTGAATTGGTTTTATCCGAAACTGGACATTTAGGTGGATCTACATTATTGGAAACAAATGAAGTAACTAACACTTATGCTGTTAAAACATATACATTAAATCATTTGTTTGAAACAGGTGTTGTAAATAAAATAGATTTTTTAAAGATGGATATTGAAGGTGCTGAACATCACGCATTTTTAGGTATATCGGATGAAAATCTATTAAAGGTTAGAAACATAGCAATGGAATATCACCATAATTTATTAGGGTATAATGTTGAACTAAGAGAAAACCTTATCAAAAGAATGGCAGGATTAGGATTTGGTCATTTTACTTTATTTTGTGGAGGTAACGACAACTTACAAATGTTATATTTTGAAAGAAAGGTCGCATCAAATAGAAGAACAAATGTACATTTCGTAGATGGTCCATTTGTTGAAATTAATGAGGATAATGAACACCAGTACAATGTTCAATTTATTGATGGGGATACGGGTGACATTGTCTATGAAACCAACATCAAGAGTAATCATTGGACAAGAGCATCTAAAAAATATTATGTTAATTGGATTGTTAAGATTAAAGGTATTGATAATAATTTTTATAGAGAGGAGAAATTTAATCCTGAAGGTCAAAGAATTATGATATGTTTCGAATCTAAATCTTTGGGGGATAGTTTAGCGTGGATACCATATGTAGAAGAGTTTAGAATTAAAAATAAGTGTCATATTATATGTTCAACATTTAAAAATGATTTATTTAAAGGGCAATATCCTGAAATTGAATTTGTGGAACCTGGTGTTGGGGTGAATAACATTTATGGTCTATATAGATTAGGTTTATTTTATGATGATAAAAGAACAATTAGATATGATAATCATCCGTCCAATCCTAAAGTAGAACCATTGGGTAAAATGGCAACGGATATATTGGGTTTAGAATATAAAGAGATTAGACCTAAATTACCAACTTTTAGTAATAAGAAAAAGAAAAGAGTGTGTATTGCTGTCCATTCAACATCACAATGTAAGTATTGGAACAACGCAACAGGATGGCAACAAGTGGTTAATCATCTTAAAAGGAAAGGTTATGAGGTAAGATTATTATCTAGAGAAGAGGATGGATATATGGGTAATAAGAACCCACAAGGGGTCGTACAACAAAAATCAGGACCAATCGAGAAGGTAATTCAAGTTTTAGAAGAGTCGGAACTTTTTATAGGTATTGGTAGTGGATTAAGTTGGTTGGCGTGGTCTGTGGGTATTCCTTGTGTCATCATTTCAGGTTTTAGTGAGGAATATAGTGAACCAACAATCGGAGTTTCAAGAATTATTAATAAAGATGTTTGTCATGGATGTTGGAATGTTTACGATTTTAACCCTGGAGATTGGAACTGGTGCCCTGTAAATAAAGGTACAAAACAACAATTTGAATGTTCCAAATCAATCACAGGTCAAGATGTCATAAAAGAAATTGATAAATTAATATAAAAATTTATAGATTTATTTCACAAATGTGATTTATAAAGTATTTATTAGGGTATAACAATATAACCTATGAAAATATTTGACGCAAACATCTCGGGATCACTTAATGTATCGGGCGCAGCTCGTTTTTTTGGAGATCTTCAGGTAGACGGAACAATAAATGCCACCATAAGTGGTACCACATCAAACGCTTCGGCCCTAAACACAACAGGTTCCGCTCGTTTTGCAACCACAGGTAGTAACCTATTCACCGCAAATCAGACAATTAGTGGATCAATAATTCCTTCTGTTAATAATGCTTACGATTTAGGTGACGCAACACATTGGTGGAAGGACATCTACGTATCAACAGGATCTATCTTTATTGGTGGAATTAAAGCTATCAGTACAAACTCTGATGGTACAATACAAGTAGGTGCTCAAGTTGTACAAACTTCAGCGAGTTTGGCTTCAGTGGGTCTTCCAGTTCCTCCAACAGGTTCAGCAGGATCAAGTCAAAGTACATTAGTAGGTAGTCAAAATATTACAGGTAGTCAATCTATCACAGGTAGTATGTCGGTTAGTGGTAGTATGGTTGTGACTGGTTCATTATTCATTAACGGAACATCATATACAGCAGCTTCTTCAGGAACATCAGGTTCTAACGGAACTAACGGTTCATCAGGTACTAGCGGTTCTAATGGAACTGACGGTACTTCAGGTACAAACGGTTCTTCAGGAAGTAACGGAACAAATGGTTCTTCAGGAACAAGTGGTAGTAATGGTACGAACGGTTCATCAGGTTCTAATGGAACGAATGGTAGTTCAGGTTCATCAGGTTCCAATGGTACAAATGGTACTTCTGGTTCCAATGGTACAAATGGTTCTTCAGGTTCTAATGGAACTAATGGTTCTTCAGGAACTTCAATCACAACATCAGGTACTAACAATAAAGTAGTTAAATTTACTTCTGCATCAACTGTGGGTGACTCATCAATAACTGATGATGGTACAACTGTAACTATTGGCGGTAATTTGGTCGTTTCTGGTACATCTACAACAGTCAACTCAACAACCGTTGAAATTGGAGATAATATTATATCATTAAATGGTTCAGGAGCGGCAAATGCGGGTTTGGTTGTTAGAGACGCAACCGCAGCATCATTAGTATCAGGTTCGTTATTATGGAATACAACAACTGATAAGTGGATAGCAGGTCCTTTAGGATCTGAACTTGAAATTGCAACTATTAGTGGTACACAAACACTTACAAACAAAACAATAAATGGTTCACAATTAGTTGATACATCCGTTGCAAATGGTAAGTTAACTAACTCATCAGTAACGGTTTCAGCAGGAACAGGTATGAGTGGTGGTGGTGCGGTATCATTAGGTGGTACTGTAACATTAACAAATGCGGGTGTAACTTCGGCAGTTGCAGGTACAGGTGTTGGTGTAAGTGCAGGAACGGGAGCGGTTACAATATCAATCGGTCAAGCGGTTGCAACATCATCAAACGTTCAATTTAACGCATTACTTGTTGGTGCTGGTACTCCACCAACAACCGCAGGTTTAATTAGAGCAACAAATGATGTTATTGCGTACTACGGTTCTGACGAAAGACTAAAAGAAAACATCACACCAATTGAAAATTCTTTAGATATCTTAAAACAAATAAATGGTTATTACTTCGATTGGAAGGAAATGCCAGGTATACATGAGAATGAAGGTCATGATATAGGGGTGGTTGCACAAGAAATTGGTGCAGTTTTACCTGAAATCGTAACAACAAGAGAGAACGGTTATATGGCGGTTAAATACGAAAAATTAGTTGCATTGTTAATTCAAACAAACAAAGAATTATTAAATCGTGTTGAAGCTTTAGAAGCAAAAATAAAATAATTACATTAAACAATACTCACCGCGTCCTAAAAAAATGTGGTGAGTATTTATAACAAAGAACTTAGTTAAAAGAAATATATCATGGGTACAGTACCAGCAACGGGAACCGAAGTAAGTATGGGAAGAATTAGTGTAGTTTTAGGACTGGCAGCTACTCCGGGTCAAGTACAAGTGGGGTTAAACTCAACTTTAGGTGTTGGACGTAATAGATCATATTCAGCAGTTGCAAGTATACCTTCAGGTTCAGCATCACAAGAAAGTTCAGATTTCGGTGGTTTATCAGGATCGGGCACATATTAATTTTACATTTTCACCTTTTTTTCTTATATTATAATGTATGGATTTACGTTATAAAAACTACCCCTCAAAATACGAATTACAATACGTTAAATGGAATGGAATTAACTTTGATAGAGAAAGACTCATCAAGTTCATTAAACGTCTTAAATTGACCCGTTTCCTATCATTTATCCCATCTTTCAAAGAAGAACATACCATACTTAATGAGATACTTACATCTTATGACGATAAAATTATAAAAGGTTTATTGGAAAATGATGAAAACATATCAAGGATATGTTTTATTGAAAAATGGGCAAGGATTGCATCCGTTGATATCCTCCTTACTAATGTTTATTCAAGATTAACATTTACAACAATTAGTAATTTACCTGTGAGTGATTATCAATTGTTAACAAAAAGAGTTGAGGAATTAATTTCATTAGCACAAAATTTCACAACACAAAAAGATAAAATTACCGATAACATACCCGGCACATGAGTAAATCAATACAAAATAGTTCACTATGGGATAGTAAATCAACTAAACTTGCGATTTTAGTACCAACTAGAGATACTGTTCATTCACAATTTGCTTATTGTTTAGCACAATTAATTAAAACAACATCTGAAGCTGGTATCGACACATATTTGTTTTTTGATTCCAGTACTATTCTTTTAAATCAAAGAGAAAAGTTAATAGAAAATGCTAAAGACATTAAATGTGATTATGTTTTGTGGTTAGATAGTGATATGATGTTCCCATCCACAACCGCATTAAGACTATTAGCACACAATAAAGATATTGTTGCATGTAATTACATGAAAAGGTCTAAACCTTTAAAAACTGTCGCATATACCGATTTAAGAAATTGGGATAGTTGGTTACCATTAGAACCTAAAGATGATTTAATAAAAGTTGAAGGTGTTGGAATGGGATGTATGTTAATGAAAACTGAAATCTTCAATTCATTACAAAAACCATATTTTGAATTCACATACAAAGGAGACACTCAAGATTGGTATGGTGAAGATTTTATGTTATTAACCAAATTAAGATTAAATGAATTTAATGTTTATATTGATACAATTTTAAGTATGGATATAAAACATTTAGGAATATATGCCTTCGGAAATAACGATTAAGTTATTTAATTTCCACAGATAAATTACCAATAGAATACATACCAGGTTCGTATTCCTGAATAATCATCTTCAATACTGTTATATTGTTAAAATCTTCTTGTGTTAAAACAGATGTTAATTTTACCATAACATCAACATCATCATAATTTTCAAATTTAGTTTTTAAACTATATCGAGTCGTTGGTTGTTCAGCATCAATATAATCTTGAGGAATTATACCTAAATTAATTTTATTAAAAAATGGTTCTAACAAAATTAAATTACTATCATCATTTATTGTTAAACCCATATTTAAATTCTTATATGTAAAATCTTCTTTCTGTTGGTATTTCACTTGATTAAATGTTGAAATTACAGTACCCCATTTTCTTACGAAATTTCTGTTTGAAAATATCTCAATATTTTGTCTCTTATCTTTCATTTCATCACTGAATCTTGATGTTTGTGAAACAAAGTGATATGTGATTGCACATTCTGTTGTTTTTAGTTTATACCCTTTTAATTTTGCTCTAATTAAAAAATCGTCATCCTCACAAAAACATGGAACAAAACTAAATCCATCAAACCCACCCAAATCAACAAACATATCTTTACGACCACTCATAAAGAAAACAGCACCATCGTAAAGTTCACATTTATCTTTGTTTTGTTTAACGTACTTATCAAACATTTTTTTATTAAAATTATCAAAACCAGTACCCATATCTAATATTACTTTACCAGGTCTTTGATGACCAGCAAATATTGGAGGTTCAATTGTTGTATATGATAACAATGTATTAGGATTCTCATCAATTAATTTATCTAAGTTCTCTAAAAAATGTTTACCGATAACCATATCATTATGAATTAGAACTAATTTTTCTGTATCAACTAAATCAATACCAGCGTTATATGTTTCAGAAAATGTTAATCTGTCATCATCATGAAAGAAAGATAAGTTTTCATCTTTTAAAGATTCTAACCATTCTTTAGTACCATCACTTGAACCACCACTACTAATTACTAATGGTGATTTAGGATAAATCTTACGTAGATGTTTATAACATTCTTTTGTTAATTCTAATTTATTATAAACTGCTAATACAAAACTAATATTCATTTTTTATTTTTTAATTATTTCAAATTTAGGACAAGGTACAATTAATTTTCCACCTTTATTTAAGTATTCTTCTTCTCTTTTTGTAAACTCGGATATAAAATGCCAAGGTAATATTAATAGATAGTCAGGATTCATCGACCTAACATCATCTTCGGATATCACTGGTATGTTTGTTCCAATTGTTTTATAACCATATTTGTATGGACTACGTTCGGCGATAGCATCAATTAATGTATTATCTAAACCAAAGTATTGTAATAATGTGTTTCCTTTAGTTGATGCACCATAACCACAAATCCTTTTACCTTTTAATTTTTCTTCTTTAATAAAATCCACAGTTTGTTTTTTTAAATCTTCAATACCTTGAAAAAAATCTAACCACGTATCTAATGAATCTAAATATTGAGTCTCTTCCCATTTAAGTACAGATTCAATTCTAACATCGCAAACATCTCTATATGGTCTTGTTGCAAATTTAGTTATGTCGGAATTTTCTTTTTTAATGTATACTCTAAAACTACCACCGTTCAAATCATTTAGTTGACAATCAACAATTTTTAATCCAGCATCAACCATTAATTTTTGTAAAGATGTTAATGACCAATAATATACGTGTTCATGACATATATTATCAAATGCCAATTGTTTAATCATCAGTGGTGTATAACTCATTTGAAGTACAAATATTCCATCATCATCTAATACTTCAATAATATCTTTTAAGAAATCAATCGGTTCATCTAAATCATAAAACATCGCAATACAAGTTATAACTTTAGCTTTCTTTGATGAAAATTTAGAACGATTGAATGTTTCTAACGTGAAGTAATCTTGAATAATTTCATCTGAAACTCTTCTAGATTCTATTGCAAACGTCTCGTCGGCTGGATCAATACCTAATTTAGATATGTGTTTAGGTACATAACTTAATAATGTACCATCATTACATGCTATATCTAACCACAGGTCATCTTTTTCAAGTTTCTGTACTTTAACTATACTATCAACAATATCAGATAATTCTTTCTTCATAGTCGTATTAACACCACTACGATACCAATATTTACCAAACATAGAATGAATCGGTGTACATTTTTCTAATCTCGCCGCACCATATCTTTCATCGATTACTAATGATAAATCATGTTTACCCGCTCTCGCATCTTCATCTTGTTTAATGAAGTCAGATACATATAATTCACCTAAACTAAATAATTTTTTCATTTCAATTTTTCTTTAATTAATGTTGTGGATATGTTTTCAGTGTATGGTAAATAAACTAAAATGATTCCATTATCATCTAACCATTGTTGGGTAAAATTCATTTGTCCATAGTAATCTTTCTTTGCCCAATCACTACCTATTATAACGAATTTTGGTTTAATAGTCAATATTGCCGGTTTAGAATCTTCACCATCAGTATTTGGTATAACCTCATCAACGTATCGACAACCTAATAAAACATCACGTCTTTCTTCGTAATTCATTATTGGGTATTTTCCTTTATATCTATAGATGAAATCGTCAGTATTTAATGACACAACGATATAATCACCAATTTCTTTACATTGTTTCAAAAAATTCACATGTCCTCTATGGAATAAATCAAATGTTCCGCCAGTGTATACTTTCTTCATTATTTTTTCCAAAAACTATAAATTCCCTTATCCACCTCATAGTTATCCCAAACAAATCTTTTACGATTCGGTTGTTTTTGAACCCATTCCCACATTTGAGATAAACCATCATGTAATGTTGTTTTATGTTCAAACCCCAATATATCAATTGATTTTTGATATGTGGGAATTGAATGTTTAACTTCGTGTCTTCCTTCTTTTAAAACAACTTCACCAGCCCCAATTACATTTCTCAGTACGGTATTTGCTTCTCTAATGTTATAACTTTGAATACCACCTAAATTAATAATCTCCTTAGACGCTTCAGGTCTAACAGAGGAATTCCATAATGGTTCAACAATATCGTCAATATAACTAAATGCTCTTGTTTGCAAACCATCACCAAAAATTGTCATTGGTTCACCGTTTAAATGTTGATACATCCAAATACCCAATACATTTCTATATTTGTCCCATATATTCTGATTACGACCATATACATTGTGAGGTCTAATGATACACCAATCAAGTCCATGCTGTTCACCAGCAATCTGTATATCCATTTCACAACCATATTTTGCAACTCCATATGGGTCAATTGGCTTTGGTACTTGGGCCTCATCAAATATATTACCATTACCATGACCGTAAATTGCAAGTGTCGACGTGAAGACTAATCTTTTAACATCATGTTTAATACATTCATTTATGATACGTGATGTGGCAACTAAATTGTTTTGGTAATTGTAACTTCTAATGAACGGTGACAATCCTTCGGCTGCGTAAGCTGCCATATGATAAACGTAATCAAATTGATGTCTTTCAAAACATTCTGAAATGTTACCATTAACCAAATTCATTTGCCACAATTCGACTTTTGGATTAACATTTTCAATGTATCCACCACTTAAATCATCAATACCAACAATTTGAACTTCTGGTTTATTTTCAATTATCCAATCAGATAACCTCGATCCGAGTAAACCGGCAACACCGGTAATTAGTATTTTCATATTATTTTAATTATGTACATAAAGAACTTTATTTATTTTTTTTATAGTTCCATGAGGGTATTTTAATAAGTATTCTTCAACAAATAGACCATCAGCATCCCCTTTAGTAATGTTTATTTTTAATTTATTTGAAAGTTGAGTTCTTGTCATAAAATTACCAATATCTATTGCACCTGCTATTGGTCTTGAATTAATAACTAAATATTGTTGTTGTGTCCAATTATGTACCATATTACAATAAACAAAATGAGTATTGTCATCAACTTCGTTTAAAAAATCTTGAACAAAAATTGGTACATAATAATTATCATCACCTGTCATCACTACCCATTCTTCAGTTGTATTTTGTAATCCATAATTTCTAGCGGTATGTCCCCAATCCATATGTGGACCATTTAATTCTGTAAATTTAATTCTTTCATCATTTTCAAAATAATCTTTTACTTTTTGATATCCATCGTAAAATGCGTCTGCAACAACATGTATTTTCCAATTGGATGATGTTTGGGAAAATATAGAACATATTACACTCATTAATTGATGTGGTCTATTGTATGTTGGTATTACGAATTCTATCTTCATATTTTATTTATTTAAATAGTTTTTAATATAATCACTTATATTTTTAGTTGGTTGCCATCCCAATATTAATTTTGCTAAATAATTTTCACATAAAGTTACTTGAGCCTCCCCTGGTTTATCTTTGCAGAAGATAAACTCACGATTAAACATTAAAGCAATGTCCTTTATTGAAAAGTTTATTCCTCTACCCAATTCAAAAATATGACCCCAAGCATTTTTTTCAAATATTTTTACTAATCCATCAACAATATCGTCTATATGTGTAAAATCTCTTCTTTTTGTACCATCACCATAAATTGTCAATGGTTGGTTATTTTCAATTGATTTCTCCCACGCACCAATTAAAGTACAATAGCCACCACTTTTTAAATGATATGGGCCATAGACATTATAAAAACGAGCAATGGATGCATTTAATCCAAAATGTTCTTGATATAATGTAACAATTTCTTCTCCCACATCTTTACTGAAAGTATATGGATTTTTTAATTTACCACTATGATGTGAACTACTACCAGCGTAAACCAAAGGTATATTATTCTTATAGCAATAGTTAACAACATTTAACGTACCATTCGCATTAGTTTCAAAGTATTCTACCGGTTGTTTAAATGATGGTTGTATTCTCGCAATTGCCGCAAGATGATAAACCATATCAAAAGTACCATAAACATTGTAGTGTTTAATTTCTCTAACATCACCTGTAATGTATTTCGCACCTTCTTGGTGATTACTTTCAAATCCTGTATTGTAATTGTCAATTGAGGTTACATTATGTCCTTCACTAATTAATCTTTTAATTAGATTTGTACCAACAAACCCTGCACCACCTGTTACTAGTACATTCATTATCTGTTATTTATAACATTAATTATTGTTTCCAAATCTTCATCAGTTAATCCTAAATGTAATGGTAATGTTAATTCATGTTTATCATACCATTCCGCGTTTACTAAACCACCAACCTTTTTAAAGTCCTTGAATGGTTCGTACTTATCATTTCTTTTATAATGCATACCACAGTAAACACCATTGTTTTTTAATAAATCATACACCTCATCCCTATCCTCAAAGAATAAAGGTAAGAAGTGTGATGAAGAGACTCTATCTGTATTATATTCAGGTAACATCGCACCTTTAACATTATTTAAATAATATGACGATATTAATCTACGACGTAAATTATTTTGATTAATTGTTTCTAACCCAATAATACCCATAGTTGACGCGATATCCGTTAAATGATATTTGTAACCAACTTCCTCTACTTCATAATCCCAATTGTATGTTGGTTTCTCTGTGTTCAAATTACTTCTAGATACTGTATCTTTATTAATACCCAACCATCTTAATTTGTTTAATCGTGTATACAACTCTTCATTGTTTGTTGAGATTGCACCACCATCACCAACTGGTAAGTTCTTAACCGCTTGAAAACTCCACACACAAATATTATCTGTATCACCAATCATCTTACCATTGTACATCCCACCAAAGGAATGTGCACAATCCTCGATAACGGGAACACCATAACGATTTGCAATTTCATTAATACGAATCATATCACAACTATATCCACCAATGTGAACTACCATGATTGCTTTTATTTCATTATCCTCTTGGAGTGCTTGTTCTATTGAATCGGCAGATATGTTACCTGTCATCTTTTCATTATCACAAAACACAGGAATATGACCTTCATACAAAATTGCATGATTGGTACTAACAAATGTATTTGATGTTGTAATAATTTTAGAGTTAGGTGGCAAGTTTAAAACTTTAACCGCCAAGTGTAAACCAGCAGTTGCGCTGTTTAACGCAACAAAATATTTTGAACCAATATATTCGGATAACTTGGTTTCAAATTCTTTTGTTTTAGGACCTAACCCAATCCAACCAGAGTTAAGAATTGGTCTTAGTTCGTTTAATATTCTTTCAGTGTCTATTTGTGGTTTGAATACTTGTATCATAAATTTAAAAATTTTTCAGGTGTTATAAGGTTTAATATTTCTTTTCTGTTTTCATCTAATAATTTAAAATTTAATACATCCGATTTAGGATATAATGTTTGTTTACCTTTTTTAATGATACCAACACCATGATCAGTATCAACAACACACATAGATAAATTTTCATCTGTCATTCTAAATTTAACATATGCTTTCCATGTTGTACCATTCCATGTTTTTCCAACAACATATTCCTCAACTTGATGTTCTTCTTTAATTGGACTACAATCGTGCATAACAATAGTTCCACCCTGATTTAAATGTTTTAATGAGTTTGTTATGTCTTGTTCTACTTGATAGTCTAAATGTAAACCATCTATGAAAATAATATCATATTTCACATCAATATCTAATTGATTAAAAAAATCATCAGATGGTATTGGGTAATTACAATTACCGGCAGGATCTACCCCGTCTTTATGTTCTACGGTAATTTTATTTAAATTCTCATCTGGATTTCTAACACCAATCTCAAGGTAACGTTTATAGTTATTCTTTTTGATTAGATGATTTATAATGTCAGTTCTTTTCATTTCTTTTTTGCTTTCATTATTAAATCACTATGTTCGTTATTGTGTTCACCAGTTTCATAGATTTCTAATATTTCAAAATCATCTTTAAAAATATTTTCTAAATCCATTTTAGAATATCTTTTTTGATCAACAAAATCTTTATAGTTACTTGGTGATGTTGAATGATTATTTTTACATCTATCATTACACATAGTTAAAAATAATAAACCTTCATCATATAGTAAATCAATAATTTGTTTTTTATATAAATTTGAATCTGGACAAAATTGAAATGAACTTATAGATGTAACTGCACCATATATTCCAATATGGTTTGGTGGAATTACACCTGGATTTATTACAACATCAACACCCTTACCTTCTAAAATATCAAATCCTGTTAAATTATTGATAATATCTCTAGTACTCCCGTTAATATTAAAAGAACCTAAGTCGGCTAACTTTACGGAATTAATATATTCTTTATTTTTTTGATACCATCTTGTTAGATGATTTTTAACACTATCATGCATATTGTTCTATTAATTTAATTAATTTTTTAGTTAAAACCTTGGTACTCAAACTGTTCAATATAAAAGGTTGAATGTCTCTTAAATATTTTTTTCTATTTTCAATATCGTTTAAAATGTTCAATGCGTTTTTTAAAGATAATGGGTCATTTGTGATTGAATAATCTAAATTAAATTCTTTAGCAAGTTCTTCATAACTTCTAGATGCATTAACTATACATGGAACTCCACAAGCAATGGAAGCAATCATCTTATTATTACTTTTTATACCGGCATCCGAACCTAAATGAGATAGTGCACACACATTGGATTGTCTTAAATCACTAACAAACGTATCTAATCCCCATTCGGTTTTTCTAATTGGTAGTTGAACATTTATATTTTTAGTGTCGGTAATTAAATTTAATTCAAACTTCTTATCAATAATATGTGGAATCATCCATTGAATAGATTGCACATTAGGATAATTACCAAACCACGATATTTTATTTGAAACTGTAGGGGTATCCAATAAATCTACAATACCATAATCTAAACAATCCTCTATAACAATACATTCTTTACCGGTACCTAATGAATTAAAATGTTCTTTTCTACCTAACGTATCAGTCGTAACAATATCAACATAATCCATCATTTCCTTGAAATGTGGATTGTTATGCACTGGATCATCAAAATCAAATACTTTAAAACCCTCAAATGCTTTAACATATGTAAGTGTTTGATTATCAATTCTTTTTTGAATAATCAAAATATTTGAATTGATATCAAATCCAATGTTACTTTCATATTTATCTGAATGATAAGTATTGATTGAGTTATTAGGATAAAATAATCTTATTCTTGTTGATGCAAATGATGTTACATCAGAGTACATTGGTACCCACGATATTTTTTTAATTGACATATTCCCAATTGAATCTTAAACGTTTAGTAGGTTCATTACCTTTCTTTCTTATTAGTTCTAAATTGTGGTTACTATCTCTTACACCTTCACTTGAACTTTCTTCGGCATATACTTTAGCTTTGATATGTCTTAGTTCGTGTACCTCAAGTAATTTAATACATTTATTATAAAAATGAATGTCATCATAACCATAGTTACCACAAAAATCTTCATCATACCCACCTATCTTTTCAAAATCATCTTTATGAATGAGATATATATTTACACTATTGGTATCTTCCCTACCTAAATAATATACACATCCCTTTCTTAAATTAGTATTAACTAATTGTTCCATATTTTCTTTAGTGACAAGATGATCAATATCAGCACAAAGAATCCATCCCTCACATATATGAAATCCTAAATTTCTCGCACCCGGCTGATTCCATTTAATATCATCAGTTATTCTTGCCACTCTAATACCATCTACAGGACCCAAAGGTTCTTTTGAACAATCATCTATTATAACCGTCTTTAACCCTTGATTAATAATACCTTGTATTCTTTCTCTTTGACCAAAATAGGTATATAGAACTGTTATCATATTAATACTTTAAATGTCTTCCTTGGTCCACAAAATATTCATTGTCTTTTTGTTCCCCTTGTAATGTAAATTTATTTGCATAACCTCTTAATTTTTTTATTTTGATGTTTTTTTCCATTCTCCATAAACAAAATGGAAAACTAATTTGGTCTCTAGAACTAAATTTAGTGATTTGTTCCCACCACATTAATTGAAGTTCTTTAACTGAGTGCGTTGTTTTAACAATAAATGTACACATTTCATAAAGACCATATCCATCTGGCATACCTAATGATTTATATAAACTGAATTGGTTTTGAATATTTTCATGAATATCTAAATTCCATTGAGCGCATGCCGTCATCTCTTGATATAAACATTTCCTATCAGGATGTTTAAATAAGAATATATCCACACCATCACCATACTCATCTATAATTAATTGAGGGTCTTTTTTTAATTGGTGATTACCATCTTCCCATATAATGTATTCATATTGAGAAAAAATTAACGACGATAAAATCTTATAAGTTTTAGCATCCCTTCTATTTTTATAATTATCTATAGTTGAGAATTTTAACACGTCTCTTTGTTCCCAAACCTTAACATCGTTTTCTTTTTTATCTACATATGCAATATAATCACAATTTTCAAAAACCATTGGAGGATCAATCAACTTATCTTTTCCGTTAGTGATTGCAGTTAATACTAAGAATTTTTTCATATTTTAAAATTTATATAAGATTAAAACATCGTCACTTCTATTTTTTATATGTCGATTATCAATTATTTCACTGTTGGGATGTAAATTAATAAAATTTTGTTTTTTTGAATCGATGTCATTCACATCTTCAATGATATAAATTCCATCTGATTTCATTTTGTTCTTTAAAATCCCAAAAGATTTAACTTGGTCATTAAATAAATGACTACCATCATCAATTATTATATCAAATTCATAATTTTTTAATTCTTCTAAAATATTCTCATCGGTAGCATCACCATGTATTATATGTAATAAGTTTGTATTTTCATTAAATGGTACATCATTTTTCAATGTATTAATTGAATCAACACTTACTTCAATACCAACAATGTTAGAATTTATAAAATATTCATTCCACATTCTAATTGAATGACCATATCTAACACCAATTTCTAAAATGGATATACTATCTCTACGACCACTTAATAATTTTTCGTATTCGTCAATGTATGTGTGAGCAGTACCCTTATCTCCATGACCTTCTGGAAATTGATAATTTATGTATATTTCATTTAATGATTTCATATCTTATAATAATTTTCTTTTAAATCGTTTTCATTAATGTATTTTATTTTCTTCATAATTACTTGATAACCAACGTGTAATATTTCAATGTATTTGTAGTAAGAATGGTTGAAAGAATCCACTGCGGTCCTAACCTGTAGATATTTTTCTTGTTCCCATCCACCACCATAGTCATCGAATATAATATAACCATTTTCTTTCAGACAATAAAATGAATTAACAGAATCTTCCAAAACATAATTGGACATGTGATTACCATCAACATATATCAAATCTAAAAATTCCTTTGATTTACCATTATGTTTGAATTGTTTAAAACTATCCGAGGACTCACCTAATAGATATGTTAATTTATCTTTATATGGATTAATATTATTTTCAATAAATTCGTTAGTATTAATATCCATAATATAGTGATGTGAACCTTCTTTTTTACAAAATTCTTCTAATATGTATACAGAAGATCCACCATATAATGCACCAATTTCTAAAGTAATGTTGGGTTTATCTTTTAATGAACTAAGTATTTCTTCCCATATAGTAATGTGGTCGGTAAAGAACATTCTTTCTTCAGGATATTTGAAATGTTTTGGATATTGATAACTCATAATGTACTATAATAATTGTTTTGTTTTTCTTGTCTTGATATTGTTTTATGATGTTGGATACAATATTCCTCGTCTAAAGGTAAAGATGAGAATTTTTGACCACCTATTACTCTTTCGTGGACCTTACCATACCAACTCATACCTTTACGAAATATACGTCCTTGTGCATCAGGGAAGTTAACCCATCCCTTATCGTTAACTCTCCATCCCCATTTGTTTATGTGTTCTTGGGTTAAACCATCTACAGTGTTAATACGAGGAACAAATATTAAATCCACATCAGGATTCATTTCCAACATTTGATTTATATTTTTAACCATATATTCACTAATCATTTCATCGGCATCTATTTGATAGATGTAATCACCCGTACAATAATCATTTAATTTGTTTTTCCAATTGGCAAAGTTACCTTCAAAATCAAACCCTCTCCACGTTTGAACGTGAGGGAATTTATTATATGGTAGTAAGAAATCCAATATTTCAGGGTTACCATTCTTTTCATCATATAAAATAACAATCTCATCTTCCTTTCTTTTATGTTCAAATAAAAATGAAACCAATCTTTTTATTTCTTCTAGTTCATTACAAACTGTAATTGCAAAACTTATTTTCATATTATGCTCTTTGTCCTCCGTTTATTCTACCCGTTAATATATTTACTACTTCGTTGTCTATTTCTTCCACAATTTGTTCCGACATTAATCTCGTTAATTCAGCCTCAGCATCAATTGAGTAAACGGTATTTAAATCATCAACCAATTCAGGTCTCCATTGAGCACGTAGTGTTCTAACAATATTCTGAATACCTTCCGATTGAATTGTTATCCCATGAAAAAATCTAAACTCTCTAACTCCCATATTATTGTTTTGGTCTAGCATAAAACTTAAATGTTTTACCAGTGGTGCTGTCGGTAAAAGTCATTATTGATTGGTTTGTGTTAGGTATTGTAATAACAACTTCAGGTCTTTCTACCGTTTCATCTGCGGTTGCAAAAATCTGAGGTTCATCATTATCAAATTGAACAACCCATTCACATGGCATGTACTTGATAATAGTGTTTTCAATTTGAACTTCCTCTTTTTTCTTTTTTGTTGACTTCGCCATTTATTTAACTCTATTTAATTTAGGTAGTATCAGTTTAGTTTGTTGTGGTATAGTAATGAATGGTGTTAATATACTTTTAAATTTTTCTATCATTTTACTTAATGAAAAATTATTTTTATTTTCTTCTTTTAATATTTTAGATTTAGTTAAAAATTTATTATAATCTTTTTTAACTAATTTTAAAACCTCAACCACCTCATTGTAATTAGCGGTAAACCATTTAGAACCTTTAATTATAAAAGTATCAACCGCACTATCATCAACTTCAGTTAATTTACCACCAACCATGATTGAATTATTGATAGACAAAAAATCTTTATGACCTGACCAGTTAGATGCGATTACAGGTTTACCAGTCATAGTGAACTCTAATAGAGGTCTACCGAATCCCTCACCTTTAGTAATTGATACCATTGATTTAATTTTAGGATGATTATATAAATCGTTCATTTCTTTATTAGTTAAATCACCAAATAATAAATAAATAGAAGGTGGATTTTTTATATCACCAACAATTTCTTTTATTTTTTTCCTAAATGATTCTCTCTCTTTTACTGAAAAATTAGCGGAAGATGTTTTAAGAACTAACGCGGGTTTATCTTTTTCATCTTTAAATGATTCCACAAAACATCTAATTAACATACCAACATCTTTTCTATCTTGACCAAGGTTACCCTTTAACCAATGACCAACAAAAAGATAAGCAAAATTTTCTTTGATATCTAATTTAAAATCTTTATTAATTACATCATTATAAATTGATATGTCCGCACCTTCAAATAAAACCTCAATAGGTTTTTCTATTTTATGTTGTTTTAATAGTTTATCACTATCTTTTTCTTTTTCATCATATACTGTTGATAAAAGAACTTCTTTAGAAAAATTAGATGTTGCAATGATTAAATCCATTCTATTACAACCATCAACCCAATCTTTAGGTGCAATGGTTGTTTCAATACCGGCAGTTATACCAATGTTAAATTTACCAAATCTTCTAAATTCATTTGGTACTGTAACTTGAACGTAAATTTCGGGCAAACCCTCAAAAGAATTAACAATATTACTTTCAATCCACTGATGAAATAAATTGTCTTTTTCTAATGCGGTCATTGGTGTTGAACCCCACACACAACTATCAATTTTAATATCAAACATATTCATTTGATATAACGATTCTAATAAATCTCTTGAATGTGAACCATATCCACTTCTTGTTTTAATTGGTCCTCTAAATAATAACGTTGGTTTCATTAAACTATTTTATATAAATTAAATCTTTCACGTGGTGTGAATTTTTTTATTGTTGTCTCAATACCTTCACTCATAGCATCACACATTACTTTTGATGACAGGTTTTTAATTGCAAATTCCCTTCCTTTCAAACCGTTATGTTTTCTTAATTCTTTATCTGTCGTATATATTTCCATTATTTTACTCGCAACTTCTTCATCGTTAACTCTATCGTCAAATATGTAAGGAGTAATAGGTGAACCATTTATGTTAATTGCTGATGGCCAAACTGGTAAAACCCATTCACCGTGTCGGGTATGGTTATGTTTCTTTTTATTACTTAATGTTTCAATATCAATATAATCATCTGCAGTATAATCAAATCCACATTGGTCTTGTAATCCACCAGTAATATTAACAATAATAGGTGTACCCGCCATTATACTTTCCGCAGTACCCAAACCAAATCCTTCATTACTTGCAATGTTAACAGTACAATCGGCAATGTTATATAATTCATTTAACTTTTCGGCTTCAATTTTATTAGTTGAGAATACAACATTGTAATCAGGACACAATTTATCTTTAACAGCATATAAATCAGTACCATTATTATCTATTGGTGTTGTATGTAATAACAAGACACATTTATCCGAATCTTCTTTTGACAATTTATCACAAAATAATCTATAAGAATAAATTAAATCTGATGTTTGTTTTCTTCTAATGTTTCTACTGTTATAAAATAACACGAAACTATATTCTTTATCACCAAACAATTGTTTCTTGGTTTCTGTTAAATCAATATCTAATGGTTTGAAAACGTTTGGATTAATTCCATGTGGAACATAACTAACTTGCCAATCTTCTAATGGTTTACGAATACCATCGTCCATTTTACCCACACGATTAACAATACCATAAGTTAATTTAGAAATACATCCTAACCAATCACAACTTTCGTAGTAATCTTTATTATATGATGGATCAGGAAGATTATCCCAAATATGATAATAAAGAATTGGAACTTGTTGTCTAATCTCGTGTTCATTATCATACAACCATTGCCAATAATGAGGGTCGGTGAAATGTAATATGGCGTCTATCTTTTCTTCTTTAAGAATTGTCCTTAAAACATTAATATCCCCATAACCATTATATGGTATGATTTTTAATTCGGCATCTTTAACACCAGTTCTTTTTCTCACATCATCATTACAATCAACAAATTTACCGGTTTCGGGGTGATTAATACCTGCGCCTAATTGTATCCAATTAAACCTATCAACGGTACCCATTACGAATTCTTTAGACATTGTTGAAATACCTGAAGTCATTCGTAAATCGTCCGATAATAATAATATTCTTTTTTTACCCATATTAATATTTTGATCCACTCACAGATAAATCTGTGTAATTATTTATTTTATTTCTAAATGATTCGTCTTTGACGTAAAGGTCTAATGTACGATTAACTAATTTTTGTAAGTTAATATTACCATCAATCGCATTTATCTTAAATTTTCTGTAAACGTCTTCCAATATATGGACACTCGTTAATTTTTTTTCTACTTTCATATTCAAATATATATTTATTGATATATACCATAATCAAAAAAATATCGTCAATAATAACGATATCTTAAATTATCGTCTATATTATTGATTAGTGTTTGGTGTCTCTTCTTGTGTTACTGGTTCAGTAACCTCTGGTGTTTGAACTTCACTTAATCTAATGTTTACCGGTGGTTGAACCGGTGGTTCTTGTTTTTTACCTTTACATCCACATCCCATAGTTGTTGTTTTTTATAAATATTTTGGTTTATTGAAATTAATTTCTTATATTTTAATTATAAACAAAGAAAATTAAAAAGTCAAATGGAAACCAACAAAATTTACAACGGAGATTGCTTAGAATTATTTAAAGAATTAGAAAATAATATGATAGATTTAGTGGTAACATCACCACCCTATAATGTTGGTATTGAATATGATGTTCACGTTGATAATTTACCGATGGATGAGTACTTTGTGTGGGTAAAAACTTGGTTAACCGAAGTTTATCGTACATTAAAAGACGATGGTAGAATTGCAATTAATATACCATATGAAGTAAATGTTAGAGACAGAGGTGGACGTGTTTTTATGGTGTCTGAGTATTGGCAAATTATGAAGGAAATTGGATTTGGATTCTTTGGTGTTGTGGACTTAGAAGAATCGTCACCACATAGACATAAAACAACAGCATGGGGTTCTTGGATGTCACCATCGGCACCATACATTTATAATCCTAAAGAGGCGGTTATTTTAGCATATAAGAAAGATTATATTAAAAAGGTTAAAGGTGTTCCGGAATGGGCGTATAATGACGTAGAGATTGAAAATGAGGACGGTACAAAGAAAATGAAGAGAATGTACGATGACCAAGATAAAATCGAATTTATGGAACTTGTATTCGGTCAATGGAAGTATTTTGCAGATACTAAGTCATTAACAAAAGCAACCTTTTCATTGGACATCCCAATGAAAGCGATAAAGATTTTAAGTTATAAAGGAGATATCATATTAGATCCGTTTTCTGGTTCAGGAACGACAGCATTGGCAGCTAAGAGGTTAGAAAGAAATTATATAGGATTTGAGTTATCGGAAAAATATGCTAACATTTCTAAACACCGAGTTGGGATACAGGATTCTGAGGAGTCCCCAAATACATAGCAACTTTATCACCCACTTTCCACCCATCACAGGTACCTGCGGGAAATTCAATAATATGATCACCAATACCTGTGTAACGAGGTAAAGTCATCCTATGTGGGTCAGGAGCCTCACAGTTAGAATGTATACGATTAATACGGTTGTTAAGAACAAATAAAATATCTAATGGTATTAAACAGTTCTTCATCCAAAATGAGTGGTGACCTTTACCCATCTTGAATACCATACAACCGTTTAGTTCTGTTCTACCCATCATACCTTTTTGAATATCATCTGGTGATGAAAGGTATTCGGCGGGAAATGTTTTGTTATTGATGTGAACTGACATATCTATAATTATTTGGAAATTTCAAATTAAAAGGTTATATTATAAAAAACAAAGTTATGCAAATAAAAATTAGAGAAATAATCTATATAATGATGATGATAACTGGTATCCTTATTGAAAAATACGGGTTGAATACGGGTAACCCTGAATTGGAAAAGATGTTTGGTTGGGGTATGATTAGTTTAGGACCAATCAATATGGTCATTGATTATATTAAGAAACCTAAAAAGAAGTAATATGTTTAAGAATTATTATAAAGATTTCTTTGTTTATAAAAAGAAACATCATTGGTATATTTTACCTGCAATTATTTTCTATTACGATAAGGATGAATATTATGAGGATGGTAAAACATCACCATCTTGGGGGTTAACTATTAGGTGGTTGACATATATGGTGGGGTTCCAAATACAAAAAAACCCTGATAATCAATAAATTACCAGGGTTAACAAGGGAGAGAACTATCGACCTTGTCCACGATAGTTGTTTTCAGTTCTATCGTGTTTGTTGCGAGTTTTTGTTGCCGAACCTTTTTTTCTCTTACCAAAAGAGACCTTATTGTTACTAGCACTTTTTCCTTTAGCCATAAAATTTATTTATTAATAAGTATATCTGAAAATAGTTTTGTATATTTGATACCTAAACTTACTTTATGGAGGAAATATTACTTTACCAAACATATACTTACGCGAGAATTACCCCATTTAAGAACTATTCTAAGTTCCCAAGAGTAGACACATCACATAGTGGTATACATAAACAAGTGTCATATGAAGACAAGTATGGTGGTAGTACGACCACTGAATATTATGATGGGGGTAGTGGGGTTCCAATATCACCACTAACAGATGAAATCAAAAAGAAAAAAACAAGATTTTTTTATTGGGACGATGAATATAAAAATGTTCCGATTATTATGTACGCTTCCACTCATAAACTAAATGGAACACCGGGGGAGTTTTATACTACAAAGGATAGACACATCAAGAAATACTATAATGAACCCCTTAGTGAAATATCAGTTCACATATTAGAAAGGTCAATAATAAAAAAAGGAGATAAGATTACAATTAAAACAAACAAATTCACAAAATTCAGAGGATTTAACTGTAAGTATTTTAAAACAAACAAATACACCACATCAGTTACTTTTGATATGGTTAAAGGGGATTTTTTATTTGTTGATAGTGGTAAACATGGAAAAACCAAAACCACACCTCGATTTAGAAAGAACGGGTTTCAACAACTTGACAATTTTTTAGATAGTAGCGATGGACCATTGAAGTTTTTAAGAAATCATATGGGTAAAAATAATCCATTGTACAAAGAATTAAAAAATAATTTTAAAGATAAAGAATTTAACGACGTACTTAGTAAAGTGTTTAACATTAATTTTACAACAGATGGTTCATTTTTTAAAACTTTTTTTTATGAAGAGGTAATGAGATGGTTTATTAATACCAAGAAAATAAAGATACCAAACGACTACAAAAAACTATTGGTTCATTATTACCCAACAGAAAAATACTTAAAGAAAAACGATAGAAAATTAATTGCGTCAGTATTAGATGTTTATCAAATAAAATCTAAAGTGACAATAAAACTATTACATGAGAAACCTAACATTGATTTAGGTTCTTTATATATGTTATGTTATTTGTTTGGTAATAACTACCAAAAATATATCGGTTCCATAAATAAAGATTTATTTGGAACAACATCCGATAACGATAAGGGACATTTAATTGGTGCATCATCATTAAAAATGATGGAAAATATACGTGACAGAATTAAAAATCACGGATATGACATATCTGATATTGAAAAAGAAAATTTATTATCGGTGTTAACAAGTGAAACAGAAAAAGGAATATCGGTAGATGAAAATTTTATGGGGTTAGTGATGGATCATTTTAGGATGTTGAGTAAAATAAGAGAGTATGATCCTAATATTAGAATGAGAGCAAATACTAGAGTTAAGTTTCATAGTGAACACAATGAATTATCTAGAATGATATCTGCAATTAAAAAAGGTTGGGTCATTCAATATTTCTATCCTGAAGAAACGGTGAGACAAATTCAACAACCAATTAGTTGTGAGAAAAAAAGTGAGTTGTGGAAACACAGTAGTAATGGTAATAAAGAACTTATCACTACAATAAGTGACGGTGAGATAATGATACACCCATATGTTCTAACAAGAGAAGAGGAATACGTTGAAGAAGGTAGGTTTATGCATCACTGTGTTGCATCATACGCGGAGACAGACACATCAATTATTGTATCGTTGAGGACTGAAGATAAACAAGATAGAGTTACGTGTGAGTTTAAAATATCAGATGGAAGAATGGTGCAATCAAAATATTTCTCAAACTCACAACCACCAAAACATTATCAAAATGTGATAGATGATGTAAGTGATTTGATTAGAATGCACGCGAGATTTGGAACACTCAACTGGTTAAAGAAGGATAGAGTACCTGTTATGATAAATGGAGTTGAAATTGCTCCCGAAATGAGAGAACCGAGAAGATTAATAGATATTTTAAATTTAGATGACGCCGAACCACTACCATTTTAACTACACATTTTCATTTAATCCATATATATTTCTATATGGATTTATTATTTTCGTACTCCCAACAAAAGAAGGATAAGAATAGAAAGAGAGATGAATCAATTAGTGAATGTTTAATTAGATTACACAAACACAATGATGAACTTACATATGAAGGTATTTTTGATTTTGACTACGATAGATATGGTACACCAAGACATGTAACGTTCGAACACAATTTAATTGTTAATTTAATCACTGGTGATGTTTCGGTAAAGTATGAGATTAAAAATAATGTTAATATCGATGAAAAAATATTTAGAAGTACAGATCAAAACAAAAAGAATGATTTTAAACTGTTGTTTGATTTAATTGAAAATGGAATTGCTCGAGGAGAAAAACGTAGAGGTTATTGGGGGGTCAAATATGAGAGATCAGTTGATAAAATATGTGACATTTTTATCCAACAAATACAACCAAAATTTAAATCACAATTTCTTAAAGATAAGAACTATAAATTAAAACCTTTTTACAATACTATCTATGATATGTTAGTTGATTATCATTTAGACATAAAAGGTATTAAAGGACACAACGCGGTATATTATGATATCCAAAATGATTACCCAAAAAAGAAATGGTTGGACAAAAACGATAATAAATTTCTACCGGCAGTTTTAGATTATTATGGTATTAAATCAAAATATCTAATAAAAGAATTGAGTCAGAACGTTAGACAAATTCAAATCAGTACATTAAATTATTTCTGTAAGTTATTCGGTGACAATCACGTTGAATACTTAAAGAAATTTATTTGGGAAATACATTGTTATGATACCCCACCCAACAAAAAAATACATTATTTAAAGAATGAATCTGAAAAAGATTTTTTAGTTAAAGTAATTAATGATTGGGAAATAGACACAATTAAAACAGATTCGTTAATTTATACATTAAATAAGTTATTTTCAATTAGAGATTTGTTAGAACAAAGAGGAGTTAATCTTAAATTTAAGGCAAAAAACGATGTTGAATTTGATAATATTATGGAGACATGGTCAGGATTAAAATTACATTTCGCACGTGGATATAAAGTAAGATATCTTATACCTGAAGATTTTGTGAAAGAAATGGAAGAAGATATTGTGATTGATGAATTAGTATTTAAACCCAAATTATTATTAACAGAAGATGATTTTAGAATTGAAGGATTTAATATGAAAAATTGTATGTCTAAACAATTTGCACACGGAGTCGTTTACATATTCGCATCATTGCAACATAAAAGGAAAAGAATTAATTTACAATACAGAAAGGGTAATTTAATACAGTCCTATGGTAAGGCCAACACACCGGTTATTGAGATATTTGAAGAGGCTACCAATATTTTAACATCAAGGTTTAAGAAGTACCCAACGATAGAGTGGAAGAAAGACAAATATGATTTCATAACTTATTGATAATCAATGTATTTTTTTAATAAAATTTTTTTTGGTATATTCTAATTAATACCTATCTTTGATGTGAACTAAACTAAATCAAATGAAATATCTATCAGTTTGTAGTGGTATTGAATCCGCTACAGTTGCGTGGGAACCACTTGGTTGGGAATGTGTTGGTCTATGTGACTTCGCATCATTTCCACAAAAAGTATTATCCCATCATTATCCAAACACAACATTATTTACTGACATTACTAAACTAACTCAACATGAAAAGTACAAAAAAATTAAATTTGACTTATTGGTCGGCGGAACGCCTTGTCAATCTTTTTCCGATGCAGGACTCAACAAAGGAATGGATGACATCCGTGGTAGAATCTCCCTTGAATATGCAAGAATTCTTAAAGAAAAACGACCAAGATGGTTCATTTGGGAAAATGTCGAAGGGGTTTTTAAAAACAAACACAAAAAATCCTTATGTGAAATCATCTCCTCTTTCACTGGTGTTGACTTCAAACCAGAAGGTCTCGACAAACAAGGTATTGTCCAAGGAGAAGAGTACTCAATCGCTTATAGGGTTCTCGACAGCCAATACTTCGGAGTTCCCCAACGACGCAAAAGAATCTATATTGTCGGATATCGTGGAAAAAACTGGAAAATCCCATTCTCAGTATTATTTGAGCAAGGATGTTTTGAAAGCGTTAAAGAAAAGAATAAAAGCAAGAGGGATGAGTACACCAAAAATATTCTCGGAGAAATTAAACTCGCTGGTACGATAACAAAATCATACGGACAAACCCAAACAGATGGAATGGGTCGTGTGTCAACATCTAATTTTTGGGTTGATGATAATGGTATAAGATGTTTCACTGAAAGAGAATTAGAAAGATTACAGGGGTTCCCTGATGGTTATTTAGATTTTGAAGTTGATGGTAAGAAACCTGGTTATTCCGCTGTAAAGGGTGCTCTCGGTAATTCAATGACTGTAAACGTTATGTATTGGATTGGACAGAGAATTAATTTTATTGACAATTATATTGAATCCAAAAAGATTTTGAAATTCAAGAAAATTTAATTATATTACATTATGCAAGAAAAAGAATCAAAGACATCGACACATTTTTGGATTAGTTTAGTTAAATCTTTTTTTAGAATTTGTGCGGGTGTTGCTTTAGTTGACGGGTCTTTAACGGATGCTGGTGGTTTATTAATCATAGCCGAAGCACTTGGAATCGCCGAAGAAATATTTTAATTATGGTATTTGAAACAAACAATATTAAGATTTCTTACGAACCACATTTAGATGGTGGTGGCACTACATTTGGTATAAACGCCTTAGATAGTGAAAAAGTAAAAAAATTCATTAAGAAAGGTAGAGTTATGGAAATGTGTTCAGGACCTGGTTTTATGGGATTTCATTTACTTGGACAGGGTTATTGTGATGAGTTATATTTGGTCGACATCAATCGAGAAAATCTTAAACATATAAATGAAACAATAAGTTTAAATAATTTAGATAATGTTAAATTTATTGAATCAAATGGATTTAATGAATTAGTCGGTGAACCAAATATCGATGTTATCATTAGTAATCCACCTCATTTTAAAACATTAAGACCTGAAGGTTATAGATTTGACAATGAGAAATTATTATCGTTAGACAAAGATATGAACTTCCATAGAGAATTTTTTAAAGATGTTAAAAAACATTTATCAAAAGATGGTATCATAATTCTTGTTGAAAATTGCGATGGTGTAACCGAAGATGATATTAGAGAATTAACAAAAGATGATTTTAAAGTTGAATATGTGGAATACGATGATTATGGGTGGACAGGTAAATCAAAATTTTATACAATTGTTCTATCATGAATCATTACCAAACAATAGCATTTGCAAACAAATTATATTACGATAATATGAAAACATTTAAAGATTTAGTATTTGAAGAACATCCTTCAGGTACTGGAAAAATAGCAAGAATGGAATTTAAAAATGGACATGGAATTAGTGTTGTTCAAGGACATATATTTTTAAATGAAAGTAATTTATATGATATGGCGGAAATTTTTAATAATGAAGTTGTTACATCAACTAATATTATGGAAGTTACTGAAGAAGAGATTACTAATAAAATGATTGAGTTACAAGAACAATAAAATATGGGAATAATAAATAAATCAGAAAATTGGTGGTTAAGATTATCATTAGTTTTATTTGCGTTAATCACATTAGCATCGGCGTCAGTTATTAATAGAAGTGTAACTTCGGAAAGACAAATATTAATTGATAGCGTATCATACTTTAAATTACAAAATGATTCAATTAAAATTAAATACGATAGTTTAAGAGATGAACATTTTATTTTAAATGTTGAATTAGGTAGAGACAAGTTGACGTGGGAATACCTAAAAGAAAATTTTCTTAATGTTTATAATAATGCAATGAAATATAAATCACATGAAACAGAATAAAGACACAGAAATTAACTTAGGTAGTGGTAATAATATGGAAATGAAGTCGTCTAGAATGGTAACAACTTATCAAGTACTTTATTTAACAACACCCGAAGATGGTACCATACCTATGACAGTTAAAATTGAAGCCGATTTTGATACGATTCCTGAAGAATACCAAGAGGTGTTCATGAATATGATATCTGTAAAATACTTGGATAGAGTTTCATTTGGTGATAACCCATTCTCCCAATGTTTACCAGCACCTAAAAGACGATGGTGGCAAATATGGAAATCTAAAACTATTGAAATATGATTTATTTTATAATTGGTATTGTCGGAACAATACTTTGGATGGCATTTGAAATGTGGAGAGCACCATTTATGGATGACAACGGTAGAATAACTAAACCAGGTAATAAATTATCAGATTTATTTAAAAAGAAAAGATGATATTTATCATATAAACAACTAATATGGCGTATTCAGAAAAAGTTTTAGATCATTATTCCAATCCACAAAATGTGGGGACATTAGATAAGTCCAAATCAAACGTAGGTACCGGATTGGTTGGGGCTCCCGAGTGTGGTGATGTGATGAGATTACAAATAGAAGTAATTGATAATATTATTGTTGATGCAAAATTCAAAACATTTGGATGTGGTTCAGCAATTGCATCTTCATCTGTAGCAACTGAATGGTTAAAAGGAAAGAGCGTCGATGTGGCATTGACAATTGATAATATGGATTTAGTGGAAGAATTAAATCTACCACCGGTTAAGATTCACTGTTCAGTTTTAGCTGAGGACGCTATTAAATCTGCAATAAACGATTATAGGAAGAAACAAGGATTAGAGGAAATAATCTTTGACGCTTCACATGTATAAAAAAAAATAAATTATGAGTTTTATTATTGGAAGTAGTTGTGTTGATTGTATGGATACCGCATGTGCAAATGCATGTCCGGTTGATTGTATTCACGGACCAATAAATGTTGAAGGTTCAGGTTCAGAAGTGGGTGAACAAGGTAAAGATGCGTTCCCTGGTGGACAACTTTATATAAACCCTGACACTTGTATCAATTGTGGTGCATGTGTTCCTGAGTGTCCTGTTAGCGCTATCTATGAAGATGAAGATTTAGCAATTAAGGCTGGCGAAGAAGAATACGTTCATAAAAATTACGAGTTCTTTGGTTTAAAATACAATTAAAATGGTTACAGTTTCGGACAAAGCACTTGAACACGTTGTTGAGTTGATGACGGAAAAAGGAATAACACCTGACACCCATTTTCTTCGTGTTGGAGTTAAAGGAGGTGGATGTAGTGGTTTATCTTACGCTATGGATTTTGACGATAATGTAACAGATATGGATGAAGTCGTTGATTTAAACGTATTGAGGGTGATTATAGATAAAAAATCACTTTTATATCTATATGGCACTGAATTAGATTATTCTGATGGATTAAACGGAAGGGGTTTTAATTGGATTAATCCGTCGGCGAGCCGCACTTGCGGATGTGGAGAAAGTTTTGCTCTCTAATTTTTATTTTTCATTTATTTTTATTATATTATACCTATGAAGGTATTAGAATTATTTGCGGGAAGTCGTTCAGTAGGTAAAATTGCCGAAAAACTTGGTATGGAAGTTTTTTCTTCCGACCTTATTGACTTTGAAGGTATTAACTACGCGGTTAGTATATTAGATTTTGATTATAAGAAAGTTCCATTTAAACCAGATGTAATATGGGCATCACCACCCTGTACTGGGTTTAGCGTTGCCGCAATTGGTCACCATTGGACAGGTGGTAAAGGGGCTTATATCCCTAATACAGATACCGCTCGATTAGGTATAGAACTCGTAAAGAAAACGTTAGAGATTATTGACCACTATAAACCCCAACATTGGTTTATGGAAAATCCACGAGGATTACTTCGTAAAATGGATTTGGTTCAAAATTTGAAACGCCAAACGGTTACCTATTGTCAATATGGTGATGAACGTATGAAACCAACAGACATATGGACTAACAGTGATGTGTGGGTTCCTCGTAAGATGTGTAAGAATGGTGACCCTTGTCACGTTGCGGCACCAAGAGGATCAAGAACTGGCACACAAGGTAGAGCTAATGCTTATGAAAGAAGTAAGATACCAGAAGACCTATGTTATGAGATATTAAAAAGTTGTTTATAAATTAAAAATTAAATAATATGGAAATGTTAATTATAATCGGTTACGTTGCATTTGCAACATTATCCGTTTTTTCGTTAGTAAATATGCTTAGACAAATTAATAAAATTAAAGATGATTGAACTATTGGGTTGGATGTCGTCAGTAGTTGTGTTAGTGTCTATGACATTTAAAACAATGTGGAAATTAAGATTGATGAATAGTGTTGCTTGTGTTATGTGGATATGTTATGGTTATTTTATATCAAATAACCCAACGATGTTTGTTAATTTAGCTATATTAATAACACATATAATTTGGTTTGTTAAAAATAAAAGGTATGAAAAAAATTAAACATCCTTTAGTTAAAGGTGTGGTTAAAGAGATTGTTCCACAAATATATTGTGCCCAAATTGATGATGATTATGATCGTGCAATGTTATTCTGTCGTTATCAAGAATATTATGAATCACCATATAAAAAGTTTAGAGGTAAACGTTTTACTTGGATGGAATATATGAGACATTATAAAGATATGTGGAAGAAAAGAACATTTACATATCCCGATGATTGGGCTGGTTATAATATCCCATCAAATATATTGGACGGAGGAGTTGATGCGTTTTATAAAGAAACCGAGTATGATGTAATAATGAATGACATTTATTATTATTGTGCAATTGATTCACAAAATAAAAATAATGGAACAAGATGTGATTGGTATTTGATTGGTGCAAGTTCTAAAGATAAAGGAACTATGAATCACGAAATTGCTCATGGACTATATTTTACCAACAAAGATTATAAGAAAAAGGTAAATGAACTGATTGGTAATATTAAACCAACTCATTACGATAAGTTGAAGAAGAAACTCATTAAGATGGGTTATGTTAATGATAAGAAAATTATCGACGATGAGATTCAAGCGTTCATGTCAACAGGATTATATAATGGATTGAACACAAAGGAACTAAAAGTGTACGAAAAGGAATTTAAAAGTAATTTTAAAAAATTAATTAAATAAGTTATGGGATACGTAATTGGTATTGGATGTAGTTTTGTTTTAGCGGCAATAGTCTCTTTCTTTTGGGTTAGAGGTATTGATTATATGAAAGAGAATCATCCTGATTACAAGGGAGACGACCTATTTGGTAAATTTGACGAGGACGATAAGAAAAACATAGGATAAAACGACTATTTAGGATATTTATATTCGTATGAAGAAAAGAACCTTACAGGAAGAAATTGATAGAATACATACCATAACGTATGGTAAAAAGGTTTTATTTGAAGATGAGTTATTAGATAAACTTTTACAAGGTGACTCTTCACCCAATCCAGTATCTAAAATAGACGACCCTACCAAAGCGGATTTAGTTTCTAATGACGTTCAAGATTTTTATAATACCATCCAAAAATCGATAGAAAATGGAGGATTAAAACAACAAAGTTTAGGTTCAATGACTTATCAAAAGGAAGTTGAATCGATGCAAATAGGTTTAATGTTACTTAGTTACGATTTACCAAAACATGGTGTGGACGGGTTATTTGGACCCGAAACTTCAAGTGCGGTGTCAAAATTCATTGACGATAATCAAATTCAATCAACTAATGAATCAAAAATTACGATAAAAAGTTTAATGGAGGCTTTATTAGACTCACCATTAAGTTCAACCTCAATCAATTCTAGTTTTGGTCAAAGAGGTGCTCGTAACCATCCAGGTGTTGATTTAGCCGCCACATCAAACAGTGATGTTAAATCACCCGCAAGTGGTAAGGTTATTGATGCAGCCATAAGGAATGATGCATGTGGAGGAACGTTATTTATTGACCACGGAAATGGTTTTAAGAGTAGATTTTGTCATTTAAAAGAATTGTTAGTTCAAAACGGAGATAGCATAACCCAAGGTCAACTTGTTGCAAGGAGTGGAGGTGACCAAACTGCAGAAGAAGGTAGAGGACGTTCAAATGGTGCTCATTTACATTTTGAACTTTATAAAGATGGTCAACTAGTTGACCCAATTGATTATATTGATAATAATGGTATCAAAGCAACATCGGGTGGTTCGACAGTTAGAAATGTTAATGCTAGTCCTGAAATGTTAACAAAATTATTGGAGTTATTGAAAGAAAAAAACATTACATCCGAACAATTAAAACAATATATTGATAAAGTAGTAACAGGTGGAGGTAATCAATTTACTGATTTGGATTTAACTAAATCAGAAGGTGTTGAAAAATATGGTAAAATTTGTCAAAGATTTATAGATACGAGAAAACCTAACTTACTAAACATCACAGGTACAATGATGGCCACAGCAGCAAAACAAGCATTTGATAGGTATCAAAAATTTGTACCTGCGGAATTGGCGTTAGCACAATTAGCAACAGAAGGTGGTATTGGTAACAATAACCCAAATAGTAGACCAATTAAGACACGTAATCCATTTAATGTGGGAAATACTGACAATGGTGGTAATGTTTTTCATAACGATGTCCAATCGGGGATTAACACGTATTATAATTTAATTGCAAAAAGTTACTTAGGTAAGGGTAAAACGGCCAATGATTTAGTTAGTAACTTTGTAAACCATTCCGGTTTAAGGTATGCCGGACCTGATTACGAGAAATCAGTAAATTCGATAGCTTTACAAGCTAACAAAATAGCCAAAACAGTATCGTAACATTTCTTAATTTTCTTTTGATTTATCAAATATATTATGTAAATTAGTATTCTAAAACTTAATTTATGCCAAACGAAATTTGTATCCTTTGTGGAAAAGAAACTAATGTAGACATTAACACACACATAGACCATAGATATGGTTATGTAGAAGGTGCTGGTCAATGTTGTAAAGAATGTTATAATAAAACCTCAAACATAGAAGAGGATTATGTAACCAGTACAATGAGAAATCGTACAACCTTACTTACAATTTCAGCTGAAGATATTTTAGGAACACCTAATGATATGCAATTGGGCGCAAAAGTTAGACAACAATATTGGGATACCTATGGTAAACCTGAAAAGGTACCTAACCCATGGGTATGTGGTTTATGTGGTAAAGACACATCTAACGTTGATTATGATTACTTAATGGGTGTGGACCATATCGAATGCCATTTAAAGGAAGAAATGAAGAATGACCCGTCTTGGAACGTGAACTAAATTAAATAATTGGAGTATTTATATACACATAGAAGTATACTCAAATGAAAGAAATATCAAAGAAAGATTTATTAGTTCAATTACAAGAACAATCTGATGTAGATGAAATGGCCTATAATCCAAAAGGGACTCAAGACACATCTGATAAAGTTGTTGCGTTCAGACCAATTTTTAAAGACGGAAATACATCTGAAATACCTGACGGGTTTCAACTTAATAAAATAAACACTACTGAAGATCCTAACACAGGTAAGAAGAAAAAAGAACTTGTGGCAGGTGAAGAACGTATTTGGGTTCCTTTAGATGGGGTCGAGTTAGAGGCATTTAAGGAAGCTAATCAAGAATGGTTAGATTCTTTAACTGACAAATTTGGTAAAGAACCTGAATTGGTTTCAGGAAAGAAACTTAAATACCCACCAAGAAATGCTCAGGTTGGAACATCTTATCAACATTCTGGAGTTAATAAACCAGCAACAACAAAGATTAAGATTGAATTAAATCGTTTGGTTGAAGAATACTTAGGTAATCCTGAAGTATCGGCTCGTTTAGAAAGATTGAGTATTCCTGAGGTTAAATCAAGAGATAGAAAACACTTAAATAGATATGGTAGAGTTGATAATGATCAAATCAATTATCAAACACACACATTCAATTCTTATTTATCATCAACTCAGTTCTTAAAGTTTGTAACGGCAAGAATTAGTGGTAAGAAATTAGAAGATGAATTTAAATCATATCACTTGGCTCGTCAGTTCAACCAAAACTATATGAATTGGGAGGAGACGAAGAAGAACAGTAAGAGATACGTGGGTAAAACCGCATCATATATGTTGGACGCATATGGTTTTGATGAGGAGAACTTGGATGTAACAGTTAGAATGGACTTATCAATTAAAGGAACGATGCTTGATAATCAATATCGATGGACCGTTAAGTTCCAAACTAAATTCGGTAGAAAACTTAAAGAAGATAGATGGGTTAATGGTTTAACATTGGACAAAGAACTTACAATCAGAAAGACAGCAGAATTAGAACCAGGAACTCAATTTGATGATAAAATGACGGTTATGGATAGTTTACCAATTAAAACCTCATTGATTGAAGCGTTAGATGAATTAAGAGATACTATAATGACTAAATATAAACCAATTGAGACATTGAAACTTGCTAACGTTAAACAATATGACATCACCAAAAAACCTACTGTAAACGAAGGAGTTGAGATTGCTAAAGAAGTTATTAAAAGAATAGACAAACTTAAAAAGTTAAAAAAATAAAGAGCCCCTCCTTGGACAGTATCCATGGACTGACACACGTACGTGTTTCGCTATAATCCTCACAGAAATGTGGGGATTTTTTTTGTATTATTTTGTATATTCAAAAACATTTCATATCTTTGTTGGTATGAATATATTACTAATAATTTTTCTAATATTGGTTTGGGCAACCTCATCAGTATATGTGATGTATTATCATAATAAACATTACACATTAGGTTTGGATATGGTAATAGGTGCAATATTGTTAGGACCAATATTGGCTTTAATAGTAGGAAAGGATGTTGAAGAGAAGAAGAAATATTATGGGGTAATGGAACAGGAGAGTAATAATAGACATAGAGGATGGTTTAGAACAATGTCAGAAATTAATAGACAACGAATGACAAGTTTTGGTAGATCCATTCCACCTCCACCACCTATATCACGAATTGAACGAGCACAATTAGAAAGAGATGAAGCAATTAGGTCAGCAAGAGAAAGAGTAGATAAAAATAAATTAAAAGACTTCAAATTTTTGAGGAGTAATGTTAAAGATTGATAACGATAGAAAAGTATGGGTGACTTCGGACACACATTATTCACACACCAACATATGTCGTGGAATAACTAATTGGAGATTGCCTAATGGTGATGTGCCTGAGAAACAAACACGCCCATTTGAAACATTGGATAAGATGAATGTTGCAATTGTAAATAACATCAATGAGGTCGTTGGTCAGGATGATGTGTTGATACATTTTGGTGATTGGTCATTCGGTGGATTTGAAACTATTGAAGAACTTCGTAATAGAATATGGTGTAAAGAAATTCATTTAATTTATGGGAATCATGATCACCACTTGGTAAACAATAGAGAGAACTGCCAAAGACTATTCGCATCAACACAGTGGTTCCTACAATTGAATTATATGGGTGAGACAATTGAATGTATGCACTTTCCTATCCTGTCATGGAATGGACTGGGTAAGGGTCGTATACACCTTCACGGACATTCTCACCTCAGTAATGAAAAAAAAATATCATTTCGGAGAATGGATGTTGGTATGGATGGACACCCTGAATTTAGACCTTATGATTTACACAGGGAGATAATGAATCCAATGAAGAAACAACCAATAGGTTCTGAACTTGGAGATGACGAACATCATATTGATAAATTGAAAAATGTTGTGGGATAATTTTTTTATATCACAATTTTTATTTATATTGTATTGAAATTTAAAATTATATTATATGATGTTATTTGTGGTTATTTTATTAGTGATTTTTGTTGTAGTACCAGGTGTCATTTTTTTTAAGATGGAGATAGACATAACAAACGATAGACTACAATGGTTAGAGGAAAGGCTAACTAAATTAGAAAAGGATGCTGTTAAGATTACATTCACAGGTAAACCAAATCCAAAACAATTTCCTGAAATTAAAAGTGAAGAACCATTTGTTAAAACCAGAACAAAACGTAAACCCAAATCAGTAAAAGATTGGGAGGATGAATTTGATATAGGAGGGAACCAATAATGAAATTTAATAAGACAGATGTAGAAGGTTGTTATGTAATAACCTACGACACATATGTTGATGAACGTGGTTACTTCGGGGTACCGTACAATAAAGATATATTCAATCAAAATGTGGGGTATGAAGTGGAGTTCATTCAGGATAATATGTCATATTCTCATTTAGGGACCATTAGAGGACTTCATTTTCAAACTGGTAAGTATGAACAGGCTAAACTTGTTACGTGTATCACCGGACGAGTATTGGACGTTATCGTTGATATTAGAAAGGGTTCCCAAAGTTATGGTAAGGTTGTTGAGGTTGAACTTGGTTGGGGGAAAAACAAACAAGTGTTCGTACCAAGAGGATGTGCTCACGGATTCTCAGCATTAAGTGATAATACAATATTCCAATATAAAGTTGATAACCCATACAACAAAGAAAGTGAAGGTGGGATTATATACAACGACCCAACTTTGAATATCAAATGGAGAGTGAGTGGTTACTTAGAAAGAATATCTGAAAAGGACTTGGAACTACCCACCTTTTTATCATTATAAGGTATTTATATAAAAAGAATGTTATGTCAAAAGTGGTAAAAATTAAACAATCGGATATTGAACGTATTGTTGAGAATATAGTTTCAAATGAAATGGATCAAGAAAATTCAATTGCGAAGGAAGAAACAACAGAAGATGTTGATAATCAAGGTAGTGAACAATTTATGGTGGCTAAAAGTGAAGATGGTAAGTTCGCAGTGATTAACATAAAAACAGGTGAAGTTTTAGGGATGAAATAAAGAATATAGAGTTTTATATTAACCCCAAAGAAATTTGGGGTTTTTTATTGCTATTTTTTTGGATATCCGAATTAATTTTTATATCTTTGTGATATGAGTTATATTATAGGTAGTAAGTGTGTTAGTTGTATTGATGGGTCTTGTTTAAAGGTTTGCCCTGTTGATTGCATTAACGGACCTATCGATGTAAAAGGTATGGGTAAGGAATCTATTGGTATGACTGAAGAAGAAAAAGTTGGTAAACAATTATATATTAACCCTGATGTGTGTATTGATTGTGGTGCATGTGTTCCTGAATGTCCTGTGGGTGCCATTCATTCAACTGAAGAATGGGCGATTAAGGATGGTGAGTTAGAGTATGTACATAAGAACTATGAATTTTACGGACAAACATACAAACATAGAAAATAATGAAACTACTAACTTACTACAAAGGACCAGAGATATTCTGGTTCAGAATCTTTGGATATGGATTATCCTTTAGATCCCTCAAACATGGATTCGTACCATTTTCAATTAGATATGGATACCGAAAAACCTTAAATCTATTTGGTTACCGAATAGAGTTTTTAAAACGAGAAAAAAGAAACAAATGGCAAAAGCAACGTTAGAGTTTGATTTAAATGAACCAGATGATATAATGGCACATAAACGAGCGGTTAAATCTCTTGATATGGCAATTGCGTTGTGGGAAATTACACACAACACAAAGAAAGGATTGGAGTGGTCTATGGAGGGTAAAGAGTTAGATAAGTATGATGCTTTAGAATTAGTATTTGATAAGATTTATGAAATATTAAAAGAACATAATGTTTCTGTGGACGAATTAATGGATTAAATTTGGAATTACAAATAAAAATATTTATATTTTAGAATAAAACAATACACCATGTCGAGAATTAAAGATTTAAGAACAAATGAAGATTACAACCTAAACATCGTTTCAATATTGGAAATGTTTAGTCCTGAAGGTAAATCAAAGTACACGGAGACATTACTTCGTATGATGAAGAACACACCAAATTTAAAAGACCACTCCAAAGAAATTAAATTGGTATTGATTGATAAGTTTCCATTCATGGAAAAGAGTAAGTTAGATTTAATGAGCGATGTCCAATTAATGTTGATGTATAAATTCATTGATGGATTCTTTAATTTAGAAGATTTGCAGAAGTATAGAAAGTTTTGCGAATACAATGAAAGAAATTTAATTGAAGAGAATGATTTAACAAAATATAAATCATTTGACCAAATGATTGCCGCGATGGGTGTTGCAGAAATGAAATCAGAAGAGAAAGAATTAGAAACACAAGTTATAAAAATACATGAAGATGGTGAGTGGTTATTGATTAGACCTTTAACATTTAAATCATCTTGTAAGTATGGTGCGAATACTAAATGGTGCACAACTACAGAACACAATCAAGAATACTATAACAAATATGCGAAGAGAGGTGTGTTAGTTTATTGTATCAACAAGAAGACCGGTTATAAAGTTGCGGCATTTTATTCGTTAGATAAAAACGAACCTGAGTTTTCATATTGGAATCAAAAAGATACTCGTATTGATTCAACTGATTCTAATTTACCATTAGAACTAATTGGTTTTATTCGTGATTATGTTAAAGATCCAAAGGTTAAATCAAACACCGCAATGTTGAGTGGAGATCAAAAAAAGAAAGAATTGGGAAATGGAAGAAAGGCAGCAATTAGTGAAAGAGTTGCATCGGCGGTAAGAAGAGCACAAGAAGAGATTGAAGTAAGTGAACCAATGGAAGAATCTGTAATGGAACAACCTGAATTACCATTTTACGATGAGAGAGGTGATGAAACGGAGGTAGATGAAGAGGTAACAAGTTACCGAATTCCTGAACAACCCGAAACTCCAATTGATAGAATGATGTGGTCATCAACAAACAGAAGTTCAGAAACTGAATAATATGGATGCGGTTAAAATAGACAGATTACAACAGAAATTAAAAAAACTCAAGGAGGATTTCCACTATTGGAATGTTGAATTCCAACCTTCGGGTAATATGGGTAAATGGGGTAGAAGTGTTAGAATAACCACTTTAAGTCAAAAAATAAAGAATGTTGAGGATAAGATAAGGGAAGAATTAAAAAAGGGATATATGTAGATATTTATAGGTTATGAAGGTAATTTTAACCGAAGGTCAATATAACAAACTCATCTTGGAATTTTACGATAGAGATAAACTATATAGTAGAGAACGTATTGTGAATAGTTTAAAATCTGCACCAAAATATATTAAACAATATATTAAAAAATTACCACATATAGATGTGACTGATGACCAAGGTAATAAGAAGGTTTTAACTAAAATACCCGAAGTTCTTTACCAATATCTCCACGGAAATTTTTAAATATATTTGGAATATCCCAAATGTATTCTTATCTTTGAACTCTAAAATTAAAAAATATGAGTATCAGTCCTTATTCGTTCCCTGGTCTTAAACTTGACCAAAAAGACAAACAACAAATTAAAAACAACACCAAGTTATTAAAATATAAAATAACTAAAGAAGAGATTTTAGAAATTATTGCAGATGAATGTGGAATAACTGTCAGTCAAATTTTGGATAAAACAAGAAAAAAAGAGGTCATAAATGGCCGTTTTATTTTTTGTGGTGTTATGAATGACTATTTTAGTTACACATTGAAAAGAATTGGCAATGTTGTGGGTAGAGACCATACAACTGTCATTCACGCAGTTAGAAAATTTAAAGATAGAATTCGTAACGAAGATGATTTTAGAGATTTAGTTAACGGAGTTTATAATAAAATAGGAATATAATTATGAAAACATTAATAATACATCCAGCAGACCCAAGCACAACTTTTTTGGATATTGTCTATACACCGATTAAAGACAAAACAATTGTTACAGGTGGAATAAGTAAATCCGAAGTCCAACAATTAATTCGTGAACACGATAGAGTTATGATGATGGGTCACGGCAGTCCGGGTGGACTCTTCAATGTTGGTAAGTTCACAAATTGTGGGGCATATGTTATCGACCAACAAATGGTACCATTATTAAAAGAAAAAACTGATAATGTATTCATTTGGTGTAACGCTGATAAGTTCGTTGATGTATTTGGTTTGAAGGGTTTTTATTCTGGAATGTTCATCAGCGAAGTTGGTGAGGCATATTATTGTGGATTACCTGGCACTGAACAAGACCAAGTGGATGAATCAAATTATGGATTTTGTAACATTATTGCGAAGTATATCAATCAAGACAAAAATTTGATACATGAAAATGTTAAGAAAGAATATGGAATGATTGCCGAAAACAATCCCGTGGCATTTTATAATAATAATCGACTATATAAATCTTAATAATATGAATAGATACCATTGTTTTTTAATTGTTGGAAGTGAATTAAAACCCATCACAGTTGATGCCGATACGGTTCATCTCGATTCAACATGTGCAACAAGATTTCATAAAAAAGTAAAGGTCATAGGTCTTTATGGAACACCTGAAACAGGTTTTCAAATTGTCGGACAATACCCAACCGATAAATTTATAATTGAATCAATTGAAGAAAATATTGAAACCCCTGAATAGGGGTTTTTTTATTGGACAATTTTAGTTATATTTCAATATGGATTATAGTAAAATAATGTTGGGAATAATATTTGGAGCTTTAGGTCAATTAGGTACGTTTATGCAATTACAAGGATCTTACAAATATGGTTGGTATGAAAAATACTATTGGGTTGTCATATTTGCCAGTGTACCGTTAGGATGGTTATATATTAAATCCGTTAATTACTTTATTGAAGGGTTTGGAGGTCAAATATGGCCCAGCCGTCTTGTTGGATTTGGTGTTGGGGTAATCATATTTACAATTATGAGTATATATCTTTTTAAAGAACCATTAGACATGAAAAATGGTATATGTTTATTTCTTGGATTTTGTATAATTTTGGTACAATTATTGGTAAAATAATTTTGTGATATACTAGAATATACATATCTTTGTAGTCTAATATACAAATTTATGAAATATTCTTATTGTCTTTTATTTTTATTTCTTTTTTCCTGTAAAAAAGATATCACAACAGAGGTTGTAATTACCCCAATTGAAAATACTGTAATTAAAAAAGATACGGTTAATGTTTTTATGGGGTACAAGATTGACCCCAACGCAAAACAATTAGGTATTGATTATTGGAAAAATATTCCAGTGTTAAGTGACTTAATATCAATTTATTTTCATGAAATTTCACCAGGTCGTAGTCATATCGGTACTGGATTGAACACCGTATGTGGTGATTTCAATAATGACGGATATGTTGACGTATTTGCACCTGGTAATGTATATAATGGAATTTTAGATAATGGGGTTGGATTTTTAATTTGGGACACCGTCACAAAAAAATTCGATGACAAAAACTTATTTAATGACAAATCTAAAATGTCAATAATATGGGGAGCCAATCAAGTGGTTCCAGTTTATTTAAATAATGATAATTACGTTGATTTAGTTATTTTTGGATATATTGATGAGGGATTAAAAAATGCGAAACCCAATCCTGTTAGTTTAGCTATCAGTGATGGTAAAGGTGGATATGATTTAACACCTTTAATAACTGAAACACCAACATTCACACACGAAGGTGGAACAATTGGAGATTTAAATGGTGATGGTATAGTTGATATGGTAGTAAATTATGGTTTGATGATGAAAATTTTATGGGGGAATAAAACCTTTCCATATTTTAATAGTGATAATTCTGCAACGTTCTGCCCTCCGTTTACTTACGTAGATGATATATCGTTAAGTTATAAAAGTGATAATGGTTTTGGTGAGGATTGTTACGAATGTGCATATGATGCTGGACGAAGTGTTATCGCCGACGTAAATAAAGATGGTAAAAACGATATCATTACATCTTCAGCCGAAGACAACTTTAGCTCAACAATAGGACCTAAAATTTCTAAAGTATTAATTAATCAAGGTAACGGTAGATTTAATAAAAATAGTATAATTGAACTTCCATATTCAAACGGAGGATCCTTCCCTATGAGAGCAAATTTAGATTACGTTGTTGATGATATTAATGGGGACGGAAGGAACGATATTATAACACTTAACGAAGTTGAATATAGTACATGGAACATATTTGTTTATATACAACAAACAGATGGTTCATATAAAATTGATAATAACATATTTCAATATACAATAAACAATCCTAGATTGGCGAGAGATTGGAAATCTAAATTAATTTATAATGATTTTAATGGAGATGGGAAAAAGGATGTCGCATTTTTAGATGGTGCCGCAGGTAATATTCACCTTAATGACCCACTTAATATTATGATTAAAAAAAGATCAGTTTTTATAAGGACAGGTAATCAATTCATAGAACAAGATTTTTATCAATTTGACCCGTACATGAAAAGTTTACTTGTTAATGTAAAATAAGTATATTTAAAATTATGGAGGTATTAATACAACACAATGTACACGCAGGATTAGGGGACTATACTCATTCTATTTATAGATATTTTTATTTGGTTGAAGAGTTAAAAAAAATAGGATTTAGACATATAACTTTATACGTTAATATGGAAAGAACCTCGATGTTTAATAAAGATTATTTTTTTGTTTTATACGATAGAAAAGTATTTGAAGAATTGTTTGATAATATTATAATTTCAGATAATAAAATTGGGACTGAAAATTATGATAATTTAAAATTATTTTATGTTAATGGACATGAAGAAATTGGAATGAATCAATTTGATATATTCATTGATTATAATGATGAGAAATTTGAATTATTTAAAATAAATTTACATAATTTTTTTGTACCTAACACACTTAAAAAATATAGATATCTTTTTAGTGAATATATTATGAACAAATATAGAGAAACTAATGTTCATAAAAATGAAGAATACGTTGCAATTCAATTTAGAGCAGGGGATAGTAAAGACAATGAAGATTTATATAAAAATCATGAAGAACAATTTAAAAAAATAATATCTGAAGAAAATAAAGTTTTTGTTTGTTCTAATTCATATAAATTCAAAGAATACATTAAAAGTTTTAATTATGATAATGTTTTTATGTTTGATTTTCCATTTGAAAAAGAATATGGAAATCATTTAGGTGCAATCCCTTTTACAGAAAATTTTAACCATAATGAATATCAAACAAGGACTCTACATGCTGCAATTGATATGTTAACTTTATCACAATCTAAAGAAATTTACTCTTTTAATTATTTTGGGTATGTAGACTCAAATTTTATAAAATTGGCAATATCTAAAAATGTTAAATTTAATATTATTCCATTAATAGGTGGTATGATGTGGAAACCCGAAAATTTTATAAACGATGAAGATATTAATAGGTGGGGATAGTTGGGGACTTGGTGAATGGCCACAAGAAACAAATCATAGAGGAATATGGCAATACTTTGAAGAAGATGGTCATGAAGTGACAATAAAGGCCGTACCTGGTGAATCAAATAAAACATCCATATCACATATGTGTAATTATGTAAATGGAAATTACGATTATGTTTTTTGGTTTCAATCAGACCCATTAAGAGATTTAAGACCTTATGATGATTTTGGGAACACAATAAAAAATTACAATGATTTAATAGAACAATCTAATTTTTTATTAGATGAAAGTTATAAAGAATTAAATAATAGAACAAATTGTAAAATTTATTGTATCGGAGGATGTTCTAAATTAAATGTTGATTTAATTTCAAAGTATAAAAATTTAATACCTTTTGTTGAAAGTTTGACGGAGTTAATACTTGTTGATTACAAACATCCCGAAATATGGCACAGCGATTGGATAAACTATGTGGAAAGATTAGACGAAAGTATAATTGATTTTTTGTTACCAAATAAAATGAAACAAGATTCTTTATCTGAAGTTGAAGAATATAGAAAATATTTTTGGCCCGATGGAAGTCACCCAAATAGACACGGACATAAAGTTTTATATGATTTTATTCTTAAAAATTGTGATATTTTTTAAGATACTCATAAAACATTTCCGATTGTATTCTATGTCCACTTTCACCTAAATGTGAGTCAGGTATTTCATCATTTGTTTCTTGTTTAATATTTTTTCCTCCTCTTTTATATACTTCTCTAAAAATGGTAAAATGGTGATCCCAATTTGGTCCACCGTTACCAACTTCAAAATTACCAGCATATTGATTACAAATATATTTTTTTTGGTTTAAAATTTCTATTGGTAATGTATTGATAATTTTATGATCTGCCGACCAATAGTACACATGACAACCTATTTTTTCACATAACGTATCTATAATTTTTTCATAATTATATATTTCATCAACATAAAACGGATGTTCTGATATTTTTACCGCTATTTCCATTTGTGTCGATTCAGTTATATGATGTTTAAAATGGTCTGCTTTATTCGCCCCCATCCTTACCCATGTGTTAATTGGTTTTCCCATATACATACCTTCATTACCATCTGTATCATAAAAAGTACTGGCCCACCTAAATCTATTCAAATACGACCAATTTATTATAATGATATCATCTTTTTTAAATAAATCACAATTTTCACATATTGTATGAAATGTCTCATGATTGGAAGAACCACCAATAGCTTTAACATTAGTCTCCATACCAAGTTTTTCAGATAATATTTCATGCCAAACAGGAGGTAAATTCCCACCTCTCCATTCTTTCCAAACCTTATACCAAGGAAATGATTTATCTAAATTGTGTCCCTCAGTAAAACTATCTCCAAATAAATGTAACGTATTCATAGTAATTAAATATAATTAATTTTCTTTGTATTTTAAATAAAAATTCATATATTAGTCATATATATTAGAAAGGACTAACATGAAAAGATTTGTATTCTTCCACGGATATCAAGAATTACATCCACTATTGGATATTGATTGGGATGCAATCAACAGATTGAATAACATCAATACTATTCTTACTCCAAATTGGGGTGGAATAACGTATACACCTACTTGGGTTGTTAATCCAGGTCTCATTCAATACACACCACCAAACTATACTATAACCACAACACCCGGCACTGGTACATTTACAATTCCATACAACGGTACAATTAACACAGCAACAGGGTATAGTTTAACAACATCAAATCCAAACGGAACAACATATACAACAACAGGAACAGTTACAACAGGAGGAATAGGAGGAACTTTAACAACTGGTACTGCAACATTTAGAAGTGGAGCATTTACCTCAAAATTTATGTAATGACTAAATTCAAGTTTTTCAGGGGGTATATTGGAACGTTAGATATAATGGACGGACAAACATATGCGACAGCATCATTATATTACCCAAGATTAGATTCCAATAATGAAATGGAAAGATGGTTTGCCGAACGTGATTTACAAACTATAACTCATGAACAATACATGTTGAATAGAGACATGTTAATTGAACAAGAAAGAATAAGAAGATTAGGAATGATAAATCATTCAAGGGAAACTGATAATCAAATTAGATTGTTTCAAGCAACAACAACGGTAACCGTAAATCCAACACCATGGACTAAGGTTAAGATATTTGGAACAAGAGTTAAATTGGTTTTAATTGAAACTTGGAAGTTGGAACCTATCGGTGTTGTGGTGATGACACTGTTAGTGTCAGTTGTTACATTCATAGGTGTAATGAAATTATTCGGAACATGATAAAACCATTCAAATTTTTGACGGATAATGATGATGATATGTCAGAAGGATATATCAATTTAGAAAATGTAGAGATAGCTTCTTGGATGTGGGAAAGTCTAATGGAACCATCAGATGCGACGTACGATATTGTTTCGGTGGACACTAACGGTATTATTGAATTTTTAAGAATGTTTCCATCACAAATGGTAATTCCTGTGAGTTCTATCGTTGGTCCAAATGGTGTGGTTCATAATAGCGAAAACGAAGGAAATGGGTGGGGATTTAACATTCAAACAGACCCAATTCATATTACATATTTAAGTTACACCCCATAATATTTATAAAATAAAAACCATGAGTTCAAAATTTTTTAACAATTCACAACAACCTAAGGCGGTTAAAGGAGATAAGAAACCTATCCCTACCAAACCTATCAAGAACAACACACAGATTAAAAAGACAGGAAGAGGTAAATAAATTTGGTATATACGAAGATTGTTGTATATTTGCTTTATGAAAGTAAAAATAACAATTAAATACCACATAGAGGTTGGTAATGAGGTCATTGAGTGTGATTCACTTGAACAGGCTGAACGTAAGATGAAACATATGTCAGATGTTGATAAGTTTCTTATTAAGACGGAACTAAAGGGAGATAAAGTATTAAATCAATATTTGTTAGGTTAACAATTTCTTAACATATACCCAAGGCAACTTTTTCTATTTATGTAGATGAAAATAGAAGCGTTATTTATCTCCGATGTTCATTTAGGTTCTAAAGGTTCAAATGCCGATATGGTATTAGATTTACTCAAACAGTATCAACCTGAATATCTATTCTTAGTTGGTGACATAATAGACGGATGGTTACTTAAACGTAAGTTCCGTTGGCCTCAATCACATACAAATGTATTAAGAAAGATAATGTCTTATTCCAAGAATGGAACCAAAGTAATTTACATACCAGGAAATCATGATGATTTTTTGAGGGAGTATGGTGAGTTTTCTTTTGGTAATATAGAAGTACATAACGAATATGTATGGAACAATACTTTTATTACACACGGGGATTTATATGATGGTGTGGTTAAACTTAAATGGTTGGGAGTATTAGGTTCAATAGGTTACGATATGGCGATATCCATAGATAGAAAATTAAAGAAATTGGGAATGAAACGTTCATTATCTAAGTTCTTAAAGGATAAGGTAAAGGAAGCGGTTAAATTCATTACACAATTTGAGGTGGAATTAACTAGACAAGCAAAGAAACATCATTGTACATCCGTTATATGTGGTCATATTCATCATCCTGAGGATAGAGATATTGATGGTGTTAGATATTTAAATTGTGGGGATTGGATTGAGAATAATTCCTACATCATCTACAACGACAATGAATACACTGTTATTAAAGGATAAGTTAACCATAGTAATCCCATGTAAAAATGAGGGGGTAAACATCTACGAGTGTTTGGGTTTCATATCTAAACAAAGAGGGATTGCAGGTACACGAGTAATCATTTCAGATAATTCAGACGATGAGGAATCATTGAGGTGGATATATCAAACAGAATCAGATTACAAATACTCATTAAAAATAGAAGTAATAGAGGGCGGGTTTCCCGCTCAAGCAAGGTTAAACGGATCAAAGTTAGTTACCACACCTTATATGTTATTCTTGGATGCTGATATAATGTTGTTTAAACAAGGTTTGTTGGAAACGGTGGTAGAATATGAGAAAGACCTGGTGACCGTCCCATTTGAGACGGAAACAGGGTTTAATTGGATTTTTAGGATGTTTGATGTTACCCAAAGATTGTCAGTGTTTCTTGGAACACCATTTGCGGTTGGTGGATTTCAGTTATTTAAAACAGAATCATATTGGAACATCGGTGGATATAACCCAAATGAAAAGTTTGCCGAAGATTATTCTTTATCACAAAAGATTAATAGTCAGAACTTTAAGATACATAAAACTGGTGGTGTGTGGACATCAGCAAGAAGATTTAAGAATAAGGGGGTTTTTTATATGATTAAGATATTGATTAAATCTTATTTTAACCGAAACAATCCTGAGTTCTTTAAGAAGTCCCACGGATATTGGGATTAAAACCAATATAATAGGGTATTTATACCTAATGAATAGGAAAGAGTATAGACGTTTATTACAAGACCCGAAGTGGAAGATTAAAGCGTCATTTATAAGAAAGAGAGATAACCACACCTGTGTTAGGTGTGGAAAGAAATCACACAGATTACAGGTACATCATACCAAATACGAAGATGGTCTTATGCCGTGGGAATACGATAACAGCACATTGGAATCATTATGTTCATATTGTCATAAGAAGGAACATAATATTAAACCAAAGAATAAAAGATTACCAAGAAAGAAAAAGAGTGTAAAAGAACCACAACCTATTAGTAGAGTTATTAAGGTTAGAAAATTAGATGAATAATATTTGGATTATTCGTTAATATTTTTTATATTATACATGTGGAAAATATTTGTAATAAGAAAATAATTAATTTTACTCCGACAGGTACGCAAACTACTCGTGAAAATTCATACGCTCCATTATTACCAAATGAGATAATTGAGGATGTTCATGAGGCAAATGAATTAGGAATTTCAATTGTTCATTTACACGCTAAAGATGAGGAAACATTAAAGAATACATATAAAAAAGAAACCTATCAAAAAATAATAGAAGGGATAAAAAAACATTGTCCTGAATTGTTAATTTGCGTTTCATTAACTGGTAGAAACTTTCCCGAGTTAGAGAAAAGATCTGAGGTGTTGCAATTATATCCTGATATGGGTTCTTTAACAATGTCATCATTAAACTTTCCAACTGGTACGGCAATTAACGAACCTGAGATGATTTTATCATTGATAAATGAAATGGAAAAGTATGGAGTACAACCCGAAATAGAATGTTTTGATTCTGGTATGTTAAATTATACAAATTATTTAATATCAAAAAATATATTAAATCCACCGCATCACATCAATGTTATATTGGGAAATATTTACAACGGACAATGTGATTTGAATACACTTTCATCAATTAAAAATAAGACACCAAATAATTCATATGTATGTTTAGGTGGAATAGGTTCGCAACAATTAAAGAGTACAACATATGGTCTGTTAGATTTTGACGGAATAAGGATTGGACTTGAGGATAATCTTTATTATAGAGACAAAGAAAAAACAACAAACATAGAGTTGTTAAAACGAACACATAGGATAATGGATGAATTAGATATGTTTCACTACACATCAAAAGAATTAAAAGAAAAAGGATATGGAAACAGACATAGTAATATTAGGTAAAGGAGATGCAATTGTTTGCATGATTTTAGATAACTTAAATTCCAATGGTATTTACGGTAATATATCAATCTACAATAATTTATCATTACCCATATTGAGAGAAATAAGTCATCCCGATTTTAATTTAGATGTTCGTGAAGATGTTGACATTAAACAATTTAAGAAATATGTTTTAGGTGTTTATGACCCTAAACATAAAATTAAAATTATTGAAACATTAAATCCTGAAATAAAAAAATTTCAAAGCATTTTATTTAATGATTTAGTAATTTCTAAAACATCTACAATAGGTATAGGATGCTTAATTGATGCAAATATTTCAATTGCGGCACATACTAAAATCGGTGATTTTGTTTCAATAAACAGAAATGTATCAATTGGACATCATTGTAATATTGGAAAGTTTGTTTCAATAAATCCTGGCTGTAATATCGCCGGAAATGTTAACATAGGTGAAGGGACATTAATTGGTATGGGAACTAATGTTTTAAACACAGTTCAAATTGGTAAAAATACAATAATTGGTGCGGGATCAAACGTAACAAGAGACATTCCTGATAATGTTGTTGCATATGGTAACCCATGTAAAATAATAAGAAATAATTAATATGGCACAAGGAGTACATAAAATAACTGAAGATTTTGAAAAGTCACTATGTGACTACACAGGATCCCCACATGCAATTGCGTTGGACAATATGAGTAATGCATTATTTTTAGCATTATATTATGAAAAAAATATAAAAAAAACATTAACAAGTGACAGTGTAGATTGTCCATCTAAAACATATCCATCTGTTCCTTGTGAAATAATTCATGCTGGACTTAAAGTTAATTTTATTCCTGTGGAAGGAAAAACAATTAAAGGTTCATATAGATTATCACCATCTAATGTTATCGATTCGGCATTAAGTTTTACCGCTAATATGTATCAATCAGGAACACATATGTGTTTATCGTTTACTGGACCATATAAAACCTTAAAATTAAGTAAAGGTGGTGCAATTTTAACTGATGACTATGATGCAATGTTATGGTTTAAAAGAGCAAGATTTAGTGGTAGAAGAGAATGTTCTTACCATGATGATAATTTTGATATGTTAGGTTGGAATTTTTATATGATGCCAGAACTTGCGGCAAGAGGGTTATTAATGATGAGTCAATTTTATAACTTGGATGGAACAAAAAAACAAAACGAGGATTTGGAATTACCATATCCTGATTTATCTAAATTTGAAATATATAAAAGTAAAAAAATATGAGAGTTGACCAAGTTTATGTATCTAATTCAATAAGGTTTTTCAAAGACGGTTTATTAAAAAGATATAAATTAAAAGAATATTATGACATAAATAAACCGGCTTTGTTTTTCGGACTTTCGGAAAGTAGCAACTTAATTAAAGAACACCAAGGAATTAAAATACTTTTACCGTGTACACCAAATGATTATCCTAATATTAGTAATTATGAAAATACTTTTTTTATATGTTCGGAGAATTATAATTTACCTTATAATGTTGTTAGGAAAAGTATCACTCCCGAGATTAAAGATTATAGTATGTTTACTCCAAATGTTTTGGGGGATAAAGTTTATTATTATAGTGGATTTAAACACGGATGGAATTGGAAAAATAATATTATAGACGAAATACAGAAAAATATTAATTTTGAAATAATCACAACATCACATGAGAATTTAAAAGATTATTATGATATAAAACATCTTAAAGATAATTTTTATGATAAATGTTTTTTAAATTTAAATTTTAGTGGTGGCAATGGTTTAGCAACTGTAAAGGAATTAGGATTAATGGGTAGAAAAACTGTCTTTAAATCAGGACATAAAAATAACATACAGAGGTTGGAATTTCCCAATTTCATTAATTATTCTTCAATTGAAGATGTTATTGAAATTATTGAAAACGAAAGTAAAAAAATTGGAACAATACAACCTTCCATAGATGCGCATAATGTTGGTGATGAATGGCTTAATTTAAATTATTGGTTATAAAATTAAAAAAATGAAAGATTTAATTGTAATAACGGCACATTGCCCAACTGAAGAACAAGAATTAGAATTGGAAAAATGTATCAACTCAGTAGTTGGTATGGACGCACATATCCTATTAATTTCACACACTCACATTCCAATACATATACAGAAAAAATGTAATTATTATGTGTATGATTATAATAACGAGACATCAACTGACCATAATTTAATTGGATATAAACATTACAGATTTGACGGTAAAATAATTCAATCAAAATTTTTTCATAAAACATTTTATGGGTTTGCTATTTATAGAATGTTTTGTATTGCCAGTCAAATTGCAATAAATTTTGGTTATGAAAATATACACTACATTGAATATGATTGTGAGTTATTAGATAAAAATTTAATTAATGAAAATAGTAAATTACTTGAAAATTATGACTCGGTAATTTATACCGATAATGGAAAAGAAAATGGGTTTTTATTTGGTTCATTTAAATCATTTAAAGTTAAAACGTTACCTGAAAATTTTAAAAATTATAACAAATCATTTATTGAAGATGAAATAAAGAAATCTGAAATTAAACATTTGGAGTTTTTTAGTAAAAATCTTTTCACAAACTCAGGTAAAGTTTTTTTCGGTAATGAACCCTCAAACGAAAGATTTAAAAGAGGTAAATGGTTTTATAATAGAGATTTACATTATACTTTTTTTTATAATCCATTAGATAAAACTTTAAATATTTTTTATAATTCACAAAAAGATAAAATTGAAAAAATTTTTGTGATGGTTAATAATCAAAAAACAGTAAAGATTGAAATACAACCAAATTGTTGGTATATTAAACCATTGGGTATTTTTGATGAAATAAACAATGTTAGAATAGATAATTCAGAAAAGATAATTTATGAGTTATCTTTTGATAAAGAATTTAGAGATTTTTTTAAAATAAATTCATACATTTCAAATGAATAAATTCAAATTTTATAATTAAAAAATTAGATTAACCATTTTCATTTAATCGTTGAGTCAATTCATTAGTTAATATACGAATCCATTCGTCTTTTGTTTTCCCATTGTATGGGTCGGGTATTTCGGTTAGACCCACGCCACGTAAACATAAAATAGTGTTCTGAATGTGACTAGAGGTCATATAAAAAATAGGTGTATCCCGACCATTTTGAGACCTCCAACAGACATTCCTATCAAATATTTCCCCCCTTAAGAATTTAAACTCCATAAACAAAGATAAGATTAATTTTGTATATTCCAAATAATATCCTTATCTTTGTTATATGAATATATCAATAACTTTATCGTTGGTTCTTTTACTTCTCCCTTATGAGATGGAAAAAACCATAAACAAATTAAATTAAAAGATATAAAAATTTATAAAATATGATATTCATTTTATTCTACATAATAGGATTTATCCTAACACTAACATTCTTAAAGTTATTCGGTAAGAAGATGGAGATTGATTATGACCCACCACACGATGAGGATTATGACGACTATAAAAATAATGCTGAGGCCTATCTATTCTTTTCATTGAGTTGGTTTGTAACGGCACCAATGTTTATTGTTGTTGCAACGATTCAGTTGTTATATAAATTCACCCAATGGTTTATGAAATACCCAAACGTTTAATATGATACTACTAATATACTGGATACTAACAACAATATATGGAACATATTGGTTGGTTAAACACCCATCAGACAGAAGATACGAGGATGATGATGAATTTACATTATTGGAAGTTATTGCTAAGACCGTTCCTGCCGCATTATTATCGTGGCTATTTGTCCCAATGTTTTTATTACATCAAATTAAATTTAAAAGAAGGTGATTGAATTTAAATTTCTTAATGAGAACACAGACAATCGACCCAAAACAAGGGACGAGGTACTTATTATAGTTAGAGATAACCTAAACATACTATTCGATGGGAATTATAGAAATCATGTTGATATAGACGACATCGTTGAACAAGTGTGTAGAAATTTAAGAATAGAATAAAATGGATGTATTAGAACAATACGAAAGGTATAATAAAATATATCAGATTGAATTAAGAGAAGTTGCGACACCATATCATTTACAACTTATGAAAGAGATTGATATGTTGGAGAAATTAACAATAGATGAATTTAAAGAAAAGTTAAACAACCCTGAATTTAAAAAGAAATATGGGACTCTCAACATTTAGATTTTTAAGGGGAATAATCAGTGCAAGAATAGTTAACATAGAAGAAAGATTAACATTAGCACAACCAAGATATCCAAGGATACCTATGGGTCAAATTCCATATCCTGAAAATTGTGAAACACCAGGAGAAAAAAGAACATTTAGATTAGGATGGAGAGCTTGTGAAAGAGGTATGGAGATACATGAAAACCTATACAGTAATCAAGAAAATTTAATTTATTCATTACATAGAATATGGGAAAGTGGATATCTTGAATGTTTTCTTCACCACCCATCAAGACAAATACAACCAACCGATGAGGAGTCTTATCAGGAGGGATGGGCAACCGCTCAATTAGGTCTCCCATTAAACGAAAACCCACATACATACGGGTCACATCAATTTAATATGTGGTATGTGGGGTGGAATGACTTTGTGGATAACCATTAGAATATTTCGTATATTCAAACTAATATCTTATATTTGTATCATGACCGACGCTCAAATAGTAATATCAGTAATTTTTGCTGTGATATTTTTCGTAATTCTTATCTTTAATGTGGTTTCATACCCAAACGTGAAATTATATAAAAAGAAATATGATGAGTTGGAACGCGGTGTGTATAAGTATGAACCAGCAGAACATACTGAATCAAATTATTTTTATCTATACAGTTATGATATTACTACCTTAACATTTACTCGCACCGATGTTGCTATTATATTCTTTTTAGATGGTGATATAAAACTAACGGATAATTCATACATACACAAAAGTCATTTGTTTATGTCGTTTGTTAAATGGTATCATTGGAGAAAGTTTCAAAAGTTAAAAGATGAGTTGGTTGAGACATATAATATTAGAAATCAAAGAGGTCGTTATGAACAATCCCATCAGGAACGATATATGAAACAACAGAACAAATTAGATTTTAAATTTTTTAGAGGATGATAAAACCATTTAAATTTTTTGAAGGTAGAATAAAAAGGTTGTATCATTATAATGCTCCGTACATATCATTGCTACGAACTCCGCCAGGTAGTTATTACGATAGAACAATTAATCCAGATTTGTATGGTGGAGTAAGATTGAGTGAGTTATCAGATAGAGTTCAACAAATAGTGAGAAGTCCAGAATATATACCAGCAGGTTATGTTCAAGTGCCAATACCACAAACTTTTTATGATGGATTTGTTATCAGTCGTGTAAGAACTAAAATGAGACGAAATATAAGTTGGAGAGGGTATGAAACTTCTATACAAGAAAGAAATGGTGAGGTAATAATATTAAAGATTGTAAGTGGAATTAATATTGGTGGAATGTTTCACATAGTTTATTTAATTACAAGAGACGGGAATACTGAAAATTATAGAGTAAGTGTCCCATTAGTCAATTTACAAAGAAGAGGATAATATGGCAAAAGCAAGAAAGATTTTATCAAACACTATAAGTGAATTGTTAAAAGAAACATCGTTGGAAACAAGAATTAAAATGTCATGTTGGTTTATGATTAACAATCTTATTCATGAATCAGGCGCAAGAGAAGAAGCTGCGTGGGATGAAACAAATCCAAAAGACATTGAGATGATGAAACTATTGGATGATAAAACAAAAGAACTAACGGAAACAATATTAAGAAATATTAAAGAATGGGAAGAAGATGGTAAACCAATTTAAATTTTTTGAGGGGAGACCAAAAAGATTATATCACTACGACCTATTGGTTGGAGGTGTACCTGTTGAGG